TTCTCTAGTTGATGCGGTAGATGTATCATAATATCTCAATTCCTCTATAGAGGAAATATTATTTTCATATATATTATTTCTAACTGCTCCCGTTACAGTCCCATCAGAATTATATTGAGGAAGATTAACATTACGGATTTTTCCATCTGTGGTATTAACATAATTTCCGTAGTATAATTGACGTATAGACTTAAAAAATCTATATTGTTCGGTATCTACACCCGAATCTTCATCTGCTACGAATATGACTGGTTGCCCCTTTGTAATGGTAGTAGGTACAGTTCCTGAGTATGAAAAAGTTTTATGAACTGTAAGAGGACTTACAATTATGTCTTTACCGGTTAATCCTTTTAAGTACCCCATTCATTAGAAATCTAACTTAACTCTAACAAGAGCTTCTTTAGTAAAGTCTTTTTTAAGAGGTTTACTTAATTTAGCTACTGCTAGTAAATCATTAGTATCATTATAAAGACCTACTGTAGTTATAAAAGTTTGAGGGGCATTTATAAAATCACTATAATATACTTCACCTGTAGAGCCGGTTATAAATGAAGGGTTTTCAGAATAATTAAATTCAGAATTTCTAGCTCTTATAAAAACGTAATCAGAAGTTACTTTTTCTTCACTATTTAATGTAAATTGAGCTTGAGCTACAATTTTATCAAATAATTTTTGAGGATTTTCTCCATTAACATTTGTATTTTTATTAGTGCTTAAACTAATTTTAGTATCTAAAGCCTCCGCATCTAATAGTAAAGTACCAATATCGGGTAGGAATAAACCATAATAAACTGGATCTGTGTCATCTACTGTTCCTGCGGAACCCGATCTTAAATTAAATACTCTTCCTGCTTCATTAAAACTAACTGTGTTAGTAGTAGCACTATCATCTGTGATAGCAAAGCCACTAGCTAATTTTAAGGTTAAAGATCCTGGGAGGATACCACCTTTATATCGAGCTCTATTAACTGATATAGCATAAAAATGTTGAGTCGCTGGGGTAGTACTCCCATATGTAAAAGCGGTGGATTCATCACCTAAAATAATATTTTGGAATTGTCCATACACTACTGAGGAAGGTGATCTTCCGTCAATATTAGAATCAAATAACAAAGAACCTGACCCTGCTGCGTTTCCATAAGCTATTGCAAATTGTACTTCTGCATCTGTATTTGCAGATTCTGTTTGGTAAACATTTAAAAAATATTGCCCACTAGTAGCAGCTTCCTGTACTGAAGAGGTATAAAATTCTGTTAATGTAGGAACATTCCCAGTCCATGCTCCTGCTGTTACAGAATCGGCACTAATTAAAAAATCTTCAGGTTGTAATCTATTAAATGACATCTATTATGCGCTTGTTTTTGTGATTGTTACAGGTATTGTTACCCTAGCACCACTATCTCTTCCAACTATTAATATACTAGTTTGTAGTGAACTATTAGAACCAAATAATGTGTTAACAGTAGTGGCTGTTAAGTTAATAGTAGATCCTATTACTGTTTTAGATACACTTGTACCATAAGTTTGAGTTGAATTGGTTCCTTCACTATTACCTTCTACACCTACCCCATTGTATGTACTTAAAGTTCTAATATCCGCGATGGTAGCTGAGTATCCGCTACTTTCAAATACTTGATTATTTCCTAAGTAATTTAAGGTTTGGGGAGTAATTGCTAATGAAGATCCTTGTTTTAATACAATGGTAGAAAATCCTGCATCTAATACAGGCATTTTAGCTGTACCTCTAGGAAGGGTAACTAATTTATATCTTAAATTTTGAGTAGAGTCTGGGAAGGCTTCTAATAAAGGCATATTTTCAATAGCTTGCCCAAAAAAAGCACTTCCTGAGGGGTGAGATGGGTTATATAAGGTATAATCTACTTCATCATCTGCTAAAGCAAATTGAGTAATTTTAAAGGAACCGTCTCCCCTTGCTAAAAGTTCTCTACCTTTAGTTGTAAGTATAGCATCTACTGTTACTACTGCATTATTTAAGTATCCCATAGTGTTTTAAAATATATTAATAAATATTGATAAATTTATTTTTCTATAATATTTGCTTGTTTTAATTCGTAAATTAATCTATCTCCTCGTTCTTTTAAGGCTTCTGAGGGGTATTGGGGTAAAATAATTCCTGAGAATGGTTGGAATTCATTTACCTCGTTGTTTTTTTCTACATTAGCTATTAAATATCCTCCATTTTTTACTATTCTATAGTGAGTAAAATGATCCACTACACTTTGACTTGTTATATAAGGGGATAAGGTAAGGTAATAACGTCCATCATCTCCAATAGCTGTTTCTATAATTTTATGGACTTTATTTTTATTATATTCAAATCTCATTTCATCCCCTACCTCAAAAGTAAAAGGAGTGGTAATAGGATTAAAAGTAGAATCAGTCTCTGTAGGATCCCAAGAAGCAGCATCAGGATGTAATCTAAAAGTAAATCCACCCTGTGCAAAAGTTGAAAGTTGGGCTGATGCTGTTAAAATAGAGAATCCACCTTGGTTGTTTAATACACTTCCTGTGTTTGAAGAGTAATAAGGTTCAAAATATGGTGAAAAAGTAGCATTTATTCCTTCAATAAGTACATCTCCTGGAGCATATTCTTGTATTGATCTAAAATCTCCATATTTCACAAAAAATCCTACAGAATAACCTTCAGATGGTGAATCTGAGGCTATTTGTACTTTTACCTCATCCCCACTTAAAAAATTATTAAAAGGAGTTTCTATAGGAATAGCTATCCAAGTAGTATTATCTGAAGTGGTGGATGTAGTAACCTCTTTGTACACCTCATCATTTACTACAATTCTTATTCTAAATGTAACGGGTGTAACTATATTGACAGAGGTAGGATCTATTTGTATATAAACATTACTACGAAATTTTAATCTAGTTCCTGCAGTATATGTATCACTTACTAAGGTATAGGCTATATTATCATATTCAATCCAATCATATCCCCCACCATCAGACTGAGAAATTGGGATAGAAGGGTATGAGAAGGTTATATCTTGGAATGTAGAATTAAATTGACTCGTATTATCACTAAGAGATGCGGTAAATCTACTAGTAAGATTTTGGGCATCAGTAATAATATCTTGTCCTTGAGTATTTGAAAAACTAGCAGTACTAGCATAAGCTGAAGGCGAAGAACCTGTTTCAGTAGTAGAAATTAAAGTTAAAGTCCCTACATCATATATGGTTTGTTCTCCTGATAGGTTTTGATTTAATACTGTGGCATTATCTGCTCTAATGACAGCTGTTTTTCCTTTACCAAAATTTTGAGTAACGTTTAAAGCTGATACTGAATCAACAGATGGTTTTGAGGTCCCTAACTCAGAATCTACTAAATATGTTATTCTAAATTGAGTTTTGTCTATAAGCTCAGGGCCTGCATCCCCTGCTTCGTCAAATACTGCAAAATATTCTTGGGTTTGCTCAATAACAGGTAATCCCCCTAATACTCCTCCTAAATCTAACCCTGTCTCAGCTTCTAATTGAGATTGGATATTACCTGGGTTAGGGGGAGGGGGGAAATAAGGAAATTGACCTGAATCTGCTCCTGTTAACTTTTTAGCCATCTTTTATTCTTTAAAACCTTGAATGTTAAATCCAACAGAACTTACTTTAGTTCCCTTATACCTACCATTAGTCCATGAAGTAGAACTATAATTTGAGTCTTGTACTGGGGCTTTCACTGCGTTTCCTTCTATTATTTGATCCAAGTTAACAGGGGTTAATATTCCATTCCCTTGGGGACTTGATGAATAATCTATATCCATAAATACACTAGATTCTCTATTACGCGATACGTTATTTAAAATTGGTGAATCACTTAGTAAAGTAGTATTAGTTACTAAATCTTCATTGTATATTACTTTAGAATTAAAGGTAACATCATTAAGAACTCCATTTATAAAATCACTTGGGAGATCTTGTAGTGGGTAGGGCTCAACGGTTATTGAATAAAAATTCCCCCCAGACCCAAAGTTATAGACAGCAGGACCTGTAGATATAAATGTGGCTGTTCCTGGATAATCTCCTAAAGTTTGTATTGTAATAGGGGTACCGTTGGTAATATTGTTATAATAATTTGATCTATCTTCAGTATTACTATCATATTTTCCAATTTTAAAACTATCTAAAGTAGAATTACCGTCTGTATAATATCTTATCTGTCCATTAGAGGTTATTTGTCCATATACATTTGCCTTAGTATTATCGTAAGGAGCTACAAAACTACCATTAGTTCCCTTTTCCCTTATATCTATAGTATTTAAATTACCATCAGTTACAGTAACCTTACTACCCCCTAATTCACCATTATAAAATTCTTCTTGTGTATCACGTGTTTCTTTTAAATTACCTACTTTGGTTATAAGAGTTTCTTGCCAACTTTGGGAAACAAATGAAGTAGGTACCATAGGACCTGGGGGGTAAGGTTTACTTCCTGTAATTAAATTACCTAAAGAATCAAATTGACTACCACTCCAATAATAATTTAAACCATTTACAGCATTAAATACCCCACCACCACCACCTTCAATTTGTCCTATTGTAGGTACAGTTGCTTCATAACTGTGAGAAGTTATACTAACTAAAGCTGGGTTGTGTTTGTTTCTTTCTAGTAAGTGTTGTTTAATAATAATCCCTGATGCTAAGCTGGATCTGGCAGGAGTAAAATCTTTAATCATTTTAAATAGAGAACTATCAAAATATTTTATTAATCTTACAAAATCTTTCCAATCATAAGGAGCAGAGTATTTTTGGAAATAACTTTCTGCTTCTTTATTTAGTGCTAGATATGAAGTTTCACCTGCTACTTCAAATTTGCTAGGATCTCCTATATACGAACCTAAATCAAAGTTATTATTATAAGTAGCAGCTATATCATCATTAATTTCATTTTGAGGAGAAAATCCTACTTCCATATAATGAACATCAGGAACTTCTTTTGTAGTATTTAGTGCTTTTTGTTGTATACTACTTATGTTACTTAGGGTAGTACCTGTAATAATGGGGTTATTTTCTTCAATTTTATAGGAAACTCTATTTTTAATACCTACAACAGGTTCTTTATAATAAACAAATTCATTATTTTCAATAAAAGTGGGTAGGTTTTGAGGGGGGTAATTATAAACCTGATCACCAGCACTGGCAAATGAAAGGTATTTAAAAGAACCCGCTCCTCCAGCAATCACTCCTTCGGGGTCTCCTGATCCCGTTGTAGATCGGGGATGAATAGATACATATGAAGGATCTGTAGAATTAGCTGTGGTATTTAAATCTGATCCTAAGGGGGCCCTAAAAGCTAAATTATCTAATCCTGTATCTAAGGAAAAGGGATTCATTATAAGATTATCTACCTCTTCCCCACTTAAGACATCTTTATAAAATCTTAATTCTTGGAATATAAATTTTCCATTATTAGTAGAGGCATTTCCATATATTTCTGTAGTATCTCCTGAAATTACATTAGAACCCGCATTACTATTAATTTTATATACGCGTTTAAATCCATCATTACCATGATTTGTGCTGCTTCCCACCACAGCTATATTTTTATTTAAAATTCCTATAGTCCACCACTCCCCATTAAAAAATGGAGCCTTTATTCCTGCTTGCCCATTACCTATATCAAGTGTTCCCCTATATGTAGTCCAACTTCCTGAAGGTATAGATCCATCATAACTCCCACTGTTCTCAGCATTACCTGTATATCTTAATGTGATATCATTACCAAAATTTGCAAGTATGTGGTCTGTATTATTGGGGGGCAGTGAACCTGAGATCCATTTTGTTCTAAAAAATACTCCATTAGGTACCCCACCTCCCCATTTAGGATGTAATGTAAGCTTTGTTTGGAATCGACCCTTAGTCATCCCAAAATTAGAAACTTCTTCAAATGTTTTCCATCTAGTACTATCACTTTTATAACCTCCAAATTCGGATACTCTTAAAATTGCCTCAGGTATACCAAAAGTATTAATTAAAGCTCTTAAACCTTCAACAGATCCTTTCTTTTTAAGTAAAAAAGGAAGATTATGGAATATACGTTTATAAACCCCTTTTACAGCATCTTCTTTTGGTTCAGGATCTGCTATATCTATAGTAGTAGTATTTATTTCTCCACTTCCTGAAATGATACCTGTACCTCCTTCTGAGTTAACAGTTGTTAAAGCAGATGTTAAATCTAAGTCTGATATATTATTTTGATAAACATTTATACCCATAGAGGTAAGGGCATCTCTTACAGCATCTTTAGATATACCCCTATCTAATCTATTATCACCATCATATCTATTAGAAATATCTTTTATATAAACCCAAATGTTATCAAAATGTTGACCCACCATATCCATGAACAATAGATATGAAGCATTTCTCTCATCAGATTGAACATATTCAGGTAAACTACTAACTAATCTATCAACACTTTCATTATCATAATTAGAGGCTGAAAGGATTTGAGTGTTTAGCCATGAAAGGGCATCTGCACTTCCTGTTCCTGCTAAAGTATAGGTTGGAGTTGAATTAGTTTTAGGATAGATATTTGAAGAACCTGATGAGTAATATTGGTATCTTTCGTATCCATCAAAATTTTCTTTTATTTGGCGTATTTGTTGTTCTAATACGACTGTACTAGAGGATATACTAGTGTTTGATAATGAATCTAAAATAGATATTTCATTTTCATACCCCTCAATTAATCCCACTTTGTAATAAAAATTCCTAACCCTTTCTTCTGCTGAGCTAAAATATACAAAATTGTTAAAGTCACTGTAGTCTATATTTACCTTTATACCTTTGTTATTTAATAAGGCTTGTATTTCATCATATGATGATGATAAACTAATATTTAAGATATCATTAGAAGATTTATAAATCGTGTCATTATTAGATTTATCTGCTACATTAATATTAAAATTAGGAGCTCCTATTTTTTTGGGTTGGGGTTTTGGAAAAACTTTAGGCTCAAACCTAATACTATATGAAACTTCATCTGCAGTTTGTAAAGATACTGTTAAAGAATCTTTTATTTCTATTTGCTCTGGAAGTGCTTCATATAGTTTTACTAAAATTGAATATTGTTGAGTATTAGTAGTGTCTAATAATATATTATTAGCTATTGAAATAATATTATTTCCTAAATCTAATCTAAAATCTTCAAAGTAAGGAGAATCATTTAAATCATTTAAAAAAACTAAAACCCCTTCTTGTAGTTCTTCATTAGTTAAATTATTGCTAACTATTCTAACTTCTGTCCTATCTGAAGATATTTGAGTTATAAAAAATGGGGATTCTAAAGAAGAAGATATTTCATCTCGTAAGAAGTTATAATATACTGTATAATTACCCTGATCATATCCTTCTCTTTTTAAATCTTCTTCAGGATCTACAGTTACCGTGGATACTGAATTGGTTACATTATTATAGTTTAGAATTACCCTATAATTGGTGTATTGTGGATTAAAGTGTCTTAATAAACCTTGCTCATCATATATGGACAATTCCACCCTATCAGTTTTTGGGTTAAATTGTGAAACTGAATCAAAGGCAGGGATTAAGGAAAGGTCTTTGCTGGTGTAACTTTCTACTACATCTCCTGTTATTTTATTTAAAGTTACCTCAGCCATTAGTATTATTTTGTGTTGCCTCTAATTGTGCTATTTGAAGATCTGCTAATTCTTTTTGAGTTGCTAACAAATCAGTTCTTAAAGAAGATATTTCAGCATATAAAGCATCTAATTCCTCATTAGTTTGCTCGTCTCCTACATACTCAGTACTTTTTTGAATTAAAACATTATGAGAATTTACACCTGTTTTGGGTATTTCAAAAAATAAATTATCATATGCTACAAAAAATTCCTCAATAGTTAAAGTATTATCTTCTTCTACGGGTTGGGGTGGGAGTAATTCTTTAAAAGAAGTATCTATAGTTTTAGTATACTTAGTTTTATCAAATACTGTTTTATTTAATTCTACCCTTGTACTCATCCATTTATAACTTTAAAATAATAATTATCATCTAAAATTAAAACTTGATTATCTATAGGAACTTTTAACATTATTTGATAGTACCTCTCAGGTTCTAATCCATTCATATACACATCAAAATAACTACTAGTGGCATCAGCACTTACTCTAGTATAAATATCATCGAAACCTACTACAAATTCATTAGTATCTAAATCTTTTATAGCATATGATGAAGATATTGGTAAGTAATGTTGAGTAGTATAAATAGAAGAAGTTTGGTAAGTTCTTGGGGGGAATTTAGGTCTACAATTTATTTTAAATCTGTGTATACTTTCCCTTCTAAATTCCCCAGGATTATTGTCTAGTGTTGCTACTAAATCGTGAGTATTAATTATAGGTATAGAGGAAGAAGCAGTAGCAAATAAATGATCTTTCCATTTAAATTCTAATTCTGGGGGGTATATAGTATTAGTATCAATAGAATAATACTTTATAGTAGCCTGTTTATAAAGTCCCCCTGCTTCATCAGTTTTACTTTGTTTTACAATAAATCCATTATTATCAAAACCATTACTAGTTAAACCTTTAGATTGGCTATACCAAGTCTTAAAAATATCAGTAACATTAACATTTAAGTCTTTATTACTAGTATAATTATAAGTTTGGGTAGGAGTTATATTTAACCCTAAGGCCGATCCTGTATACCAAGTGCCTCCTCCTGCTACATTACCATATGATCCTGTTACATTAGGACCCCATCCTGAGGTTTCCCAAGCGTCTGATCCTGAATAAGACCTATAAACCCACCCACACCCATTGCTTACTTCAGGTGTATCATTATAATGGCCTGTCCCCATATTCCACTCTTTAGATACGGGAAATACTTCTACTGTGGTACTTGTGTTTAAATTTTCAACAACAGCTATATAACACTTTAGATTGACTTGTATATTTTCAAAAGAACTACCTGTACCATAAGAAGAACTAATAGTAGTATCTACTAAGGAGTTAATTTCATCCTGGGAAAATTGCACAAGGTATCTACTTAATTCGCCATTTACATCTGTACTAGTTTCTATAATAGAATCTAATCCTGTGTTTTTAACAGGATATTTAGAATATATAGTAGTGTCTTTAGTAGGGAATAATTTATATACAGCCATATTAGAATGTTGTTACTCTGCCTCTTATATCAGAATTAGGAAATTTAACTTCGAAAATAGAAGGATCTACTGAGGGATAAATAACATTATTTAATGTAGCTCCTGGTATGTCATATCCATATTGGGAATAATTGCCCCCTGTTTTGTTTGATATATTAATATTACCAACTGTTTGTACTCCTTCTACCTGATCTAATAAAATAAATAATTCTTTAAGAAGGATAGGTTGGTTTATTTGTATATTTTTTATATTAAAATAGGATTTTAGTTGTGTTATACATTTTGAAATTACCTCATTACTATTATAATTAGGGTATGTAATAATATCAAAATCAACCCCTATATTAACAATATAAGCATCTGATAATTTTATAGAATCGTTAGCACTTCTATACTGAGACAAATAAGTAGTAAGATTTTGTTTTAAAGCATCAGTAGCAGTTGTTAACTGGCCTTCCCCATTATAAGCTGCTATATATAAATTTAAAGTTTTTATACTCTCCCCAGGAGATAAAGAACTAAGCTTTGTAGGTTCTATATAAGCTTTAGCAATAGTACCATATTCTGGGGGTAAGCTTAGTGCTCTTATTAAATAATCTTCTTGAGTTACTGTTCGTAGTTGCCCCCCAAAAGTACCTAATGAATTATTTCTTAGTTCTTCAATGTTATCTCCATCATCACCCCCACTTGCCCCTCCAGGGTTGGTTGCAAAGAATGAGTTAAATATGTCTTGTGCTAGGTTATTAGTATTATCTAAATCTGCTTGTTGAAATTGTATATCTCCCGTTACACTGTTTAATACATTAGATTCTACATTAGAAGATACTCCCCCTCCTACTAAATATCTAACAGTTAGTGTAGTATTTTTTGGGGCTATACCGTAAGTTTTAGTATATAAAAAATTAGTAGGATTAAAAGCTGTTTGTAACTTGTCTTTACCATAGGGCAATCCTATACCTACATTTGTAGGATTAGGCACAAACACAGCATCCGAATCATTTTGGGTTCCTGCTCCAAATTGTATATCTAGTTGGGTTTTAGATTTAAAGCGAGTAACATACCTTCTAGGTACTTTTTTCAATTTGAGTAAATATGGTACTTCACTATTATCAAGTGATAGATTTGGATTAGGCCCAAATTTATCTCCTTCATTTTGAACATTTTTTAACGTTTCAAATACTGTTTCTTGAGCTAAATAGGGTACTTCAGTCCACTTATTACCATCACTATCTGTAATGTCTAATACTCCTACGATATTGGCTCCGTTAATAGTTACTGTGGAAAATCTTTGAGCATCTCCTGTGAAAGAGAAAGTTGTAGTATTAATAGTAGCGGATATAGCTTTTCTAGATTTTTTTAACAAAAACCTTTCAGCGTTTGCACCATCAACCGTATACACAGTAATTTCTGTGGGATCCATTGAAGATGACACCGTAAAATCAATAGAATCTTGTACTAAAAATTTAGTACTATTCCCTAAAGTAGAAGAAACTACAGCATTTTCTTTTATTTTAAGAGCATACCTCCAATCTGGTTGGTAGGTACCATTTGTTAGTCTAGCAGGGATTTGTTGATAAAAATCAACATCTACTGTGGCTACACCTGTTGCTTTAGGTTTATAACCCATCATATATGCTAAATCATACAAGTTAGGTTCTTGACGGGCGTATTGTAAAAATGTTTCTTGAACTTGGTTATCAATATAAAAGGACAGTACATCTCCTACATAAGAAGCCATTTCAATAAACATTGATCCTGGAGAATTAGCACTAAAATCATTATAAGTGTTGGGAAAATAGGTTTTAGAAAATTCTATTAACCCCCTTCTAAGAGTATCAAAATCTCTGTTTATATATTTTATATCTTTATTTGTGTTAGCCATTAAGCACTAAAATTTAGTTCAAGAGTATCATTTTCATTAAAAACCGCGTAAGACATAATAACTTTTAATGTTAACCCATCGGGGTCTCCAAATACTTCTAGTTTCTTCAAATCAACCTCAGGAAAGTGTGTAAATAAAGAAGCTTTTACAATCTGCTTAACAGTTTCGTAGGTGTTGTCTGTTAATTGATCAAATAAAATATTTTTTAAACCCCCACCATAGTCTGGGTTTAAAGGTCTTTCTCCAGGGCTAGTATAAAAAAATACTGCTAAGTTAGAATTTATTTGGTCTTTTGTAGTATAATTAACTTTAAAAGGAGTAGATGAACCTGATACAGCAAATGCTGAGAAAGGGTAAGCAACCCCAACAGCCTTCCTAGGTTGTTTATCTAAAGGGAATATGTTGGTTTGCTTTATAGCCATTATTTACTATTCATTAACCCCATTATTTGATCCATGTTAACTTCTCCTGCAGGTAAGTCCCCCCCAGGTACCCCTCCTTGGGGATTAAAAGGTTTGGGTACATTTTGAGAAGTAAATTGAGTTCGCATATCTCCTAATATATTTTGGTATGCTGCTCTTTTTTCCTTTGAGCTCATTGAAGGACCATCAACAACCTTTTGGGGTTGAATATTTTCTACAACTGTTTGTTTAGGGGATTTGACTGCCTCAAGTAAAATATCTTTTAATTCTTCTTGTATTGCTTCCTTAACTGCTTGTTTTATTAATGATTTTAACGCGTTTTGTTTCATTATTTATAAATATTTAATTAATCTGCCCTTAAATTATCTCTATCTATTACAAATTTTAATTCTTCTATTAATACTGAAGGTTCTTGAGTGAAGGATAATTCTGAGCTTAAAAGAGCAATTCCACTTTTGTTTAAAGCATTAGCTCTTTTTCTGTTTATTCTTGAATTAAAGGGGATTTCCTCAATTTCAAATGTAAATCCTCTATAAGTAGTTTCTAATAAGCTAGATTCATTTGCTTGTATAACCTCTTCTACAAATTCTACAACTTTAGGGTCTAAAGGTTCAATTTTATTTTTTAAAGAAGGCTCATCACTCCCCTCAATACACTCTAATAAAGAGAAGTCTAATTTTTCTAATTGACATATAAAATCTTTTAAAGCATTAGCAAATAATTGTATGGCTATATTGGCAGATATTAAACCATCTTGTATAGGAATTAATTTTGGGGCACCATTTCCCTTAAATTTACCTTTTTCCACTGCATTTTGGCCTGCTGATATCCCTGAGGATACTACACCTGGTATGGGGAGGGGAACAAACATACTACCGATAGCAACACTTGTTGCCACTGTAGATGTTGCTTTAATAACTGCTAATACTACATTAACTAGAGTACTTGCCCCCGATATAGAACTCCCTATTCTATCCACAGTTGCATATACCCTTGATAATAAGGTTACAATATTGTTTCTAGTGTTTATAATTTTTTCTAATTGTTGGGGAGGAGGACATACTTCTAAATCACTTGTAAGGTTAGTAATTTTACTAGTATACTTGTTTTTAATTTCTGCTATTTTTTGCATAATAAGAGTTACCAATCTCTGTATACTAGGGAGAGGAGGCAGCAAGGACAATATCTGCTGATTATCATTTGTAGGAGTACAAATACTAGCCATTATGTTGTAAAATTATTTTTAGATTTAGCTCTGCTCTGCAAACTCGCTTTTACAGAATTCAAAGTAGGTACTACATTAGCTGAAGCTAAGGGGGTTGATGCTAGTTTAGCATTAGGGGGTTCTCCTCCATAAGCTGTAAAAAATTGAACTAAAGCATCTATCATAGATACTAACTGAGTTATAGTAATATCCCCCTTTAAAAGGGGCTCAGTAGCATCTTTATTTCCTAAATAAATTTTATTAGTAGCTATTATAAATTCTTTAGAATCAATATTAATAGAAGAAGGAGAATTTAAACTAATAGAGTTATTAGAAGATAATAATATACTATCTGTTTTAGAATTTAAAACAATTCTCCCTGAATTGAAAAGGATTTGGTTTGCTGTATATTCGCTAACTTTAGTAGGAGCCTGTCTGTAACTATTATAAGTTTCACTTGAAGTTTCTAAAGGAATTTTTTGTCCTTGCGTAAAATAAGCTGAGGATTGATCTTTGTTAACATCTTCAGATATTGGAATCCAACTATCTTGAGTTAAATCTTGAGGTTGACCATTTCTAATTATAATAATAGGATCTCCATTTTCACCTACTGATGACCATTTATTTGAGGAGTTTTTTAATGTACTTCCTAATCTAATAGAATTACCCCACCTTCCTTCTAGAATATGATCCCCGATATAAAACTGTAAAGGGTAAGTATTAATTTTTTCATTAAATCCTTCTCCTAAGTCAATTTCCGTAGAATTATCATTAACCCTTCTTATATCTTGTGGTATACCTTCCGAAGATTTTTCATAATCTTGTTGGGAATTACTATTAGGAGATTGAGTAGGGTCTGGGAGAGCATTATGATGTTGACTATTCCATAAATTTATAGGGGGAAAATAATAGGCTTCGGTTAAATTAGTATCCTCTTGACTATTGGGGGATGCTAAAAATACTATGGACACTAATTCATTAATTAATGGGAAAAATTTTTGATTAGGAAAAAGAGGAGAAGCTACATTTACCACCTCAGTAGCAAATGGAAATTTAACACTATCAAAAAAAATAGTACCTACACCATTCCACTCCCCATAAGTTTTAAACTCAGGATGGTTACTATCTAGTATAATATCCTTCACCCTCACAGAAACTATATTAGTCCCTGTTTTAGGAGGAGTTAATGAGGAATTTTCGTTACCCCTAACAAGTGCTGATATGCCATATTGTTGTTGGGGCATTATTTTTTATCCTTGCCAAATTTCTTTATTTCACCTAATAACTGCTCTTTTTCAGCGTCTGTCATGCCAAAATTGTCATCATCAACATCATTTTGAACTGCTTTTTGGACAATATTTGCCATTTTTATAAGCTGCTCATCATTTTTAACAGATATTTCGAGATATTCCTTAAGTAAAGGAACTACCAAGGTAGCATCCCCAATATCCTGAATAAGAGGTTTTAGCTCAGAAATAAGAGTAGAAATTTGTTCTTCTTTTTTCTTTTGATTATTGTAAATTTCTTCAAGAAGATCAGAAAATTTTTTACCTCCAAATATATCTTTATCTAATTGTCCCATGACAATAAATATAAATATTAATCAAAGTCTACATACCCATTTTCTAAATAGAAAATATAGTTGTCTTTAAATATATTACTTAGTTGGTCTGCAATACGAGTAATGTGAGGGGTTTTAACCTCTACTATTTCCCTAACATAAAGGTAAATAGCTTTTTTATTAAAAATATTTAACCCTTCTCTTTTTCTAAAAACTTCTAATATAGCATCTGCTACTTTAGCGTCTTTTTCTTTAGGAAATAATTTATAAATATTTTTAGTACAATATTCAATATAGATATCTAAAAAATCAGAAAGATCATCTTTTTCTGTTGGGTTATAATCTAAATCATATGAATATTTATCATTATGATAGAGTTCTTCAACAGGAGCTTTATCTACTCGTTTTTTATAGTTTTTAGTATTTTCTATAATTAAATATCGCTTAGCAATAGTCCCAAAGTATGAGAATGCTTTAGCCCCACGTTCTGGGTTGAATAGATGAATTTTACTAAGGAGAAATGTAATTACTTCATGTTGTAAATGTTCTATCTCATTTACTTCTGTGTAGTAAAATTTAAAGGTATGAATTATATTCTCGGTTAGCTTAAAAAAAGCGTAGTGGATCTCATCTCGATAGATCCTACTACGCTCTTCCGGGTCAATTGTATTGTTATACTTTACTATAGCATCTTCGGTTGCTTGGGTAAAATATTGATTTTTTGTTTTCTTTTTTCTTTTTCTTACTTCACTCATAATTTATCCATCCTAAATTGGGATAGAATTCTCTGAAGTTCTTTAATTTGTTCATACATGAAGCCAATCTCGTCATCGCTTTTAAAGATGCCACGTTCATCTATTTTTTTGAGCTTTTCATCAGAGATTTCTATTATTCGACTTAATTGATCCAAGTAAGTTATATACCCTGCTAGTATATCTTCTTGTTTTTCATTTTTACGTAAGAGGTTAAAGGTTGTGAATCCTAAGATCACAACCAAAACCCCTAATATACTGATGACGATAGTTTCTATCATAATTTATCAAAGATATTTTTTAAATTCTCATTTTTAAGCTGAGAAAGTGCTTTATCTTTTGTTGATTTTTTGACTTCTTTCTGTAATGTAAAATTACTTTCCTGGGTAGGCACGGGATTTTTAAACTTAGGTAACCACTCACGTTCAAATTCAATACGGGCAGCCATCAGATCTGCTTGGTGTAGAATAAATGGGAGAGAAGTACGTGGCTTTTGTTCTGGTTGGAATGAGAATAGGTATTTTTTGTTGCCCTCATCATACAAACCATCATGTGTTTGAATAGCAACCATTTCATTAAAGCTATATCGAATCCCATGGGATTGGAGTAAAAACAAACCACGATCTGGGACTGAAGCAAATGGGACGGCTTTATTAAACATATAATCTTCCCCTAATTTTTCTCGTCTCCACTTATCAGTCTGGGGGATGTATGATTCGTTCTCTTCATCTCCCATTTTCCCCAAATCATGATTAATAGCGGAAAATACAAGTTCTTCCTCGGTAAAAGTAGACATGTCTGCCCCTTCATCAGCCCATAATCCCTGTTGTTTAATAGCACAACGAACAACTCGATTTACGTGTTCAACATAACCACCTGGGAAGGCATTGTGGTATTCTTTTTTATGAGCAGCAGGCATCATCATAATGCGGTCCTCATATTTCTCGTAAAACTCAAGAAGTTTTTCTCTGCGAGGTGATGAAATATAAGTTTCAATATTCTCGCAGAATTCATCCCAATTGGATTGGATCTGTTCAGCTGTAAGCATAATTAAACTTTGTTATATTCGTTAGGGGTACGAGGTTCACGATCTACTATGGACTTGATATCTTCAAGTAAATCATGGCATTCTTCTATAGACTTAAGCATCTCAGCTATATCTCCTTGCCCTCTATTAACCCAAAATTTTAATTGTTTTAAGCGTGATTGTCCCGCTTCTAATTTATTTTGAATGTGATCTCTAAAATACATTTTTTTTTTGATTTAAAACTGGAAGTTACGATGAGGATTTTACGAAATCAAGTTGCTTTTTAAGGAAAGCACACTTTTCATATTCTTCTTCATTTTCATAAAACTTAATTGACATTTTGTATGCTTTAGTTAATTTTTTATAATCCTCTTCTCTTAATATCTTTTGATGATAATCATCCTCTACATCAATTTTTTCAACAAACCCATATGCCCTAGCATATAACATCCTTTCCCCAGCATATTCAATTTCTTGTATTGAAATGGAAGGATCGGCGGCACCAAAAAAATCAATTAATTGTTTGTTATAGAAAAGATAATTATTAATAATTTTCCAAAACATCCTAATAAAGTATTTAGGATGATTTTCATCTATTTTAGGAAGTGCACGAGGATTATAATAATTGTAACTCCTCTCATTCCAACCCCAACTGTTAGAAGATGAATCAAATGAACCAAATATCTTATCTATATCCAAAATATTTTGTTTATAAATATGTTATAGTTTATTTACAATGATAATCTGCCGCTCTCGTGGCGATTTGTTTGTTAGGTTTAATATTAACTTTATAACCATGTGATGATGCCCATCCCCTAGCAGCTGAAACTAATCTGTTACTCATGTAATATTCATCCTCATTGTAATCCATATCAATTTCAAATCTAAGGCCTGGGAATTCTTTAGATAATGGTTGTACTACTTGCATAGTACGTTCTGTTTCTAACCACAAACGGGACCAATCATCTTTAATAGGAGGAAATACTTCTTTCCAATAAATGTAATGAACTCCTCTAAATGGGTAACGATAAGCTATTGCTGTAACGTATATAATTTCTGATCCTACTCTTTGGGAATCACTTCCAATATGAATTTCAACGTGAGGTTCGTTTTTTACTATATTCCTTGTATGGATAATGGGACTAACTTTTTTCCCATTTACTGTTCTAAAATTCATGCGGTGAGAGAGGGATTCGAACCCCCGTTACGTTTCCGTAAACTTGTTTTCAAGACAAGCGCAATCGACCACTCTGCCATCTCACCGAATTGCTACCCTTAACGGGCAGCAATTTCGGATTTAATTTGCTCCAAATCTCGAGCGAGATCACTATAGAGACTCCCAAAGTCACGTTCAAGATCCCTATCTACTTCGTCAAATGAGTCATCGACATCATCAATCGCTTCTTCAAGATCGCGAACACGATTGTAGAGGTTAAACATAACAGCGAACGTAGCAGCAAAAGCAGCTGCAATAAAATAAGGAATAAATTCCATAATAAAAAAATTAAAAGGTTAAAAAATTAAAGGATATCCCATTCATAAGCCGCTTGTGTGTAAGCGGATCCCATACCAAGATGGGGATTGTCTTTAATAAAGGCCATTGCGGTAGACCTAACTTCGGACCTCAAACCGTAAATTTCGGCTTGCTCAAGAATCATTTCAACAGTCATGCTTCTTTCTATCATTTTCTAAATATACAAAAATTTTTTTAAATTCAAAATTTTGTGATCCGGGGGAGGCAATTCCTCCCCCTTCACACAAACAACATGGCTTACGCTGCAAACTCCTTTGCAACGTCGTAAAGTTCTTGGTTAACCTTCAAGTCCTGCTTGAAGTTCTTGATTCGGCGAGCTTTGCGGAGCTTAACACCACTCACATACTCAAAGTCACCTTCAATAACCTTTTCTTGAACGACATTAAACACGTTCCAAAGGTCATCACCCGCATCCTCTTTACGGACTGGGGCCAAGATCGCATCAAGATCAATCTTGTAAACATCTTCGATTTTTTGTCCTTCTTGGACTTTAAATCGAGTCGCAAGCGCCTTACGAGCAAGATCGTACTTTTGCTCATTAGTAAGTTTGGTTTGCTTGAACTTATTCATGCTCTCAACAGTCAAGGGCAACTGCTCAACCATTTCGGTCATGGTTTCACGGAGGGTTTCAAAATCATAACCCATGTGGCGAATTTTCATTCGACCAAACTCTTGGTCGGCAATAACCAAACCATTAGAGCAAACCAAGCGATACATACCTGCTTGGAAGGTAAACGAATTTTTACCATCGTGAGAATTCGTAAGGATGATTTGGGGATAAACCGTATCACCATCATTACCTTCAACAACAATATCTGTGTTGCGGAAAGTAATCATATGCTTTTGAGTACCCTTGGTATGGGACTTACGAGCATTAACTTGTTGGGCACTAACAACACCCCATCCAAGTTTTTCCATATCTTCAATCACTCGGAAAGTGGGGATGTGAGTGTAATGTGCTGAAACCTCCTTGCTGGGTTTCTCGGTAAATGCTGTAGGGCAATTTTTGCGAATTTGCTCTTGGCTCAAGAACTCCATGTTCTCTTCGTAGGTGGTCATCAAATCTTCCATGTTTAAAAAATTAATTTGTTTTTTCGCGTTTTTCTCGATGCCCGGAAGATACGAAAGGGATCCGGCGCCGCCAAATTTTATTGCAAAGGAAAGATGACTTTTATATGACGTACGATATTTATTGGTATGAATTTAGAACAATTATTGTTAGAGGCATTACTAGAAGCTGAAGACTCTCAAAGTTATAAAGCTGCTCTTAAAAACACAGGAAAAGACATTAAGGATGGGGCAAAGGAACTTATAAATGTTGCTAATGATGCAGGTGCCGCTGCTTTACAAAAATTAAAAGATAGTGAAGCACTTAAAAAAGCTAAAGAAGAATTATCCGATCCTAAAAATAGAAAAGCAGTCGCTACTAAAGGAAAAAAAGCTATAGGAACAGTACTCAAAGTTCTAAATTCAACTATGGATACTGAAAAAAAGAGAGACTTCCTTAGAAAATATTTAGTTAGCAATACTTTTATTGGGTTAGGTTTAGCCGCTGAGCTATGGGATATAGTTAGAAGAGAAGTTAGAAGGGCTACGGATGTTAGCAAAGATATACCTTTTGTTGGGAATGTAAATACTGGGGGAGGGATTAATTTACCTGATCCTGAATGGTTAAACATAGCGGGGGAAGCTGTTTGGTATTTAATAGCTATTAGAGTTATAATGGTACTCTACGCAGGTAAAGATGCATACTTTTCTAAGAAAGATGTTGAAGAAGGTGAAATTAATGAGAACCAAGATCTTATCACCCCTGAGATGGAAGCTGCGATTTTAAAAGGGTTAGATAAGTTGATTACGAAATCGTAAGATCTACCCCATAAAAAGTTTCTATAGATCCACTTATAACCTTTACATTAGGAGCAGAAAATAAAACTAAATCTTTATTTATTGTAGATGTTGGGGTAAAAGTAAATGTAGCTGTGGAATTTGGGTTAACTATAAAACCTGCATTTGAAACTCCCCTTACCACAGTACAATTAGATAAACTACCTAGTGAAGCAGAATTAAAAATATCTTTATGAACGTAAGTTTCACCATTAAAATATCTAGCCCCTTCCATAGCAAAATAAGCTGTTGTAGTAGCATTATTTACTAAAGTAAAAGTAGCAGCAGATGAAAAATCACTAGAGTGAGTAGTATAGCTTCGTAGTTCTTCTCTTGTAGGCATACTAATAAATATTAATTATCTACATCTATTACTCCCCCTCCTCTCCATTTTCCTCGTTTAATGGATACACCCCCCTCACCATACATTTTAGTTACAGACCAATCACCAGGTAAAGTTTTTACTTGTTTTTGTATGTAAGCTAAGTAAAATCTACCACGTCGGTTATCCATTCCCTTTTCTTCACCTTCACCAGCTTTTGGTACTATATCAAGTTGCTTAACAGGAATAGGGGTTTTATCTGCTTGTTCAATAAAATCACGAACACATTGTACTACAGTAGCTAATACTCTATATTGTTCTTGGAAATTGGTTTCTTCTTCTTGTCCAAACTCTACATCAAATGATACATTATAAGAACTATCAAATGTTACTTCTTTTGGACCAGCATTTTTTTCTCCTCCAAGTGCCCTTCTTAGACCTCGACTGTAGTACTCATCACTAACTTTAACCCACCCCATAAAGTTTACTTTATATTTATAGCCCTTATCATTTTCAAAATTATAAAAAAACGATAAATCGGCTGTCCACGGTTTATTATCATCACCAGGGTGTTTTTTACCAATGTTAGCTAAACGGCTAAGCTCGATAGTAACGGTAGGTTTAGAACTTAGAGGGAACGGTTTGGCAGTTCCCTCACCAACCTCACTTAGTATCTCCGTATATACCTCGTATAGCTTCAATCTCTAGTAGTTCTAGTATTGTTATTTTGCGGCTTTGGAGATCTTTCGCGGTATTGGCCTAACTGCTCGGGACGTGGGGTATTAGACAATGTAGGACCGTTATTTACGGGAGGAGCCGTCCAATTTTCAACAGGAACATAATAAACTGTTTGTGTGTTAGGGTACCAAATATTAGGAGTATAATTCCTATTAACGTGTTTTTTATACCCACGATACCAATACCCTTCAGCAGGATTAGGACAATTTTCAAATGGGTAAAACTCGTCACACTGGCGGTTTTCTTCCCCTTCACAACATTCAATTTCCTTTTGGACAGAACACCCCATAAGGAGGAGGGCTGGGATTATTAGGGTGAGTTTTTTCATTTTTAGAATCCGGTTTGACCCCCACTATGGACTAATGCTTCCATCATATGATCTCCTAGTGTTTTTAGGTAGTTACAAATTTGTTTCATTTGGTGGCTAAAATATCTGCAACTTTTTGCTTCATACTACTAACAGCAGTAGACCATGACTCTTCCTGATTATCTACGTTTTGAGGTTGACGACCTATACTAGAAGAATTTAACCATCTACGAATAGCAATGATACGTTCGGCTTCAATATCCTCGTTTTTATTTTTTTCTGCATTTTGGATGTACTCGGATTTAGCCTTTTTATACCAAGCATCGTGTGTCCATCTTAATACTTCAACTTGGCCTCCTAATCGTCCTTCGGTATTGCCTGTAGTATAATAGAGGTTTACATTGACTCCAATGGTTTCGGGTAAACTAATAAAATATTCGGCTTGTTTTACCGCTTCATTAAAAGTCATATCTTCTTCAATTTCATAACGAGAATCATGTACAAACTTACCACCTTGCTTATCCGTACTCATAGTACGTACTTTAAAGACAAAAACGTGAGGATATTTAGTATATGTATCAAGCCCTTGGGTAAAAGTTTGGATTGGTCCTTCTTCTAAATTTTTTTTAACCAAGTCATCCGCAGCATACATTCCTTTACCACCGGGGCCACCTTTAACAGGGAATACTACTTCTTTACCACCCGCATCTAATCTATTAGATTTCATAAATTTACCGGGGCCCGTAATAGTCATAGGGAGTTTTTCACCCCCTTTAGCATTTTTAAAGTAAACAGTATCACCCTCTTTAAACTTGAGTTGATCATCGGCATATTTTTGCTTTTCATCAAGTGGCCCCTCTTTTAAATCATACTCATTAGCAGCAGCAGAAATTGCATTATAAGCATCAAGAACGTTAGTGCTAGGATTAATATTAACCCCAAACTTATTTGCTTGACTTAAAAGATCCTTATATTTCTCATACTTGCCAGGATATTCGGTAAAAAATTGGATAGCATTCCAATCTCCTTTAATACCAGTAGCTTTAGCATAGCCTAAAGAACCTAATGTGCTAGTATCAAGTTTAAGGGGAATAATAGCTTGGAACATATTTTTAATACCACGCAATGGGTTTCTCTCAGCGTTTGATTCTCCCAAGAAGGCTCCTAAAACGACATCATTCTCATGTAGATCCGTATATCCTTCCACCTCACTCTCTAACCTACTACGTACCTCCCTTATCTTACCAAAGAGAGCATCTTGTTCGTCTCTCCAATCCTGTTCGTATTCAATCTCGTCGGCATAATCAAGTTCCTTATCGGTTGGATCGTAGTACCCTTCCTCAAAATTACGATCGGAGCTACCACCGGGTTCACTAGCTTTAAAGCCGGCATCCTTGATTTTAGCCATGTGCATGTCCATGTATTCTTTGGCTTTTTTACGCACGCCTAATTTGTCGGCAATGTTGAGGATTTCGGTGTATAACCGTGTTACATCGTCATTATATTCATCAACTGTGATTCCCATAGAACCCAGTGCTTTGCGCTCTAAATTGAAGAAATTACGGTGTTTTATAGCGAAGTTCAATACGGTAGGGGCGGTTCTGCTGAATCCCTGGTGGACAATAGCTTGGTTTTGGACCAATTTATGAGCGCTGGGACATATATCGGAGAAGTTAAATGTTTCACCCATGATGGTGAAATCGGGCATAGTAGTATTCTCGGATAAAAATTTTCTAAAGTTATTTAACTCTTTCATGTTGTTTTATATGTTCTTATTTTATATATGTAAATAAATTCCCATTTTTAATTTCATAAGTATAGGTTTTATTATTTTCTTCATATGAAACTAAACCACCCATTTCTTCAACGGCTTTTTTTATAACTTCTTCTACAATACGGGCGTTACCTGCAGCTATTAAACCTACTGTAATAGGGTCATTAGGGGTTTTCCCTCTTTGTTTCCTTTTAGTGTCTTTTTTTAAAGCTACCTCCCAATCATCTAATACCATTTTTGTTACATTAAAGGGAGTGGGGGTGACCATCCATATATTATGTTTTATAGTATCTGTAAGTTCACGCCATGTTTCTTTATTAGCACCTGCCCCATTCATTGAGTGGCTTAGGTTTTTTGCTATAGATAGGAGTTCTTGTTTTTTAGAGTTTTTTTTAAAAGGCCCAAAAAATTCTTGAATTGATTCCCTAGCAACTGATCTATTCCTAGTAAACGCTGGGGATTCATTAAGGAACTTTCTAAATGCTTTTAGTTCTTTCATGTTGTTTTATTTTTCAAGCTTTATTTAACCCCCACTATACCATTTGTCCCTTTTCCACAAAATGTCTTTATACTGAACCAATGGATGATTATAATATTCGTTAGTTATTCGTTCAAACTCCTTCTTAGCTTCATCACTGTTATGATATCCGACTGTATTGACGAGTAATTCATATTTTTCTTCGGGTGTATTTGGGGATAGTTTCTCAATTTTGTCCTTATATTTTACCATAATCTCCTCTTTATTCCCTCTATCTAATAGATACCTATGTGACTTCCAAGCATCTAAATCTGCGATAATCTCTATATCTTTTTCGTTGGTTGCTATTTCTTCGTTGATTTGTTCTTCTGCGAGAAACCGTTTAAATGTATTTAATTCTTTCATGGTGTTTTATGCGTAGTTGTCTATTCCAAAATCGGCAATGTTGCCTTTAAATAATTCTTGTTCTTCGGGGTCTAACTTTTCAAATGGAACGCTTAACTCCATTGAGTTGTAGTACTCATATGAGTCTACATATTTGTCTTTCATATACTGGTCGGCCATTGTTTCTGCCTCCTCATTGCTGTCTGCTGCAACGTAAAGAGTTGCCTCTAATCCCTCCCTTTCGTCTTGGTATTTGACGCTATAAATGGTTTGGTCCGGAGCAATGTTTTCGGCTAGAAACTTTCTAAAGGCGTTTAATTCTTTCATTTTATTATTATTTGTATACTTCTACCCCACCTTGAGGGCCTGCTACTAATTTACCATCAACAAACAAAGCCATTCCGTGGTTGGAATCACCATCTGGTTCTGAATCGTTAGCGGCTGCTTTCAATCCCTCAAAATCTCCAAATGCACCTTCGTTAAAGAAATCTTCTTCTAATTCCTTCACTAATTCTTCCTCACTGTTAGCGGTATAAACTTCTAAATCTGAATTGTGCCAAAGTATAGCGTGGTACTTACCTGAAGGGATATCAACTTCATTGTCTAAATCTTCTTCACCGTATGTTATATCCTCAATTTTAGAAGGTGAAAATACGTATAGGGTTTTGTATCTGTCATCCTCATTAAACTTACCTGCTTTCATTCCTGCAAGGTTTTCGTTGATTTGTCCTTCTGCGAGGAATTTTCTGAATGTGTGTAATTCTTTCATTTTATTAATAACTTTGGGGATAGTTACCGCTAGTAATCCAAAGTTGGACTACTGTTTCTCCATATTTGTCTATAAGATCATTAAGGTATTTAACGGCTTCCTCATCGTTATTTAAATCGTAAAGAGGGTTGCCTGGGTTCTCAATGTCTAATTCTTGCTCGTTTACCTCTTCACCTTCGTTGGTTGGTACTTCAAATGTTTCTCTGGTTTGGGTAAACAAATCATCTCCTTTAACGTAGTAGTTATATGATTGCCCCATTTCCCCGTAAGAAACTGGTCCTGTTTTCTTAACGGCGTTTTTAATGAGGATTATAGCATCAAGGTCCAATTGTGCTTCTTCTATTTCTTCCTCATCATCTGTACTGTTTCTAACGGCGTTGAGCTCCTCAACGGCCTCTTGAGTTTGGTTAACTGCGGGGGATGTTCCTTCTTCTGGGAAGAAAGCACCATCCTCCATCATGTCCATTGCTTTTTGCTGTACTGGGCCTTCACCCATAGCTTCAACGGTATCGAAGAGCTTATCGAGTGACTCTTGACCAAATTCTCCTCTATCTTCTGCGAGGAATTGTCTAAATCTTTGTAATTCTTTCATTTTTTACAAATTCTGTTTGATGTGTAATTTTCTAATACGTTTGGAAGCCAAGCGTGAATTAAAAGTGCTACACCACATGTTGTTGCGCACCACCAATGCTGAAAATAATTCATTTTAGCTTCTTGCAAATGCTTCATGATGATAAATATAATAAAGGGAGTGAAGGTATCCAAAGGAAATGGTGCGGGTCATGATGGGGTCATGGTGGAGAGGTATGAGATATTTGTATATACTTTTGCCCTGGGCCTATAGCTATTTACGCTCTAAAAATCACCCTACACTACTATACCGGTATATGGCCCGTCGATGGACATCAGCGCCGGTGGGGTACATGGCCGGTACGTACGGCGTACGCCCGCCCGGGTAGGGCACCCGGCCATAGCCGGGCACCCACCCATTGATAACCCTCACCACAAAGGTCATCACCCAAACTTTTTTATCCATTCATTGGAGCTTCATAGAGGTAATTCACACGGTTGTGGAGGTTGAGGTTAAAGAACAACTTGTTCATGTTACCACCACGACGGTTCTTGCTAAAGTACAAATACCGACCACCGGTTTCGCTATCATGCTTCAAGTGACCCATGGCAGTGGCCATGTGCTTGATCCGGTTTGAACCAGCAAACGAACCACTCTTAGTGACCTGATTGATCATCATGAAACACGTATTCACCTTACCCTTATTACGACCAAGGTTATGCTCCTCAAGCAGGTTGAGGATCTTCGTTGTCGCACCCTTAAACGTGCCACCGAACTTATCCTGAACCGCAACTGCAACCTCCTGAAGGCTGTCAATCAACACACAATCATAACCGTCTTCGAGGACCGTCTCGAGCACCTGCATCGGACACTCATCAGCGTAATCACCCATAAACAGGATCGGCAAATCACCGAACTTGGGGAAACGCTTCACGTAACCGACCATGTCGATTGCGTTCATCTCACCTGAAATGAACAGACACTTCTTGCCTGCCTTATTCAGATCACCGAGCACATCAAGCAACACGGTGGTTTTTCCAACACCGGGATCACCGGTAATAACAACATTAGTTCCAGGCATGAGACCATTGTCTCCGCTGAAAAACTCATCGACCTTCCGACCCGTCTTCAACGGATTGAACAGGTTAGCCTCGAAATTCAGGCTATTCATCTTGGTGGTGGTGACTTTAATTGCCATTTTGGGTTTGGGTTTTTGGGTTTTTTTACTTTTCTCGTTTCGGCCGTAACCTTACTCCATGAATATACGAACGGTTATCCGCAAATCCACATCCTCGCATGACCTCAAGATGACGCCATCTCGAAGGTCTCGTACTTGTCGATCTTTCCATCCAGCTGGAAATCCAGTGCATTAAGCATAACTGCGTTTTCCCTCATGATGCACTGCTCAACTTCCCACTTCAGCATTACAGCATCAAGTTGGGTAAAACGACCATGATCACGCTTATGGGTTTCAATCCACATTTCAAATGCTTTAAAATCACCTTTGTGGTAATTGAATGCTGCTTCCTTAATCGTGATGGGGGATTGAACGTTGTTTTCCATGTCGCTGTAACTTTACCCCATGAATATACGAAATGGGGTCCGGACCCCCAAATTTTCGTATGACTTTGAAATGACGAAAAAAAGATATATCCTTCGATTTATTTAGGTTGGGGCCCCGGGGGAGGGGGTTTTACATCAAAACACTCCGTGTTAGATAACACTCCCCCGGTCTGTCACATACCACACATAACCCTTATTCACCCAACATCCTCACTCACCCTTGTGTCACCCTTTACCCTTGACATGTCACCCTTGAAATATTCCTCCAAGAACTCCATAGGATACAGATGAACGTTCCCATGATACGCAGGATTGGAGATAAACCGTTGTTTAAATTCAATTTTTTTCTCCACGGCGGCTTTACTTACCTCCGCTCCCAATTGTTGTCCAGCTGCTCTACCGAGGTAATCATACAGCGACATGTAGATAGTATCTTGTTCCATTGTTATATTCATTTTTGATTTGATTTTAAATTATATTGCTCCATGGTAATATCCAGTATTCCCATATTATAGATTTTATTGATCTATTCATTTGATTTTATCCGTCCATTCATTATCTGGATCACCCATCTCATTCATATCACCCATCCACTCATCCAGCCGCTGTTGGAATTTACGGTTCCATTTCAGTTCGAGGAGGATTTCCAGCTGTTGGCTACAGTTTTCATTCACTTCCTCCAAGCGTCTAATATTAGCAGCGTTTCGCTCCCTAGTATCCTTAACACGTTGGATTTGCTTTTCCAACTCAACGATCTGTTCCTCAAGACCCATCGCCTTGACTTCTTCAATATTAAATTTATTCATATTGGCAAATTTTGGCTTTCAGCATAACTCACAATATCACCATCCCAACCCTCAGCAACTTCAGTAAATAGTTGAATCATTTTCTGTCGGTACATTTCATCAATTTCATTACTAGCACCAACGTGAATGTTCTCCAAACAATCAATGAGATCTTTATAGGTGTTCTCAAACCTGCAATAGCTCATATTAGGCATTTTCAACAATATTTTCAAGTGTATCGTGTACTCCCTTCAGTGCACCAAGTGCTTGTCCAAACAAACTATGGAGCAGGAAGTCATCTTCTCTATTATCGTAAGCACTATCCAATTCGGCAACTACCTGCTCGATGTACTTAATCTGGTTTTCAATTCTATTTCTATCCATTTTTTACTTGTTTTTTAAATTAACGTACAATCAGATGATACAATATAATAAAAATCATTTTAATAAGGGTTTTCAATTCCTAAAATTTTACCAAACAACCACATCCATGCCTTAACAATCAGCTTAAATGTAAACGCAAGTAGTTTAAAACCAAAATAAACACTTGCAAGCATTACTATCAAAACGTGCCAAATCATTCTCTCTCTATTTTCTTATTTACACTCAACAACCCAATTCACTCGGCGGTACAACCCCCAATACTTTTCCTGAGTATTTCCATATAACACACCATCAACAACTGCAACTGCGTGCCTTTCTACAATCACAAAAAACCGTCCTTTAGGATGTGTTTCCATAAATGACTTCAACGTGTAACCAACTTTCTTGTTCTTGTAACGTGGGTTAGTGATCGTTTTGAATCCTCTAGGTCCCATAATCCACTTCTTATCAGGATGACATCCATAAGCACTCAGCTTATAACCATTTTTCACCTTACCCAACACATTCACAATATTAATAGCAGTGTAAGTACCGCGCTTAAATTTTCGATTCATATGCTTCTTCACCCACCCATGAGCAACATCATAACTAACATCTAGTACAGCCATAAACGCTCTAACTACGCAATCATTGTCCTCTCTTGTGGCCAAGTTGCTTTGACTCACTGCAATCTTATGGGAGTCTTGGAACTTATTATCCAAAATCATCTCCCGCTCTGCCCACCTAGCTCTCAGGCCCTTACCAACCAACGTTTGGGTTTTGTGTGTGACTTTCTCCATGATTACTCTAATTAAAGATTAACCGTTGCCATATACTCATTGAGCTTTTCCTTCAAAATGTCGGCAAACTCCAAAACATGCTCACTCTCACACCCAAAAGTATCTACTTCAAACTTCCGAGTCACTTGGAACATCGTAGTGCTGAAACCGTTGTTCTTAGGATGAACATACCAATAACCGTGTCCCTCATCATGAGCAATGAATCCTTTGCTGTCAATAAACTCGTGGAACATCCGAGTCACTTCTTGTTTTTTCTGCGTTTTTGTCATGTCGCTGTAACTTTACTCCGTGAATATACGAAAGGATTCTGGATCCCACAAATTTTTAGATGACGTCAATATTACTCACCGAGCCGTTCCTGGAATTCCCTCTCAATTTGATCTATGAGGTCTTGGGATTGTTGAACCTCATCATTAACACCTCCAGTACCAAACTCAACCATCGAGGCAATATTCAAACCAAGCTGAAAAACCACATCCTCTCCACCACTCAATCCAGCCACATACCTCGAGACCCGAAACGAAGCGCTTCCATATTCCTCCTGAGAGGCATACTTCGTAAAACCAACCAACTCCTCACTTCCAAAGTAAGACATCCGAACGTAGAGCCGGTTGCTATTCTCATCAATGAAAGTAACACCTCCTCTCCCCTCAATCATCTCCCCCTCATATCCAGGCAGGATTGAAATGCTGTTTGCATTGAAGAGACCGATATTACAGGTGTCAGTGTTCAACTCTTCAATGATGCAATCCGCAGTACAGGGGATGTCGTTCTCAACCAGGAACTGATCCAGGATCTGTTGGCCTGCTTCAGTGGTCAGGACTTGGGGGGTGTTGTTGTTGTTTTGCATGTCGCTGTAACTTTACTCCATGAATATACGAACCAGGATCAGACCTTCCAATCCTTCAAATGACTTTAAGATTACGCCACCGGGTAGGTATCTGGGTGGCACATTCCAAACTCGAGGATTTCCTCATCACTCGCGTTGCAATAAGCAACTCGATTCTCACTGAATCCCATCATGAACATCTCAAACGCATTCTGCTCGTTCATGCGGAACAACTCCTCAACACGAGTTGTCTTGCTACGACTCACAACACCACCAAATGCACTAGGCAACACGTAATCACCACTCAGGTAATAACGACCGTTCTCACTATCCCGGAACACCTCAATGTTAGTAACATTGATACCGAGGTTATCACATGCCTCTTGGGTCTTATTGATCAGGTTCTGAAACTTACTCATGTTGTTTGGGTTTTGTTTTTTTGTTCTCGCTGCTGCTGCAACCTTACTCCATGAATATACGAAGGGTTCTCTGCAATCCCAAAATTTAAGATGACGTCAACATGACGCGAGATCTTAGAGTAAGTGCTGCAAGTATTACACCTGCAAATATTAGTATATGAATGTCTCCATCAATGGGTATTGATGAATCATAACAAGGATCACTAGGATTAAAACACCAATCAGGTGGGTTATTAGTTTGGCAAGCAGCACATCCTAAATTAGGGTCCATAGCTTGTACTGAATACCCCTCCCTATCAATATAGTACTCATCTAACTGGGTGTTGAAGGTATTTCCATCAACTCCTTTATACATTATTGAGTTTTCCTGTAGGAACTTATCAAGAGGACCTTGTTGGTTATCCATATTAAAACAATTTACATATATAATCAACTAAACAATACAGGGCAAATCCACCTGCTGCAACCACACCCACAAAATAAAGGGCGTTTACAATAAAATAAATATTCTCGTGCATATTACTTGTTTTTAAGTGCTTCCCGTTCCAATACTTCACTGAGCTCTTCCCAGTCGTTTTCAAAATCCATCATTGGGTGATTAGCTAAACACTCAAGTGTAGCACCCTCACTATGAGCGCATACTCTATATAACCAATCCTCACCCAACTCACCAAAATTTGATGGTGTTTCTAGGTAAACCATACCTGGAGCATCACCTTTAAGGTGCACAATAAGTTGTGTTGCAAAGTCCTCAATACCATTAAACTGGGTACCCAACTCTGCTCCTGCTTTTAGTCCATTAACAAACTTACCACCTTCAAGGAACTCCTTAATGATTACTCCCAAACAATCTGGGTTACCATCATAGTGGTGGTAAATACATGCTACTGGTTCGTCCATCATATTAGTGATGGCTATGCTTGCTCGTGTTGCCATAATTATTAAAACTTATTTAGATTACTGATTTTTAAACTTGCGGGCGGCATCCATCATCCGCTTGTACTCCTCATAACTCTCATCTCCATAAAGCAACTCATGAGTCCTCCGATCATAGTACTCAGGGTCGAAAAACTTAACAATTGCCCTATCAAGGTCATAATAAGTAACTACAAGAAAAATACCCATAAAAAACGAGGCAATTGTACTTGCAATACAAACAATGGCAAACAACCCTGCGAATACATCAAAAATAGTCATGTGTTTCTTTTTTGCTTTACCCCATGAATATACGAAAGGGGATCCGAAGATCCTCATTTTCGTATGACTTTAATATGACTCAAAGCCAGTTTATTTTATTTTTAGGAATTAGCTTATTACCTACTCTAGCGTAATTTTCTAATTGTTTTGTTTCTAAAGTTAATTGCTCACCCTCTGGTGTTTCTACTAACACGCCTGTACCTTCTTCTCCTAATAATTTTAGCTCCCAGGTTGGATTTACGTACATGATAATTTGGTTTTACTGTAGTCATTCCTTTATTTCCATAGTATTTGAATTAATACAATTGCAATAGCTAAAATTAAAGTAATACCTGTTTTAAGTGTTATACCTTGGTTTAAATGTAACCAGGTAAGAAAAGCAAACGCTATCATACCCATTGCGAATCCTATTAGTCGTTGGGGCCACATTTCCCCGTCGAATGCCTCCACCAAATACTGTGTGGCATAAATATAGACAAAAGATATAGGAACGCCCATTAAAGACATAACTAAGGGACGTTCCTTAATCCAATCACTAATAAATTGTCCGTTTATCTGGTACCAAACTAATGTTTGACCTAATAGGAACAATAAAGTTCCTTGTATTAATTTAGAAATATTGTGCATAGTATTGTTATTAGTACTCCTATAAGTCCTAAACCCACAAACTTAGCACTATCTGTGTATCTCCTACCCATTTTATATCAATTTAAGTTGTTTAGCTCTACCATACCCAACCATTTTCCCGTTTGCTGGGTTGAGGAACTTACGTTGTGTGAGTGGTAGGTCCTCATCTTTAATTTCTATCTCTACTTCCTCTACCTCTACTTTATAAAGCCCACCAACATACTTATCAAAATCAAAGTACCAAGTGGAAATATTCCCCTCACTATCCGTGAATTCTTGTGTATACTTAGTACGAGCTTTAGGCTCTTCAAGTGATGGACGTCCTCTACTCATTTTGAAATATCGTTTTTAACCATGAAAAAAGCCATTACAGGAAATGCTATACACACATAGAGACCCACGGTTATAGCAAATATAATAACGTTTACAGGCATGAATTTAATCACAAGAGTCGAAACTCCTACACCAAGAACGAATTTAACAAACATTCCTAGTTGAATTACGCTAACTGAGGTAGGCCCAGGCATTTGTTTAGAATACCAAATAAACCCCACATTAACAAGTGTGAGGAGGGCACAAAGTGCCACTCCTACTCCAAATCCACCCATTACTTTTCAACAATAAAAAGTTCAAAAAATACAGCAACAGCCATAATTCCTGCAATAATAATATATCCCATTATCCTTCGTAATTTTCAGCGAAATCTCTTCCTTTTTTAGTTAGACGGTAAGTTAATTCCCCATCTTCATTAATCCCAGCTATCTCAACAAATCCTTTTTCCAATAACCCATATAGGGCGTCATTTAGTTCATTAATATCTTTAAACATAATTAAAATATATGGTGTGATCCTTCATCAAAAATATAGTTTGCTACTTTTTCTAATTTCCCTGGTACCGATATATGGTTACCATCCGCCATGTAAATGTCTGTTATATCTTCATTTACGGGGCATTGTCGGATTGAGACAATTTTTTTAGCAGCTATATAGCCAGGGACCTGGTGGACCCCTCTCCCCATTTTCTCAAAATAAACCATTAATCAACGATTTTAATGTACTCACTAATACCCTCAGTCAGTGGGTAAAGATTACCTTTGGTGGGGTGAACCACCATTTCGGTCTTGTCGAACTGCTTAACCAGTCCACGCTTGTTAAACACAACGCTCAGAGCGTTAACGGGCACGTAACAGCGGCCGTAGGCCCTAAACGTTTCTGCTTTCTTGATCGTAACTTTCATCATGCCATGAATATACGAAAGGGGAGCCGGAGCTCCCCATTTTCGCATGACGTCAATATGACGCGAGAACCCCCCTTATTTTCTTTTAACTAAGCCCTTAACTGTATCTTTAAGCATTGTAGCCATTTCAGAGCTCATAGAAACTAACATTTCAGATAGTTCTTCACTGTTTTCTCTTATAAATTTATTTAATTCAATTATACTACCTATCTTACCAGCAGCAATTGCCCCTTGTACTATAGGTTCCATTTTCATTATTAGTTCCTTTTTAGCAGGGAACTTAGTAACCATTTTATCAAATATTTTCTTAACTAAAGGACCTAAAATAATAGGACCCAATACCCTTCTAAGCAAATACTGGGTTGCAAGTTTGATACCAGTACCCGCTCCCATAGGGGACTCATTCATTTGCTCCTTAGCAAGGGTAGTAAGAATATTTATCTCCTCATCAGTTAAAATTTTAGCTAACTCGGCCTCAATGGCTTTTAAGAGAGGATCACTACTTACCCCTACTTTCTCATCTAGGCTTTTTTTTTGCCTAAGTAATATAATAGCATCACTAAGAGTATCTATTTCATCATCACTAAGTGTTGCTTCGAGATCATTTTGCATAGTATCTAACTTATTGGCTATTTCCATAGCTCTATCCAAAGCCATTTCATTTATTGCTTCATCAATTGTTTGATCATTCACTTCTTCTAACATATCCCCATACCCCATTATTTGCATAGCTGGTACAAAAGCATCATCAAATGCTACTTTATCATCCTCTTCCATAGCGTCTGTCATTTGTAGGAAAAGAGGCTTAAGTTGCTTCTTCTTACCAGGATGTCTTGCTAACCTAGGAGCAATAAACTGGAACCTTGACTCGAGATCGTTACCAAAATCTTGGGGGTCCCCACCAAAATCCTCTTCACCACCATCATCCCTAAACTCTCTCATCATATCTCTACCTACTACTTCAGGATCATCAGCTACGTTTTGGAACATACTTCTTCTCTCTGTTCTATCTCTATCATCTAAGTAAGCATCAATCGCCCCTGCTAATTGGGGGTGTGATTTAGCAAATACATCTTTATAAGCATCTACTACTCTTGATTGAGCGTATGGAATATCATCTGTATCCCTAGTGGCTTCTTCAAAATCCTCTTTAAACGAGTCCATAATGGCTTTAAGGTCCCAACCTGGTTTGTCAAACTTATCCTCCTCTAGGTTATCAAAGTAATCTGCAGCGGCATCTAGATCATCTGGGGCAATCTCGTCTGCTTCAGGGTTTATTTTTGTTCCCCCTTTCTTGAGAATACCTACAGCGTTAGAAATATCAGCACCTTCAATTGGGTTACTAGCTCCTTGACCAAATTTTTGGTGTAGATAATGGGTTTCCATTCCCTTTTTTTCTAAAGTACTGACAGCCGCATCGATAATATTTTTACCAATTTGTTGAAATTCCTGAGTACTCTCAAAAGCATCTAGGTCCTCACTCTCACCACCAGCTTCAACTGCCCTTTGGTAGTCAACATCTCTGATAATATTCATTTTCATAGCATCGTGAAAGAAGGGGATAATCTCTCCTACTCCGTCTACTTCTTCATTAACTGAGGCTTCTTCAATTATGTATTGCCTCCATTTATTCCAGCTAAAGCTCATGTTATTTTTGTTTATAAATATTGTTAAATATTTCCGATCATTGTTTTTAACACCTCTTTCCCCCCAATCTTACGTGAGTACCACCCGTTGCCAGGTTTTTTATTTTGGGGGTGGGCTCCATACCAAGTAATATCTTTATTACCTAATATTGCCCTTACTTTCTCCTCATCATCAATTACAGGTACCCCACCTCTCTCGTGAAATACTCTATAAGCATCACCACTTACCTCAACATAGTTACCAGGGGATTTTAACTCACTAGTTTTTCTAGTTAAAACGTGCTTAATATGAGGTTTCTTACCATCGTGACCCATTCCAGTGTGCTTAACACCAAAAGATGTATTCTTACCAAAGTAAGTAACATCTAACTCAGGATCATCATCGATATCAGCGGCTCTCCAAAAACTTATATCAGGAGCCATAATATCATTAGGGGAATTAATCTTTAAATGTCCCCCAATTGGAGCATAAGCAGTTTGTACTAAATCAAATAGCTCTCCTTTTGCCTGTTCAAGCTCCTCCCCACTTAAAGGAACATACTCTCCTTTAGGGTAGTCTCTCTCCAGGAGTAAATCTATTAGCTTAATCATGCTAATAAATATCAATCCTCCACGAAACGTTCCATAATATCAACAAAAACATCAAGTGGGGTTCTGTGTCCCATTTTCTCAACAGGAATCACACTCAAACCATCATAAAAACCATCAGAAGCAACCATGTTATACGTTTCTGTAGGGTTGATAACATCATCCTCCAACCCAAGCACTACATGGCCACTAACACTAAATTCACCATTCGTAACACCATAAGGTTCAAAACTACGAGAATGAATAGCTGGGTTAAACAACATAACTTCAGTATCCTCAAAATGAGTTGCCAACTGGTGGGCAAAATATCCACCCATACTAGAGCCAATAATCAAATCAAACTCCTCAGCAGCACACAAGTCAATCATTTCCTCAAACAACTCATTGTTATCATAATCCATAGCAGGAGCATAACACATAAAACGATCGTTGAGGTACTTAACCTTAGAACCTCCGGGCTTGCTTTCCAAGCCATGCAAATATAATACTCTTTTCATTAGTTCAAAACACTTAAAATTTCCTCCTTTGATTGTACGAATGCCTCAGTAGGCATCAAACCAATCAACTCATCACCCTCGATCAATCCGTAGATTTCACGTTCACTCTCACTCATTTCACTTAACTCACGTAACTCACGGAGCATTTCCACAGTTTGGTCAATATCAACCTCACAAATCAAATTAAACATTAACTTATCCATTAGAACGGCAGGTTTTCGGTTTCAACTTCAGTTTCTTTTTCCTTCATGTTCTCAGGTACCCACTCATCCACATAGGTAACCTTTACACACTTGAGATCCTCAAAATAGAGCGTTTTGGTAATCTTGGTCCCAAAGAAATACGTTGTGGCAACCATTCCCTTACCATTCCTCATCAACTCAACATTTGCAACATACTGGTTCCAATCACTCAGAATGCAATTTCCATACTTGCGAGTGTTCAAAATCAACGTGAACTTCTCACCATCCAAACCTCCACCACGTGGACGTTCAAACTGGATATGTGCTTCCTGGGGGTTACCTGCTTCCAACCGCTGGGTAAGTTGCTCTTGGGCGTTTTTAACTGCTTGAATCATGTTCATTTGTTTTTTCTTTCGCTTTAACCTTACCCCATGAATATACGAAAGGGGATCCGAGGATCCCCATTTTCGCATGACGTTAATATGACTAAGACTTTTATATTACTATGGTAAAGGAGGGGGATTTTCTATCCCAAACTCTTCCTCCCCTACATAAACTTTACCAAGGGATTCTACTTTTACCCGTAGTTCTTCTTCTGTATCAAAGAACTCAAATTGGGGTTGACCGGTATGTACCTCACTCCCAGCTGTATAGGGACCATAATGTACGTGTTGGGGGGTATTAGTATTGGGGTCGGTTTCTCCATTCCCCCATGCTATAAAAAATCCGTCTGTTTCTCTTGTATGATGTGACATTTTAATATTATTTTATTGTTTTTTTATACTATTGTTATACCTGAGATAGTCCAACCTTTAGCTGTGAGTACTTGGATTGCTAAATCCATATCACTACCCACAGAATATGTTCTGGAGGTTGCAAAACTTGAAGCATTAACATTGTCAGCTGTGTTGGGGTTATCTGCCCAACCTTTTAAAGTTAACTCTAAATTAGCATCACTCATTCCAGTAGCATTACGGAACATTTGACTGGCATTTTCCAGATTAGGTAAATTCCAATTGGCTAAAGAAACATCTATAATTGGGTGATAATTGAAAGCTTTATAGAGGATCCTAACATTTGTTGTATCCCAATTAACTATACCTGCTGCTCTAGTAGCATATTCACTAGGGTTAGTAAAAAAGTCTGAACCATCATCTTCAAAATTACCAAAAACATTATAATAAAAGAACATCTGGGACATACTATATACATTACTAGTATCCCAATTTTCTATTCCTGCGGGTAAATGATCAGCCTGTAAGAAACAATTCTGCAGATCATTTACACTAGGCCCACACCAGTCCGAAGCATCAATATTATTTTGGTTATAAAAGTCCTCTAAACCCCAGGCAAAATTAAGTACATTTCGCAAACCAGTGATTTGGCTTTTATCTGTATTTTTTAAATAATCTACCCAACTTTTATTAAGGCGAGCTGATGGTTTTCCTGTTACACTTCCTTGCTGAACTGCTGGTAATATATTCGCTATCGTTGATGGTTCATCCCACCCATCTAAGCTAACAACAGGTCCTAAAGGATATACCGGGGGTACGTAATAACGTGCCCCAGTACTCGCATTTAATATTTGACTTTTCGAACGGCGGAAGATATTTTGAATATGGCTGTCTTGGGTAAAAGGAATTGGGCTTAGAATGTTTAACATTTCTTTTGTCCCTTTTATAGTTATTGTATATTCCCCTAAAGGCACCCCACTATAATCATGGAATATCCAAAGGGGGAGGGAGTCTGAACCAAAAAGATAATAATAAAATGAATCTGGGTCATCTTGGAGAGAATAATATGTTGGAGAACTATTAAATCTTCTAAAATTATAAGTACCCATATTTATTTTCTCAACTGGGCCACCATCACCCCAATCTATAGTAATTTCTTGGTCAGCTAGAGGACCCCCAAGATAATCATCTAGCGCCTGTCTTGTTTCAGGTAGGATTGCGGGAGAAACCGTAACCTTCCACGAGGTTCCTGTTGATGCAGACCAACCATTTTCTGGGGTTCTTGGGATAGCCACCCCCCCTCTTACGGGAATAGCCCACCAATCCTGTGTTTCGGACCCTGATGAAAGAAAGCTTGTGACAATCTGACCGCTATTATAATCATAATTAGGGTTAGCTTCATTATTATTATAATGGTCTAGAGCCTCTTGGGTAGCAAAATAACCAGTTCTTATTGCAAGGGAATAAGTTACGAGTTCGCCGGAGGAGCCCCCACCTCTTGCTCCACTAGGGCCTATACTCTTTTTAGGACCTCCACCTCCACCTGCTGAGGCAGCAGATGCTACACTAGGAGATATAGTATTTACAGTATTTAGGGTATTTAAATTGCTATAATAGTTTTCAAAAAGCAACTGCTCCTGCATGTATCTTTTCCTGGCTTCCATAATAGGGAGACCCTTTATATCTTTTCTTTTTAAGAACTGAGGCCAGGGCTCAGGTTGGTATATTGGTTTCCACATAATTTTGTATTTTTTAGATTAGGATATCATTTATAGTCCATGTTACCCCCTTGGGATCTACCCATTCTGCGGTTTCATCCTCCATAAACATATCTATTACAGGGGAGAGAACTCTAGGATCCTTCCACTCTTTTCCTAATTCTTCTACTCGGTTTTTTAATTCTTCTGGTGTAGTAAATGTTTCTAAGTTTGGTTGGCCTGTAATAAACTTATGATCTAAATCAGAATACCCATAGTGTACAATACCTGCATTGTTATATGCTACATAATATACGTCTTCGTTTTTTTCTATATGATGATGTGACATTTTATTTTATTTTATTTTATTAAACATAAGCTTCTAAATAGAATTCACTCATGCCTGAGTGGTTTTCACAATAGGTGTATAGTTTGGGTTTGTACTCTACCTCAAATCCATTCAAGTTAGATACTATAACATCTGTATATGAACCTGAAGTACCTGGGGTACCTACAGTTGTAACGTCTGTGGTGTACTCAACTCCACCTCCATGGGTACCATCTAGTGTTTCTGAGAATTTTAGTGGGTGACCCGTATTACTAGCATCACTCTGATCAAACCTGTATGTTAGGGTAGGAGTATATAGAGGATCGTAATTATCATAAGGTTGAATTTCTGATATGGGGAGGAAAACACTCGATGACATTACAAATTGACTTCCACTTACAGTTACTTGTATGGGTACTTGTGTTATTCTATTAGCAGCTATAGAACCAGTTTCTAATATATCTATGTTTCCAGGCATTGACCATCCTCTACTTAATAAAGTTTCATACGCCTGGTGGTTTGAGCTTCCACTAATAAGGGTTACACCTGTGCTATTAGAATAATTGGCAAACCATTTACGGAAATCTGCAAGATTTATGAAGTCAGTATCGTTCCAATATATGGGAGTGTCATAAGGAACAGTATTTCCATTCCCATTATTTCTTTTATCTAGGGATAATGAGGGAGTAGCACCCAAACTTATTTTATAACCACTACTTGCATCTGACATATTCACATTAGATGCTGAACCTGAGGCCCACGCTTTAAGAGTTTCAAAGAAATCAGTATGGGACATAGCTACATGGTTAAATATGCTCTGCATATTTACTCCATCCTTTAAATTCCAGTTGGTAAGTCTTTCCTTAAAACCTGACCCACCAAACATATAACCCATACTGCTTATATTACTTACATCCCAGTTATTAAACTGTGTATTATGTTGAAAAGCACTATTATTAAAAAACATAAGAGTTGTAGTGGTTACACTACTCAGATCCCAATTACTTAAGTCTGAGGAAAGAAAATGTCCAGTATTCTGGAATGCATATATTGTGGTCATAAACATTTGATACATAGTGGTTACATTACTTACGTCCCACTTACCTATATCACCAGGATCACCTATCATACCTCCACTATAATTACCAAACATAGTAGACATATTGGTTACATTACTTGTATCCCAGTTGCCCAAATCATTTTGCTTGATATCTTTCCCCAACAAAAAACTCCCTCTAAACATCTCACTCATATTTGTTATATGACTTGTGTCCCAAGTACTCATATTAAGAGGGGTTAAATCTATTAACTGTGCATCTCTAAATAAGCTACGAAATGATGTAAACTTGGAAATGTCTAAATAATGGAGTCTCCTTATTTTTCCATTATAAAACTCCAAATGTTACCACCCGCTAAAGGATTTCCATATATTTTAACAGATTGTGTTACAGGTGTCCAGTTATACCAATCATTAAAACGTGTTCCCCATGGAAATAATCCATTACTTGAAGTAATAGGAGTTTCTTGGGCGTATCTATAATAAGTATTTCTAGAATACTCAGGACGAGGATAATAAGTATCAGGCTCAGGAATAAAAGGAACCCAACTTTCAGGTACTAAATGTTCTATATCATATGCGTGATTCCATACTTTATCATTAACATAGGCAGAACCAGATTCTACACTCCATCTTGATGAGCTATCAGTACTTGAGTAAGGTATAGAATAACGAGTAGTAGTATAAAAGTGACCGTTATTTACTTGTGGGTAACCCTGGGGGCCTGAGTAATTGTTTATGTTTCCATCTCCCCAATCAACTCTTATAGGTTCTTCTAAATCCCAAGTAATAGGTAATTTAAGCTCTCGAAGTTTTGAAGAATAAGCTTCGGTAGCATAATCATCATATCCTGAACGTATAGAACCGCTTACTACACTAAGATAATTATCATCTGTGTTAAATACAAAGTTTTTTAATTTTTGAGTTTGAAGGTCAAAATCATCCCCATAAGGTAATCCATTTACCCATGTATCAGGTTGGGGTAGGGGGGTTTGATCAAAATTATTTTGATAGTAAGCGCTAGTCCATGCGTTTGTTGACCATGCTGGGTCATCACTAAATGTCCATTTATTTATTGTGAATGGTTGGGGTAATTCACTTTCAAGACCTGGGGTATAATTAGAGGGGGGGTTACTGTAGCTAAGCCCTAGTGCACGATCCCAATACATTTCTGTTGGGTGGATATCCATTTCAAGGAATAGAGATAAGGCTCCTCCACCTCTTGCTCCACTAGGGCCTATACTCCTTTTAGGACCCCCACCTCCACCTCCACCTCCACCTGCTGCAGCAGCAGCAGATGCTACACTAGGAGATACAGTATTTATAGTATTTAGGGTTTGTAGATTACTATAGTAATTCTCAAAAAGCAACTGCTCCTGCATGTACCTTTTCCTGGCTTCCATAATAGGGAGACCCTTTATATCTTTTCTTTGGAGAAATACTAGCCATTCTCCTGGGGGTTGGATTGGTTTCCACATAATTTTGTATTTTTTAGATTAGGATATCATTTATACTAATAGTTCTATTTCCATCAGACCATGTCCCTAATTCTTGTAATTCTTCTATTTCCAACATAGGAGGAAGGAGAGGATCTTTCCAAACTTGACCTAGCTCTTCTACTCGATTTTTTAATTCTTCTTTAGTAGAAAATCTTTCCATATAAGGTTGGCCTGAATCAATACTATCCCCAATTTCTGAATATCCATAGTGGAATATGTTAGAATTATTGTGAGTTAAATAATAGGTATCTTCGTTTTTTTCTATATGATGATGTGACATTTTATTTTATTTTATTAAATATAAGCTTCTAAATAGAATTCACTCATGCCTGAGTGGTTTTCACAATAAGCATACAACTTAGGCTTATGTTCCACCTCAAATCCATTCAAGTTAGATACTATAACATCTGTATATGAACCTGAAGTACCTGGGGTACCTACAGTTGTAACGTCTGTGGTGTACTCAACTCCACCTCCATGAGTACCATCTAGTGTTTCTGAAAGTTTTAAGGGATGACCAGTATTACTTGGGTCACTTTGATCAAATCTATATGTTAGAGTAGGAGTATATAGAGGATCATATAAGTCATAAGGTTGAATTTCACTTATAGGTGTCCAATAAGAAGAAGACATAATATACTGGCTTCCACTTACTAATACTTTTATGGGTAGTTGGGTTAACCGGTTTGAGGCAATAGAACCTGTATCTAATATATCGTGGTTTCCCATAATCCATCCTTTATCTAGCAAAGTTTCATATGCTTGGTGATTTATACTTCCACTAATGAGAGTTATACCCGTACCACGGACATTATTACCGAACCAAGCTTGGAAATCTTTATAATTTATAGCCTCTGTATCTTGGGGAAAGTGTTGAGTACCTTGAGAAAGGATTGCTGGGTACGATGAAGGGATCCCATCAGGTGCTCCCAATCCTTCTGAAATTTCCGCTGAAGTTCTCTTAGTGTAAGTACGTGTATATAACTTACCAATATTGGTGGGGTAATAAGAGCTATGAGTATCTACATCAACCGCAGAACTACTAGCCCATGCCCTAAGTGTAGCCCAATAATTAGTATGAGATATAGAAGAATCACCACACCACCTTTCCCAATTTGTTCCTGAACCCGGAACCCAATTAGTTAAAGCTTGGTTAAATGAAGTGCCCACAAATACGTAATAACCTGTTGAACCACTTATGTTCCAATTATTAAAGTTTGTGTTGTGTTGAAAAGCCCCATTATAATAAAACATCATAGATATGTTTTGGGCATTACCCATATTCCAATTGCTTAAATCCGCGTTATGATTAGTGTTAAACCAACGGGCACCGCCATTGACCAGGAACATACCGCTAAAATTGGTACCACTACTAACATCCCACCCTCCTATTTCAGGTTGGGAGGTATCAGGTTCAGTGCTTTGCGCTCGAAACATACTATCAAAATTGGTTACATTTGAAGTATCCCAATTAGACAAATTATTTTCCTTAATGCCTTTACCTAATGTAAATCTAGAGTTATAGAACATTCGATACATACTTGTTATGTTGCTAGTATCCCAAGCAGCTATATTAAGGGGAGTTATATCAACTCCTAACGTATACCAAAACAACGAGCTGAATGAAGTGCGGTTTGATATATCAAGATAATTTATTCTTCTCAACCCACCATAAGCTGGGTTATATGAATTAGGGTTACTTGCAGGATTAGGATCTCCATACACTTTAATATTAGTATTAGTATTGGTCCAATCCCACCAGTTATTCCAAGGACTCCCCCAAGGGAAATTACCATTACTTGAGGTAATTGCGGGTTCCATAGCGAACCTTGAATATCTATTATCTGAAGAATAAGACCTAGGTGTATATACAGGGTCAGGGATATGGGGGATCCACTCTTCGGGCACCAAGTGCTCTAAATCGTACCAATGATCCAGAGGGGTTTGATTGTAAACGTTACTAGAGGCCGCTTCAGCAGTCCATACACTGGAGGTATCTGATACTTGTTCAATTTGCCAAGGTCCCAACTCCCTTGTATATGTACCTGCAGGATAGTCATTTACATTCCCATCCCCCCAATCAATCCTTATAGGATTTTCTAAAGTACTAGGCATTCCTGCATAGTATTTTCTTACAGAATCCACTGAGTTGTTCCTAAAGCTATCCATGTAAGAGGGGACACCATCATACATATACTCTGTGTAGTATTTACCTGGCCCACCACTAGCATCTTTATACATGGTAGTGAGTAAATCAAGAGATCCCGAACTCCAGTTGGGCATACCATTAGATCCCCATAAATCTATAGTTGGGAACCTACTAGAGCTATAAGAAGGAACAGCAGTCATGGTACTCTCATTCCAACCAGGATTCCACATATAATCGTGGTTAGTGCCTACCTCCGCATAAGGATACTTCCATTCATAAATACTTTGTGAGGGGTATATTTCCATATACAATGTAGGATCCCTCATATCTATAAGCTTGGTGAGGACGGAAGAGGCTCCTAGATCATATACCCCATCAAAAAATAGAGGTAAGGGTCCTCCACCTCTTGCTCCACTAGGGCCTATACTCTTTTTAGGACCTCCACCTCCACCTCCACCTGCTGCAGCAGCAGCAGATGCTACACTAGGAGATACAGTATTTATAGTATTTAGGGTTTGTAGATTGCTATAATAGTTTTCAAATAGGAGTTGCTCCTCCATATATTTTTTTCTGGCTTCCATGATGGGAAGTCCTTTTATATCTTTTCTTTTTAAGAACTGAGGCCAGGGCTCAGGTTGGTATATTGGTTTCCACATTTATTTATTTTTTTAATTTTTTTAATTAAGGTATTGGAACTACATTAAGAAGTTTTCCTATGCTAACAACTTCACCCGAAACCCATTCCCCTGTTCCTGGGTCTATTCCTTTCCATACATCATCATAAGTAGAAGGTCCTACAACACCGCTAAAGGAGTTCAAATCAAATAATAACCAACCACCACTGCCAGGATCCCAAGCCATTAAAAAGTTATTACCACCAGCTTGATCTCTATACTCCAATACATCAACGAGGCTAGGGTTACTACTTAACGTGAAGACGTCGGCGGAGGTGACTTGCCAATTGGCTGTCTCAAAATTAGGACTCAAACTAGAACCCGGAGCTAAAACTACTTGGAGAGTTCTCAAATCAAGATCTCCCCTTATAACCTTTGCCCAATCTACACCAAAAAATTCACTAGATGGGGTTAGATTTTTAGTTGTTATAAATATATGTGCACTCTGCCAAGTTTCAGTCCCAACCTGATCTAATTGTGAAGACCCTATCATTTCGTTTGGATTGAAGAAGTTGTCACCATCAACGTAGACATAAGGACGATAATAACTAGTACCTGTGAAGGGTCTAAAATCTTCATAATCCCAATCTTTATAATCTAAATCAGTGGGGAGTATATACCAATAACCATTAAAATCAGGTCCACCTATCCAATCACCAGCTCCATCTCTTCTACCCAACTTAAATACAGTCGTTCCATCTACATCATCAGAAAATAATGGGAATCCAATCTGAGGTGTATACCCAGGATACTCAGGTGCATTAAAGAATGTAGTAGTTTCATTTAATACCCCTGCTTTAATATCCGTAAGAAGGGGATCACCTAATCTATCAGTTGTAGATGTAAAGTTAACCCAATAGTAAGTCTTGCTACCACCCTCAACAAATTGATATTTACCCCCAGGTCCAGGTCCAGGTCCAGGTCCGGGTCCAGGTCCAGGGGTTGAGGAAGGAAGGGGACCCCCTCCTCCCGCACTGGGGGATGAAACATTTAAGGTTTGTAAAGTACTTACGTAATTCTCAAATAATAATTGTTCTTCAAGATACCTTTTACGTACTTCCATTATAGGTACTCCTATATTCTCTTTCCTCTTTACATACTGAGGCCAAGGCTCAGGAGGATTTGTTGGCATATTCCACATTTGTTTATTTTTTAATTATTTTCTTTCCAAAACCCCACTATAGCGTCTAAAAGATTCTCAATCCCCTGGTCATTTAAGGTGGGGGAAGATACTTTAAGCCCTTCTCTAACAATAGGTATTAACCTTTTATCATTCCAAAGTCCATTATCATTAACTATAGTAGTAGCCTGCTCCTGCGTAACTTCACTATGATTGGCCACTATGTAAGTTGCCATCTCATCTTTATTATGGGTTTTTACTTGGGGATTTTCACTAGAAACCACCAAGTATTTTGTTAATTCACTCATTTTTACTTTTATTTATTTATAAATATATACTAAAAAAGGAGACCCGTCAAGGTCTCCTAGTTATATTTTATTAAACTTAACCAAGTTATTTACTAAATAACTCTTTAATAAAGTGGTATACTACAAATATCCCTATAATGGGCCAAAATACCCACAATACCAAACGTTCCCAGAAGTTAAAGCTTAGATCCATAAGTTTACCAAAGTGTTCCATTAGGAATCCAAAGCAAACACCAAGTAAGATATATTCTAGTATGCCCATTGTATATATGGATTAGGGGAGGGGGGTGGGTAATTAAAAGCTTGCTTAATTAATACTCGTAGGAATCATCTCCATATTCATCCCAATTGTCGTTAAGTTCCCTTTCGGAAATAATATCAACAAAATCTTCAAACTCATCTCCATACGAGTCATCGATCATTTCGGGGTTAATACCTTCTTTTTTAATTTGCTCACGAAGAGCGTCATTTTTAGGATCAAAGTGCATTTCCTCTTCTTTTTTTAAATTCACGTGGGTCAATATCATCAACAAAGGCTAATTTTCCAACTTCTACATTTGACGAATTTATGACTTTATTCGTTCCATACATATAAACAGGTCCATCGTAATCTTTGTATGTGCTTGTAACATTTTCATTATCCTTAATATCACCTTCCAAATGTAGGATTCTACGCTTGCCTACAAAACTTCTAAACTCATTTGGTGTAACTCGGTGCCACCTATCTAAACCAGGTGAAAACACCTCACAACACAGGTGTTCAGGGAATGGAAACTTAAGTTTTACAGTGTTACCTTTTTTTTCAGACATTCAATTGTTTCTTTTGCGGATGTGTGTAATATACCAATTCCTCCTTTAGATTCCCACTGCTCAATGTTATCTTTTCGATCATCAATCAAAATGTGAGAAGGAGCAGCATACTTTTGCTTGTTATGGGAATAAGCCAAATTCAACTTAACTCCTAACTTGTGGTTTCTAACCCACAACCGCTTACCTAACCGTGAGTGTTCTGCTCTTGAAGGGGAGGAAAGCAACTCAACGTAGAAGTTTTCAGTAATAAATTTAAATAGTTCCTTACCATCTTCCATCCAATCCATTCCTACCCAAAAACCTACTCCTCTACCATCAATAAGTTCCCAAAACTCATCTTTACCGTTTTTTTCAGTAAACTTTTTGGGACCCCAAGGGTGAATTTCGCTAAACTGCTTATCAAAGTCAGTAAGCACTCCATCCATATCACAATAGATCTTGGGCCGAAACTCTTTCGATACCGTAAGTGCTTCCTCTTCGGATAGCTCCAAACTGTTCATTGTTGTAAATTGGTTTTGCTTCATTTATATCTTCACTAAAATATGGATACCCTCTCCTCAATCCGGCAAACACCCTTGCATACTCATCTATTACATAAAATGGGCGTTTGCGTTCTTCTGCTATTTTAAGGTCGATCTCGTTCTCCTGGCGCCTCAGGTCGATGTACATAATTCTGGGATTTACGTTGGATTTCTTCTGCTATAAACCTTATATGCTGGAGGTGGGTAAATACTTCCTCAGTAACTTCAGAGAAGTGTTTGCGGTCAATTTCATTGAGTTGGTTAAGGATGTATTGTGCTTCCTTATAGATCTTATTCCTCTCCATCGAGCATCAGATTATTGTTTTCTAAAAAATACCAGAAACGTTCGAGCCATAGGGCAATTCGTACGTCATCAATGGTGTCGTCAAATTTAGCACCTTCAGCACGGGCATCTGCTACTTTCATGATACCGAAGTCAGCTAGATCACGTGCTTTGTCTTCATCACCACGTGCTAGTGCTTCACGTGCGTTTGCGTAACAATCAGAGACTGTCATTTTCATTTTTATGTTTTGTTTTACGGGTATATTTACTTTTGTCAGTATGTACCTTATTAGAGGGTTGGCGGAAATATTTACCCTCAGGTACACTAGCGTTTATGTTTTTCCGCTTTTTCATGCACCATAAAGATACGAAAGTTCCCGGCAAAAACCACATTTTCATATGACGGGATTATGAAAATTGATGATTAAAAACAAGATTTCGATTTCCTCCCCATTCATGCCACCAATGAAGGTATCCTATTGTGGAACATAATTTATCTTTTAATTTATCTACCCCACAGCAAATAGTTACTTTTTTATTATTTTTTAAGTAAAATTCTATATTTTGTTTGGTGTATTCAAGATCTTCTTGTGTATTTACTTTAAAAAAAGCATAATCTGCATCTTCCCTAAACTTGAAATACTCTATACCATAATCAAAAAACAGCTCCCTAATTCTATTTCTAGAACGGGGATTTAATTGAGAATTGTGGATATCAAATTTAAAATTTTGGGGATAATTATAATGATCAGATAATAACATACCCACCCACACATCATAACATTCATCATAGTAATGTTCAATAGAATCTAATTCTTCTAAGTTTATTTTAGAATTACGTTTTTCTATAAACCTACTATTTTCTTCAACCATAATTTGTAGTTCTTCACTAGGTCTTACTTTATGGGATACTGATGTGTTAGATTCTTGGGAGTAAGTATGTAATACTCTAGGGAGGAATAAGAGTTTTCCTTTAGTTTCCGTAATATACCCCTTAACAAGATCTTCTGCAAAACTATGTTTAAATTCTCCTTCTTTAGCAAATTCTTCTGTGGAACGGGTTTTTATTCTATAAGCTCTAGCATCTCCTAAACTTCTCCACATTTTTTTTCCTTCCTCTAGGTTATAGACCCCCTTATAATGGTTATCTCTATACCACTCAATTTTCCCTTTAATATGATTCTTTTTCATTATAGAAGAACAAGATATCATTTCTACTTTGGGGAATTTATCAAAATTATACTTATAAACTTCTAATAATTTAGGATGGGGGAAATCATCAACATCCTGTACTAGCATAATGTCTCCTGTAGAAATCTCGACAGGGGGGTTAAAGTAAAATTCTCTTTTCCATCTAGGTTTAATGTATTTTATCTGAGGGTGGAGTGAGGTGAAATCTATTAGGGTTTTTTCTATAGAGGAATCTTCACTAAAATCATCTGATATGATCCATTCCCAATTAGTGTAGGTTTGGTTTTTTATACCTTCCCAAACTTGATTTAAGTATTCTATATTATTATAGAACCCACTATATATAGTAAATTTCATTATTTTTTAACAATACAGTTAGTTCTCCTAAATTCAATATTATTAGTAAATACTAAATCTTCTTTATAATAATAATTCCCTTCTTTATTACTATTTAAAATAAAAATATAAGATACAGGGGTGGGTTTAAGAGGGTGTATACTTCCATCTTCATGTTCCAAACTACATGGATCTGGGAAAGTTCCCTCTTTAGGCCAAATCAAATATGAGTTTTTTTCAGAATAAAAATATATGTTTACTAAAGATTGCCCTAAAGTATATTTTCCATTAAAACTTTTATATACTCCTGAAAAGGGGATATCTTGTGTGTGTGGGAATTTTTGGTTTGAGTACTTCTCAATTGCCCATTTAAAAAAAGATTCACAGAACCAACCCTCTTTAAGGTTAGGATCATTGACTGTTCCCTCTTTATACAAATTAAGCACAGGCTCTATAGAATTTACATATGTGTTACAGGGAAGAGCAAATATATTAGTTGCAAAATTATAATCCTCCCCTTCTCCCCAAGGAAAAAATAAAGGATCTCCTTTTTCCCCTCTGTTAATAAATTTATAAAAGTTTTCTTCACTTAATTCTATATCATAGTTTAGATGATAAACATAATCATATCCTAAACTTTGACACAACTTAATTGCTTTAAGTATTTGGTGAAGATGAGCATAGCCATAATCCCATTCTACAAATTCCGCATAAAGATTTTCTCCCCACTCTATTTTAGGATCTACAAGCTCCCAAAATACAGCATACCTATTAGGTCTAGGATTTTCTTTAATATTTAAAGTATAATCTACCTTTTGTTGTATTTCTATAGGAATGGGGAAGTTACCCGCAAATATTACGGGTAACTTTTTATCTTGTAAAAAATCTACAAGTTTGTGAGCAATTTTTATTTTCTCACTATTGTTTATATGGGAAGTAACTAATATACAAGGACTCATGTCAATGTCATAACCTCAGAATGGTGATAGAATTTACCTCTTTTAAAATCGGCTTTTTTAATCCTACGACCTTTACCAGACTCTGCTTTTTGTACAAAGTAGTAAGGACCTTCCCTATCATCGTAGGCTACTTGGTTAATTTCAGCAGTAACAATATAATCATTACCCTTACGTGAGTCTGGGACTCGGACTTGTTCGAACATTTTCATTTTATAACTTATTTAGTTGTACCTAAGGTGGGACTCGAACCCACACGCCGAAGCACTAGTTCCTAAGACTAGCGTGTATACCAATTCCACCACTTAGGCAAATAACCCTTAGTGGGTCATTTTAGCTGTAGGCTCAACAGCTGCAAGGCTATCAAGCAATTCACCTACAGTCTCGATTGAGTCTGTATTAAAAGGCATTTCTACACCTGTAGTGTCCCACTGTAGGCTGTCAGTTGCACAGCTATCAGCCATAGGGGTTACACAGTTTTCGTCTTCGGTTCCTCCACAAGAGGCAAGAGCAACAATTGCTCCAATAAAAAATAGTTGTTTCATCGTTTTGTATTTTGGTTTGTTAAAATGTACCATGGTGGTACGTCTGATTTCTTTTTTGGTAGTTTTCTAAATGTTTGTACTTCGGGGTAATTATACCCTTCATGTAGTAATCTAACTGTTTTATCTTTGGTATTAATGTTAAGAACCTCTCCTTGGACCTCCTCGCCAAATAGAAAAAAATTTATAATATCTCCTACTTTCATTACCAATCCCTTTGACATTGCTTACGGGGGACCCTAGCATATCTAGTACGAATTCCATTGTTGTAGGAATTACCTCTTCCACTATACCTCATATGAGAAAATTTTCCATCATTAGTAAAAACAGCAGATTGGGTTCTGCTATTATAATAATAAGGAGAACAACTTGACAATCCAAGGGCAATAAACAACCCCAATAAGTAACTTAAATGTTTCATTTGTAATAAATATTTGAGGTTAGGGGTGGAATTGCACCACCGTAATAGGATTTGCGATCCTATACCTTCTAATCGGACACCTAACCATATTGCCCCAGCCAGCGCTGAGGACTTGTCCGTCTGGTATCTCGTCGGACCACTGAGATTCTATATTCTGGGTTATAGAAAACCTAGTCTCCCATATTAGACCAAGGGTTATTATGGGGTGATGTCTGTTCCCCTCTCTGACCCCAAGTATCAGGCCAACTGGGAATCGAACCCAGAGACATCGACTACTAGAATACTGCCATATCCGTTCGCACTTTTACCCCTCTCCCCCTGGCAGGGGGGAAATTGGAGCCACTAGTCGGAATTGAACCAACGACCGATGCTTTACAAGAGCATTGCTCTACCGCTGAGCTATAGTGGCTACATTCGCCTCACACGCTGTGATCCCGCTGGGACTCGAACCCAGGACCCTCTCATTAAAAGTGAGATGCTCTAACCAACTGAGCTACGGGATCAATAAATGAAGGAATGGGTAAAGAGTTATTCAGGCTCTTAAGCGCGACAAGCAGGCGGTTGTATTGGTAAATCATAATGGCACAAGAGGAGTGTTAAACCCGCATCCCATTAATCATTTCACTTCATGGCTGCTAACCCCAATTGAAGTTCACAATATCGCTTAGTAGAATTTAGTTCCACTATCACACAACCACACCCTAATAGGCCCACACCGGGCTTTCACCCCCTACAGCGCTTGCTGTAAGTCGAGCTACCTATTAACATGTGTACTTTATTCCCCTAATCATAGGAACACATTCAGTCATACCCCCCCGTGCGTGATCAGCGCGGTAGGGTTTCCTTCATTTGTAGGAACGGCAGGAATCGAACCTGCGACCTTCAAGATATAAGCTTGATGCTCTAACCAATTGAGCTACGTTCCCATATTGGTGCGTCATTTTATTACGCAGTGACGTCATCAGCGAATGCTATTTATTTCAATAAGTAAAGAACCTAGTACTCCCTACAGGATTTGAACCTGTGACCCACAGCTTAGAAGGCTGTTGCTCTATCCAGCTGAGCTAAGGGAGCATATTTTGTAGCGCTGGGGGGACTCGAACCCCCACGGACCTACGGTCCAACAGATTTTAAGTCTGTCGTGTCTACCACTTCCACCACAGCGCCATATTTTTATTTTATTTTTTAATGTACTTAAAGTAAGTGTAAGTATTAAAAATAACCAATAAACTCAAAAAACTCCAACAATAAATTTGAAAATCTGTCATTTCTCTGCCTTAACTTTACCCCATGAATATACGAACGGGATCTTACAACCCCAAATCCCTCGCGGGAAATTTTTTATTCTTCAAGATAAAGAATAATAATAAGGGTAATGATAACTAATCCAAACAAAAGCATATAATAATTAGCAGGCTCTGGGTCTCCGCTAATGATGATGTGCGTGTTTGCAATAAAGTTTAAAATAAAGAGTATTAATTGCAAAAGCAAAAATGCTGCCCCAAGAAAATTCAGGATATAGAAGACAAATGCATTCATTTTTATTTTATTTTTTAATGTACTTAAAGTAATTGTAAATATTGATAGGAATACAAACCCCAAACACAACTCCATAAATAATAATCCAAACCTGATCTGTCATTTCTCTGCCTTAACTTTACCCCATGAATATACGAACCGGATTTTCGGATCCCACATTTTGGGATGACTTTAAGATGACCTTATTTTATTTTTCTGTAATAATAACGCTTAAGATTTAAAATCTCTGCTTTAAGATTTTCATCTACTACTTGCACTTGTTGCTTATAACTTTTAAAATCATTAATTGACTTAATATAACGAGCATATCTGTAGACATAAACTTTATGAACGTCATCAACGAAGTCTTCTCGAACTTCATACATCATATCATTAAGTAGAGTAAACGAGAAGTATGTCTTATGATTAGGATTCCAAACTATGAACGGCTTAGCTTCATCAAATTGCTCAACGTCGTAAGCGTAATAGCTAGTACTCATTCTGTACTCATCGAACTTTGAAACGTAATTAGTACTCATGTTGCTTTTTTTTCTTCGCGTTAAATATACGATGAAAGATCAGCAATTCCACATTTTAGGATGACTTTAAGATGACCTTCTTCTTCCTTTTTTAGGCTCAATACCCAACTGCCTTTCCAATTCACGCAACTCACGGTTCCGCTTGACTTTTTCCTTACCAACAGCAACCTGCTGTTTGCTAGGGACTCGGTCCTCCATCTCACCACGGAACTCCCTCATGAACTCCTCGCAGTCACGGCGGTCCATTTTTCCGCCATAACGTACTGCCTCTTTATAATGCCTAGCAACAGCTTCAGCATTTCCAGTAATCATAGCATAGGCTAGTTCAGCCATCCTACCATGGTAGTTCCGCTTACGGCGGCGATTGTTGTGATTACGCATTTTTTAGTTCTTTAATATGTTTACACTCTCTAGTTTTCGATCTCCAAACACCTGGGCAGTTACAACTAAATGTAATTTTTCCAGTGGGTAAAGTCACCTTACGTGCCTCATAGGTAATATCAGGATTACTCTTAGAAGTAAACTCCATAACTACCATATTTGGCTCTTTTGGCTTAACCTCAGGACGTTCCCATTTAATGTCACTCAATTTGGTTTCAGGATGTACCTCTGTCCAAGTAGGCATAATGTATTTTTTACCATCCATCACTATAAGTGAAGGGGGCATCCAATCGTGTTCATGCTCATATGTCAAGCGTTGCACATTCACAAACTTGTGTCCTTTAGGTTTATACTTAAATTGTGAAGAATCTTGTACTACCTCTCGGTATTTACCGTCTTCCCAAATTTGAAAAATCGCCATTGCTTAAACTTATTCCATAAATATAAGAATAAATTTTTAGGCTTCCCCGGTTTTGCTATGACGATTTTATGACTGACTTCTTTATCTTCCTTTTCTAATTGGTCTTCTAAAGTAACCATCATACACATTCCATTAAGCATCATGGGGTAATAAGCCGCTACAAAGGCTAAATCTTCATCAGACATAGCCTCCATAGCCTGCTTAGCTGTCACTATTTGGGGGTCAACGTTTACCACGCTTACCACTGTAGTAATCTTCCAAGTCCTCTTCTTCTGGTGGGAGGTAACCTGGTTTTTTGGGTTTTTTCTTCTTGCGCTCCTTATAAGCAGGAGACTCATGTTCCATAAAACGATCCCATTTTTGGAACGCATCTAACCTTTGGTGTGGGCTATTTTTGCTCATCGTCCTTGACCTCTATAGGCTTTTTTATAGTTTTTAGAATTTTTATTTTTGCTGGTTTTTGTTTTAGCGTGAACACCAGGGCGGCTCACTTTGTTGGTGCTGGGGGCATTTTCCAATGCGCTGATTTTCCTAGCCATTTTTTGATTTTAAATAGTTTATTGCTTCAGTTATTTTAATACAATCTTCGTATTCTTCTTCACGCTCATAATGAGCTAAGTTTGTTCCTAAGATATCAATAAATTCATCTGTTTCCATTGATAATGTATAAATAGCTCCTTCTTCCTCCACTTCTACTTCAAACACAGGAATTTGTTTTTTCTTAGTATCCAAATTATTTAGTATCTTTTCTACAATTCCTTTAGCAAGCATAAAATCTTTAGTTTTAGCCATATTAAGGAATTCTTCATACGTTCCTACCTTTATGTGTTTCACGTACGGCATATCAAAATAGATCAAGGTAATCTCCTTTTATTTGTTTTGACTTGAATTTAAGCATCTTTTCGTCATTCTCCAAACTTTTTGTCGCAAGCTTTTCAAGATGTTTACGTTTTTGTCCATCGTAATCGTCTACTAATTTTTGATGCTTACGCTTTTTCATACTTAAAGTATTTTATAGTAAAGTTACTAAGTGGTATTTCTGAATAGGGCATATCCTGTGTAACATGGTTATTTATTACAACATTCATTTTAGTATTATTTACCTGTTTCATTACAACTGGATCACTTATTACACGGACTAATCTGTCATTGTAATAAAACTTTAATGAGTCTAAGCTCCAATTTAATTTGTACTTTAAGAAGTGTTTTGTGGGATCTTTAAAGCCCATAAAATGACTTTTAGGTCCCCACATTTTATTTTTACCCTCTTCAGAGTAGTGTACATTTGTATCTATATGCCTACAAGCCCAAGGTTTGTTCCAATTAAACCTATGATAATTTGGTTTTTTATGAGAATAACCTTCAAATATATCAATTTCAGGGGGCCAACTGTCCCAACTCCACATCCAAAAAGCAGGCCATAAGTTCTTACCATATGGTAATTTAGCTTTTATTTCAAATATGCCAGGACCAAATTCAGTAGCACATGATACCAAACCTACACCTACTTTAGGTCTAATTCCTAATTCTTTAAACTCCTTAGGGTTGTATTGGGTTTTTAAAGTTAAATAGTTTTTTAATGTAATTTGAACTGCACTAGGATCATACCAACAATAGGGTTTATCCTTGTGTACCTGTCCCCACCTTTCTTGGGTTAACCATTTATATCCTGACCATTCTATTACTTTGCTCATATCCTTGATATCAAATCTAATTCATCTTTATCTTCTAAACCTAGTTCTTTTAGGCGTTGAAGGTGATAATCATCAATTTCCCAATCTACTTGACCTTCATTAACTGGTTTATATTCCTCCATTGTTTGGATTTGTTTGTCACTAAATATGTCCCCAACTGTTAAAAAGTAACAATTATAACAAAGGAGTTCTACGTTATCTAATTTATAATTTTTTTTATTATTGTCTTTAAAGTTCATTATTAACGGAACTTTGTAATCTAACACCCTGCGTTCATTAAATGAACAATTTGAACAACAATCCTCTAAATAACCCTCCCCTATCATTCTCTCACGAATTTTAGCAGCTGAAAAGTGGGAACTATCAACTCTACCTTCTATAATGTCTAACACAGCAGGTTGTTTTACACTACCATTTAAAAACTTGGGTATACCTTTACCTGCTTGGTTTTTATGTTGTTCAAATAGGTCTGGGTAACCTTCTTCAGTGGCTTCATAATTTTTGGCCCATTTTTTGTAGTGAATGTAGGAAACACCTAAGTAACGAGCGGCTGCACGGTTAGACATAGTCTTATTCATAGCTGCTTGTATCTGTTGTTTACTTAGGGGTTTTGCCTTGGGCATTTTTATCTATTTTTATTTTTAGATCTACTAAGTATTCCCACAATTCTTCTTTAGTATTAAACATATATTCAACACCTTCATCATCTAAAAAGGGTACTACTCGTTTATTATCGTCAAATCTTGTGTATACATAAAATAGTATAGCTTCTGCAGCAACAGGTTCAAAGCAGAAATGGACTAGACTTTCTATAACTTGAAAGTAAATATCATCAATTGTTGATATATCTATTTTAAATTCATCGTACAATTTATGTTGACGCTGCCAAGCTTCCTCAAATAAACCTATTATACGAATAAACTCATTTTTTATTTTAGCTTCAGTGTCTGCCTTATCACTAGTAAGGTGAACAGTGGTTCCTAAAATAGATTCAAGTATTTCCTTTATTTCTTTTTTCTGCCCCATTAACCTTTTGTTTTAACTTAACCAATTTAGCACACTTATCATAATCTTCTTGTTTCTCGTAAAACTTAATAACTCCTTCAATAGCAGCTTTAAAATTACGTCTGTATATTATTACTGAACATTCTAAATTAGGTATGTGGATTATTTTAGCTTGAGTAAAGTTAGTCTCTAATGCTTCTTCTATCCCACTTACAACTTCATCAAATAATAGCTTGTGGAAATCCTCAGATTCAGTTAGTATATCTAAATCTTCTTTATCATCATAAAGTATTTCCACAGCAAGGATTTCACGTTTTTTATTTTCCTTATCCATGGTTATAAATATTTAGAAATCTAACATTTTAGAGTTATTGTCTGGGTTGTGTTTAGCCCATTGCCCCCATTTGTACTTAAAATATTCGTGGCAAAGTTGTTCTTTTTGCTGTTTGTTAATTTTTTCTTCATAAGTAGCTTCTGTGCCATATGAAACAAAGTGATAAAAATGGCACTCGTAAGTTCTTAACATTCTTAATCCTGCTATCTCACATTTAAGAAAAAAGTCCCAATCAACAACCCAAGCACCAGGATAAGATTCATCCCATCCCCCTATTTTCATATAATCCCATTTATTCATAAAAATAGGTAAGGTACACCCAGTTTCTTCAACTTTACTTTCTTCTATAATACTTTCTTCATACTCCCAAAATGCCTTTAAATCAAACTTTTTAGGATCCCTACCTAAATTTTTAATATGCATCTGTTTGAACATGCTAGGAATAGGTTCAATTTGATTGGGAGTAACTACAGATCCAGGAGAATAACTTGCTATTAATGCTATATCCCATTGGTCTGGGAATACATTGTCATCGTTGACTATAAGGATTTTGTTTGATGTAGCATTAAAAACTCCTAAGTTAGTAGCCCTGCTAAGACCCACATTTTCTTCTAAGTTAAGGATTTCAATGTGTTTTTTATACTTTTCAAGGATCTCTTTATTTAGATCATAAAAACCATCTACTACTACTATTATTTGATTCTTTTCAGTTTGACCTTCAATAGCAGATTTTAAACACAGATCTAAAACTTCAGGTTCTTTATAAGTAGGAATAATTACAGAAATCATATTTTAAAATTATTTTATTAAGAAGTAATTTTTATGCTATATAGTTCACCTTCAAATAAAGTTGTAGTAAGGTAACCTAATAACCTTTCGAACCCATGGGCTAAACTACCATAGCGGTCATATCCCTCTTCAAATTTAGGAAGGAGAGAAGGAATATCTATTAAATTATAAAGATTTTTCATATAGAGATCATTTACTAAAAACATAGTCCCAGCAAAAAAAGGAGGGGCAAGTCTTTTATCTTTAAATACTAAAGTAGAGTCTGTGTTGAGGAGTTTTAATGCTTTTTTTATAAAGGGAAGAGCATCTAGATAATTTACGTTATCTAAAGTTTCACTAAATAACCAAGGAGCAGAACCTACCATACAGGGGACCGTATTAGATGAAAGCTCAGAAAGAGCAGTAACATATTGCATATTACTATGTAAAAAGCTATCTACTAATTGAGTTCTCCACATTTCTCCTAACTTAGGGGTATGAATAGACTTTTTTCCATGGATCTTTATATAATATTTATAAGGAATTGACTTAATTTGATCACAAACATGTAAGAAAGGAGCTACATCTAACCCTTTATTTTCTACTAAAAATACTTCTTTACTATACTTACTAATATCTTTTATATAGGGGGTATTTAAATTGTTTACACTAACATACAAATCAGTTTTAGGATTATTTTGCAAAATAGATTTTAACCTAACTCTAAACCAAGGCCACAAATCTTGATAGTGTAAATGTAAAATAATAGCTACTTTCATCCTATTTGTGCATATCTATTATTTTGAAAAACTTGTCGTTCTATTTCTTTATTATGAATAATACTAAAATGTTCTTCCATAGGTAAAGTAACATAAGTTTCATAACCTTTAACCATCCCATGTACTTGATGTCCTTCCCACTGAATTTTGGAGGAATTTTTATATATTCTTTTTTGAGGGTCAGGCCAGTTTACCCATCCTTCAGGTGATACCTGCCATCCCCATTGTTTAGTGTGTTGGGGGGTAAGACCTTCTACTATGTTTTTTCTGGGGGTAATTAATAAATCAACAGGGTTCTCTTTAAGGATATTTTTTAGGTTAATTAGAAGAATCTCACTAGGAATCTCATCAGCATCTAATTGAAATATGTAGTCCCCAGTACATTTAGTTTGGAGGTAATTTTTATTTTCTAAAAAGTTTTGTTTAAAATCAAAAGGATAGTAATCAATGTCATCTTCATACTTTTCAAGAACTTCTATAGTCTCATTAGTAATCCGATTCTTATCATATACTATTACAATTTCATCTTCATTGTCAATTTTTTCTATTAAATAAGAAATTAAATTATCTATTTCTTTATCTTCATTACATACTGTAAGGCCGTAACTTATTTTCATTTTTTTTCTTCTTTAAACATACCAATATAATCAAGAGCTTCCATATAATCGTGTTCGGCAAAGTGTTTTAGATTTTGCATATCCATTTTATAAGTTTTTTCACTTTGATCTTCAGAAAGAGCTTTTACAGCAGCCCATCTCCATTCTTTAACATTTTTACCATCAGCATACACCATTCCTTTTTCAGGATTATTAGTAGCAGAAGGCATCCAATTTAAACCTTTATCATCTACATAAATAAGATCCTTATACAACTCGGGAAGTATTTCTATTTGCTCACTAAGAAATGAACTGCCAGATTGCATTAAAGTATTAGTTGTAAATCCACACCCATAACATAAACTTATAACGTAATCCGCCCCCATTTCTTGTTCGTAACAAGCATCGCTTCCACAACGAGGACATATTGTTAATTTATCTTTCAACATTTTCTAATTTTTTAAGTTTAGGTAATTTCAAACTAATTTCATTAGGGACATCAGGTAAGTGTTCTTCCATTATTACCTCTAAAGCTTGTTTCATATTTCCATAACTAAAATGGTTTTTACTTTTATGGTATTGGAGTAATGCCTGTTTTTTATATTTAGGATAGTTATCAAAAACATCTTTTAAATAGGAAACTGCCTGAGAGGGTTCTACTGAGAACCAACTTCCTTCTTTAAGGAGAATGTTTTTTACTAATGCACTATCATGTACTTTAGTAAGCTTTCCTTCTAACAAAGTAGTAAATTTACTATCTAAAAAATCAATATGGCCACTCCAATTAGTAGTAATAATAGGTTTTTTAGTTAAACTAAATTCTAATAAGGGTCTACCAAATCCTTCCCCTTTAGTTAAAGATATCATAGCTTTAACTTTTTTATGATTGTAAAGATTATTCATCTCTTCATCAGTAAGTTCACCATGAAGTAAATAAATATTAGGTAAAGTGTCTGCTTCTATTGTTTTTTTAATTTCATCTATTTTATCTAAGATCATTTCTCTATCCATATAAGATGCACCCGCCCCACTAGTTTTTAAAATTAATGCAGGTGTTTTTTTCTGGTTTTTGAATGTTTCGTAGAAGAGTTTTATCATTAGGCCTACATTTTTCCTATCTTCTCCTACAACTCCTTGCATCCAATGTCCTACAAATAAGTAAGCAAATTGATCTTTTATATCTTTTAAATCAAATTTATTAGTTTCTTTTGAAGGAAAATATTTAGTTAAATCCGCTCCTTCAAATAATACTTCTATAGGTTTTTCTATATATATTTCAACAGGAGTATCTCCTTCTTTATGTTCAAATCTAAGGTTTTCAAATGTATTTTTGGAATGATTTGAAGATACTAAATTTAAATCCATTCTATTTAATCCCTGGATCCATGAGGGATCACATACGGTGGTTTCTATGCCGGCAGTAATTCCAATATTATATTCCCCTACAGGTTGGAATTCATTAGGTACACTAATTTGAGCCCACACTTGGGGTTTCGCAGGAAGTTGATTACCTGGAGGAAGAAGGTGGGGTTGTATAAATCCCCATTCCTCTAAATTATTTTCTATAAACCCCCAAGGGCAACTCCCCCATCTTTGGGGTAGAACTTTTACATTATATTTGTCAAGCTCAATAATAGCTCTAACTAAATCTCGAGAACGTGCTCCATAACCTGAGTAAGTGTCTATGGGGCAACTTATTATAAATAAAGGTTTCATTAATATTCTAATTTATGGGGTGTTACTTTTGGTTTTCTAGTGTCTATTTTGATTAGTTCATACCTTTCTCGGGGCTTCCAATTTTTAAATAATGTATCTATATTATCTATAATACGGTAGGACATTTTTTCTGCAGTGAATCCTGCTTCATCACTTAGAGCCCACTTTCTTCCTATTTCTCCTTTAATTTTTCTTTCTTTAGCCCCCATTTCCCATACCTCAAATAATCTATTAGCGGCATCACTAGAATCACATCTATCATCAAAAATATAAGGGGTAGGAGGGGAACCTTGGATTGAAATACTTGAAGGGAAAATAGGAAAGGCCCATTCTCCATGTTGGGTATATGTTTTTCTATGGTTTGAAGGTATTTTCTCATTAGGGGTAAACCATTTTCCTTTATTATCTATAAATCTCATTTGGTCTTGCATTCCCCCGGTAACATTAGCTACTATAGGGTTACCTACAAGTAAAGCTTCGGTTAAACTTAACCCCCACCCTTCATTAGATGTAAGTTGGATCTGAACATCAGAGCAATTATATAGAAAATTCATATGCTCAGTATCCAATTTATCCTCTACAAATAAAATGTTATACTTTTTATCATCCCCACACAAAGTTTCAATAACAGCAGGTAAATTGGTACCATTAGGATCTATCCTTTGGGTTTTTAATATTAGAAGACATTTCTCAGCTTGCTTGGGAGTAAGTTTATCAACGAATTGTTTATAGGCCCAAATAGTATCTGGTATCTGTTTACGCCTAATGTTTCTAGAGTTGTAAAGGGTAACAAAATCATATTCTTTGCCTTTAAAAAGCTCAGTTTTAAACTCTTCAAGCTGAGTGGCTTTTTCGTGTGATTTGTCGATAGGGAAAAATATTTTATGATTTAGCCCATGGGGAACATAAGAAATAATTTTATTTTTAGCTTTATCTCCTAATACTAATTTATTTATATTAACAGTCTGTTTTGAAATGCCCATTAACAAATCACATGATTCATAATATTCTTTATTATACATTGGGGCTGGGAAGTCGTCCCAAATATTTAAATAAATAATAGGAATATTTTGCCTAATTTCGTTTTCCATTTGAAACAACCAAGTCCAATATCTGGGGTCAGTAAATATAAAAATGGCATCAGGCTGCTCTCTTTTTATAAAGAACCTCACTGCATCGGGGTTCCCATACCCATTACTAGGGTATATAGTTACTGAGGTGTCTTCTAATCCTGTTATTTTATTGGTTTCAGGGCTTAAATCTATAATTTTTCCTTCTTCAGGGTGTTGTATTGCTGCTCCTATATTTACCCAATTATAGTGATGGCAGGTATGGAGCACCATTTCTTTGGCTATAGTCCCTATTCCCGAATGAGTCCTAATATCATCACACATTAGGAGTATCTTTTTACGTTCCTCTTTGGGAACATATCCTTTCATTTTCGTAACCATTTTGTTTTTTTATTATAAATCTAAACTATTGTGATTGTGGATTTGACGTTTAAAGTCTTCATCAGTAAGATACAAATGAACACAACGGTCAGCAAGTTTTTGAAAAGAAAACTTATGTCTAACACATGCTACTTTAAATTCTTCAAATAAATCACTTTGAATTTTTACGCTTGTTAATGTTAAATCTTTTTTCATAGCTAATATATTTTGATATAAATATTCGCGAAATTAAAAAGATGTGTTTCGGGTATAACCCTCCTCAAAATGATCAACAGTTAACTTATTGATAAATACAGGTTTTAAATCATGTTGTTTCATCCAAGGGTTAACTCTATTATAAAAATTTATATCTCCAGGTTCACGTCTTCCATAAAAATATAAAGGGTCTCTTCTTCTTAAAGGTATAATTCTATAGTTAATACAAGTACTAGAATTAATTATATTAATAGGAGTTGGGGGGAGATTAGTATAAAGTTCTGGGGGGTTTTGGCGGGGTAAAACACCATTTAGGTATTTGGATTTAGTATAAAGAAATGGAGATTGAGTAGTTTCTATTGCTGTAGCTAAGGTTTCTAAATGATCAGGAAAATAAATATCATCGTGGTCTAATTTACAGATATAATCATAACCTTCGTTTATAGCATATTCTATCCCTATGTTGGTACCGTGGGCACCCCCACTATGCCATAAATCCTCTCCTCCTTTAGGATACCTTTTCCTTTCTACAGCCACTGGAAGGTTAATGGGTAGGGTTTTATTTGGGGGGCAAAGTTTAATTATTTGTTCAAATTCTGCTTTGTCTTTGTAATTATCTCCTATTAAGTATATTTTCCAATTTTTATATGTTTGGTTAAAAACACTTTGTAAGGTATTTTTTATATAACTAAATGTTTTACCATCAGGTCTATAATAAGTAGTTACAACTATTGCTAATTTAGGGTTACTATATTTTTTATTTATAAGTTCCATAGTGGAATTCCTTTAAGGTTGGGTTCAATGTTTTTTTTCTTTTTAGCAGGAATTCCTATATAAACTCCACTATCTTTTATGTTTTTAATTACTACACTTCCTGCTCCTAATATTATATTATCTGATTGGAGTTCTATTCTAGGGTTTATGATGGTGGCACAACCTAAGAAACAATTATTAGATATCTTAACAGAACCCCCTATAGTAACATTATTAGCAAAATGTACATTTTCTCCAATTTTAGTTCCATGACCTATACAGCAACCAGGAGCTAAGTTAACATTGTCTTTTAAGGTTGTGTATTCATTTGCTGATCCTCTTACTATTGAAGTATTACTACCAATAATACAGTTGTTTCCTATTTTAACTCCACCTAATTGTCTTAAAAAAACTTTAGTAGCCCCATCCCACACCCACATCATACCTTCGGTTCCAATACTGCAATTAGCATCTATCCTTGTTCCATTTCCTACTTCAGTTTTAGAATAAACTACAGAATTAGGGCCAATAATTACATTATCACCAATTACAACACCATCACCAATTACAGCTGTAGGGTCTATAGAACAATTATCACCCTTAATATATGATTTTTTATCAAAAGTGTATGGGTATTTTACTTGATGGGATAACCTATAAAATTCTAGTTGGGGATTTTTTACAATAACTTGTACTACATTATTTAATCCTTCAAATTTTTGTTTGCAAAATAATTTACAATTTTTTAAATGTTTTACATGTTCAGGATTATCACCTACATAATAAGTAATCATTCCTTCTTTAGTATTAGGTAAAATTGATAATATCATTTATTGTCCTTATATTTTTTAGCGGGAATCCCATACCAAATTTCATCTGCAGGAATATCATTTCTTACTTGGGAATTAGCACCTATAATTGAATTATTTCCAACTGATGTATCAGGCATTAAGGTTACATTTGCACCAATTAGCACAAAATTACCTATACCTTTTACAATTTTTGTTGAATTTTCTTCAAGGTTTGGAGTGTCGGTTAATACAAACCCATATTTAATTACACAATTTTTCCCAATAGTAGCGTTTGCTGAGATTGTGCATCTGCTTCCCATAGAGGTTCTATCACCCACTACGACGTTATTTCTAATTTCACAATAAGCAGTAAATGAACAATTCTTACCAATCTTCGCACCAGTCCTCACAATGCAAAACGGACCAATTTTAGTGTTATCACCAATTTCTACACCATCTTCTATTAGTGCTAGGGGATGAATTTCTACATTTTTACCTATTTTTGATTTGTTTGATATCATTTCTTATATATTTCAAATTTACTTAAATCGGGATAAGGTAGTTCCAAATCTTCATTGTGTTTCTTACCACCACCCATTTCATAGAATTGTCCCATAAGTAACAACCCCCTAGCTGCAAGTTCCGGCATCATGTAAAAGTTCCAACCTAACATATCAAAGTTATCTTCGTGATATGAACATTCTCTTCTTCCACTATATCTAGCTCTTTTAAACCATAAATAAGCCTCATGTGAGTCAGTTAATATAGCACCACCTTTAGATAGCTTAAAATGTTTATAAGGTCCAGTGAATGAAATACACATATGTGTGTTAGGTAAATACATGTCTGCTGTAAATCTTAGAGCAGAATCCCATACGTTAGAGCCCTCTAATTGGTATGCTCCTTTTATGGTCTTTCCTTTTACAGGTTTAAATTTAACTTTCCCCCCAGCATGAATAATTTCACAAGGGACTGATGGGTAGGTTCTAGAAGGAATAGTAATTTCTTTTCCTTCTATATTTTCATACTTTAAAGCTAAAAATAAAGCATTAGAAGCATTATCTACCGTAATAGCATACCTTGCTCCTGTATAATCTGCGAGTTTGGCTTCAAACTCTTCAGTAATTTTATATATCCCGTTGGCCATTTTTAATATTTAACTTTAATTATAAATTCGTTGCTTAACTCTTTAGAAGCAGGTTTAGCTTTAAATTCATTTTTTAAAGTTCCAATTATTTCATAATTGGGGTCTAACTCTTTTACTATATGATCTACAGCTGGTTTTACTTCAGGGGAGTGTTTAAAATCTAAGTAATCATCAAATATAATATAGCCTCCTACAGGAACTAAATCTTTATAGTTATAAAAATCATCAATTACAGCTTGATAACTATGATCCCCATCAATAAACAAAAGATCAATTACAGGGAATTTATTTTTTACAATATTAATAGTAGAAAGATTACGAGAACTACCTTTAAAGTATTCCCAAGTATTATGTTCCTTTTTATATTTAGCTACATTTGCTTTAGCTATTTCTGGGGGGATGGGGCTTCCTATATCAATAGATAAGCAATTGGTAGGATAGGGGTGGGAGGTCATTAAACATGCTGACCCTCCAGCAAAACATCCTATTTCAACATAATTAATAGAATCTTTCCCTAAAAAAGTTCTTAAATCGTATAATATATGATAATGATGATGGAAAGTATGACTCTCCATATTATTTGAAATAAATTCAACTAATTCTTTAGACTCTTGAGTAATTATTTGTTGCATAACTCTTTATTATTATTAAAGGGACACCATTCACATAATTTAGATACAATTTTTGGGTGCTCCACGTTTAAATGTTTCCCTTCAGAAGAAAAACACTCAGTAATAAACTCATCTAATATACGGTCTGCTTTTTTAAGTTTATTTCTACCTGCAGCGGGTCTATGTTGTTGTACTCTATGAATTGGGTAATCACTATTTTCCCATATTTTTCTACGCACAATAAAGAATTCCACTTCTATATTTTCAAGCGGGATACCATATTGTTCATTAAAGAACTTCTTATAAAGCACAAGCTGCATTTGCTTGTTTTCGTCTTTTTTAGCTGTATCGTTCCATCCCCTAGTAGACGTTTTTATATCGTATACATAAAATTTGTTTGTGGGTTCATGGTATAATACGAGGTCAATAAAACCTTTGTATACTAAATTTCTACCAACGTTCATTACAATTGGTAACTCGATTCCTGCTAGATGCCAACCACGATTACCAAAGTATTGTTTACGTTTTTTCTTAAGAAAGTCAAGTATTGCTACACCATCTTCAAAAAACTCTCGTAGTTCTTCTGGGGAGGAATAATGGGTGTCTTTATTTTGTTTGTATCCTTCTTTATACAATCCTATAAATTTTTCTTGAAATAACTCCTCTAAATTCATAGCATCTGCTTTTACCCCTGACTGTTCATATAATACAGTAAGCCAATCTTGGATTACTTCATGCATTGCCGTACCAAAAGTAAAATGGATAGATTGTTCATTTTGATAGTGTCCATCTTTGTACTGGAGTGCCCACTTGTGTGGGCAACTCCTGTACATAGACATTTGCGAATAAGAAATTGTCTTTTGGTAAGCATAATTTACCTCAGGCAATTCTTTATTCTGTATCTCCTTGAGTATTTGGGGCTTCTTGGCCATATATTTTTTCTAATTTCTCTAAATAAAGTATGGCATCCATTAACTCTTCTTTCATATGAGTGACCCATTCGGGGAATTGTAGATCTCCTCGATCCATGTTAACTCCATACTTTTGTTCACCCATTTTAGAACGGGTTTCAAATTGTTTAATTACTGAGGTAACTATGCTATCCATTACTTAAATAATTCTTTAATTTCGTCTTTTTGTAAGCCCTGTTGTTGTAGTGCTTCCTTAATATACTTTTTATCAAGTATGTTTATCCAATCTACTGCTTGAGCGGTAGAAACTTCATAGAGGGAAGCAATTGTTTCCACTAATTTTTTATTGGGTTGTTTCATACTTGATTTAATGTATTTTAACCAAACATTTTGTTTAGGGAGTAAACCACAATACACTGTATAGTATTTTTTCTTATCAGTGTAAGGTATGGTTTGAACATAATTTACCAACTCAACAAAGGGTTGGTGCATAGATAAAAAACGATTAACCATATAAGGATTAAAGGACTCCCTCTCTTTATCCGAGAAGGAGTCCCAATCTCGTTTCTTACCTGTTAACTCTTTGAGCCAATCAAAAAGTGTCATACTCGTCTCTCAATTCAGATGGGAGAGTTTCCGAGTAAATTTTTCCTGTGGCCCCATCATAAAATACTGGAATGGGGAGGACAGCATCCTCACCACCTGTAATAAAACGGGATACTTTACGCAAGACAAATCCTTGCTTAAATATTTGGTCCCCATTTTCAGTAGTGATTGAGGTAGTTTTGCTCAAATCAAGTTGTGGTTGTTGAGCTGTCATTTCTGATTTCTTCATAGTTTATTGTTTTAATTTCGTTGCAAAAATAATATAATTCTTCTTTTTTAAGCACTGTGTCACAATGCCAGTATTGTTTTAATATGTTAGGATCTATTTTATCAGTAACCTTAGCGGTACGATACAATAGAAACATTCGTTCTCCAAATTCAAATATGTCTTTATATAACAACTTTACCAGAGATTTCAAGTAGTTTAGAAATACATGCCATTATGTTAATTTCCTTATCAATTCGGAAATTTGAATGGTACATATATTCTTCAATAATAATAATTGCTTCTGCAGGACGTGATGTGTATTCGTCCATACGCTCATATAAAGCTTTATATAGCGCTTCAAAATCATTTACATTGGAATCTGCAATTACTTGTCGAATTTGTTTAAATGAATTTGGATTAACCAATAATTCAATAACTTTATCAACATAATTGGATGATACAAGTGTTTGTTTATCTAATACAAGCTCACCATCTTTAGTAGACATTTGGCATACGTTAAGCATTTTACGTACATCTGGGTAATATTGGTTTACAAGATCTTTAAGATGGTCAGTGCTATGTTGTACATTCTCTTTAGATAAGATATTAAAAAGGTGTGCAGCAACAGCACCTTTAGTTGGGGGTACAATTTTAAGTACTTGGCAACGTGACTGTAGAGGATCAATAATACGCTCTACGTAATTACAAGTTAATATAAACCTTGTACTTTTAGAGAACGTTTCAATGACATTGCGGAGAGAAGCTTGTGCCTGGATAGTAAGAAAATCAGCCTCATCCAGAATAACCACTTTAAGTGGTTTAAACGACATTGTGCTAGCAAACCCCGATACTTTATCCCTAATTGTTTCAATACCTCTTTCATCGCTGGCATTAATATAAAGGTGCTCACAATCAAGATTCTTAACCAAAAGTTTGGCGAGTGTAGTTTTTCCTGTACCAGCGGGTCCATAGAAGATTAGATTTTGTATATCGTTCTCTTCTAAATATCGTTTAACAATATTTTTTAGATGCTCATTGCCTACATAATTTTCAAGTACATTGGGCCGATACTTTTCTACCCATAAACTATTATTAATAGCCATCTCCATAAAAATCAAATGTTTTGATTGGTTCCTGTTCTATTTCTACTTCTACTCTATCTACAGCATACAAAGCACTTCCAATAGGATCTAAATAAAATGCTTTGTTAAATTTAGTTTTTTGAAAATATGCTTCTAATGTGTCTGTAAGTGACTCATAAATAGTACTACTATCACTAGTAAGGGACCACCGGTCTCCCGGTGGTACCCTTTTAGCGATTAGTTGCTTTTGCTCTACTGTTTCAAATTCAGCCATTGGCTAAAATTAATACATTCCAGACATAGCTCCAACCTCATCTTGATTTTCTTGAGGTTTATTAACTACAGTACATTCTGTTAACAAAATAGTACCTGCAATTGAAGCTGCATTTTCGAGAGCACAACGCGTAACTTTGGTAGGATCAATAATACCTTTTTTAAGGAAATCATCAAACTTACCAGTTTTAATATTGTAACCTATATTAGCATTTTCAGCTGATGTAGTACTAAATTCGATGCGGGGAGCATCTTCTATACCAGCATTTATAAGGATTTGTCTAAAGGGTTTACGCAGAGCTGCATTCATAATAGCACATCCTAGTTTTTGGTCATCGTTAGTAGTTTTACACGTTACGTTTTCACTAGAACGAAGCAATGCTACTCCCCCACCAGGTACAATACCTTCTTCAATAGCCGCTTTAGTAGCTTGAAGAGCATCATCAACTCTATCTTTACGTTCACGCATTTCAGTTTCAGTGTTCCCACCTACATGGACAACAGCTACTCCACCTGTAAGTTTAGCTAAACGCTCTTGGAGTTTTTCAGTTTCAAAAGGTGAAGTAGAATTTTCAATTTGAGATTGAAGTTGGGCACACAGCCCCTCAATAGCTTCTTCGGTACCTGCACCATCAACAAGAGTAGTTGATTCTTTAGTGACAGTAACTGTACGGCACTCACCTAACCAATTTAGGTCAAACTTATCAAGTTTCATACCTTTGTCTTTATCAACAACAGTACCACCTGTAAGGGTAGCCATATCATTCATAAGCAAAGTACGACGATCACCAAAATCAGGGGCTTTAACACAGCATACGTTCAAAATACCTCTCATTTTATTAACAACAAGTGTAGCAAGTGCTTCACCATCAATATCTTCAGCAACAATAAGAAGTGATTTAGCTTGCTGTGATAGATTTTCAAGGAGGGGGAGCAAATCTTTTACAGTAGTAATTCTACCGTTATAAAAAAGAATAGCTGCATCCTTGAGTACACAACTCATATTGTCATTGTTAGTAACAAAATAAGGTGATTTATAGCCCCTATCAAATTGTAGGCCCTCTACTGTTTCAAGGTAGGTTTCACCTGTACGTGACTCTTCAATAGTTACTACACCATCACGTCCAACTTTTTCCATAGCAGTAGCAATCAACTCACCTACCTCTTCATCATTATTAGCTGAGATAGTAGCTACCTGGCGGAGTTGCTTTTCGCTAGAAATATCTTGAGATATCTCCCTAAGATAATCTACATGGGCTTTAACACATACATCAATACCACGTTTAATCTCTACAATGTTATGTCCCTTATCACTGTAGCGCATACCTGCATTTACAATTTCACGGGCCAGCAAAGTAGAAGTGGTAGTACCATCACCTGCTTGTTCAGCAGTTTTAATAGCAGCCTGCTTAACCATTTGAGCACCCGTATTTTCAACAGTATCCTCAAGTTCAATAGCTTTAGCTACAGTTACTCCATCCTTAGTACTTTGGGGAACACCTTGTTCATTTTGGATAACAACATTACGACCATTTGGCCCCAAAGTAGTTACGACTGCATCTGCGAGTTGATTAACCCCACTAATTAATTTTTTACGGGAGTCGTCTCCGTAGTTTACGATAGTTGTTTTATTCATTTTTCAATAATTCCTAAAATTTTATTTTCTTCAATCATGTAGTATTCCTGCCCTTCATAGTCTACTTTAGTAGGACCCATTTGGGGAAGAAGTGCAATATCCCCTACTTTTATAGTAGTCTCAATAAAGTGTCCCATACCTGAATAGTAACCAGGACCAACAGATACTACTTCACCTTTAAGGTTTTTTTCTTTGCCCATATCAGGAACAATAATGCTCCCATGGACACTTTCTTCTTCTTCGATCGGTTTTATAATAACCGCGTTAAATAATGCTTTTACCATTACAAAAAGTGTTGTTTAAATTCGTTTTTAATATTTCTAAGTTCAATAATATAATCCTTAATACTAGTATAAGAACTTTGTTTCATTTTATTTTCAACAACCTTATTAAGTGCTGCTTCGAGGCTACTACAATGTCCTATACAGGAATCATAAGGTGTACCACTATCTGGCATGATTGTTTTGTAAACAGAATAGTTGTAATCATCAACTTGGATGAAATACTCACCGAGGAGTGGGTCTTTAATAAAATTCATAACTTTGTTTTTTCTAATACGCGGGAATATACGAAAGGATCTTCAGGACACCAACCCTAAAGTAAATTACTTAATAGTAATTGATTTTGGTTTTGATTCAAGTGCAAACGGGATACTAATTACAAGCAAACCATTTACCATTTCAGCATTAGCTTTAGCTAGATTAAACCTACGGGAGATTTTCCAACCTAAATTGAAGTTACTTTTTTTAATACCTGAGTGGTAGTAGCGGGTTCCATTTTCTTCAGTTTGGGTTGATGGGGTGGGTTTTCCTTTGTCATAGGAAAGTCTAAGAACATCCCCTTCAATGTTAATGTTTACATCTTTTTTATCAATACCCGTACAAGCTACTTCGAGTGTAAGGCCATTTTGATCTTCAAATACATCAATAGGATGTGTTACTGTGGGTCGACTAGGCTTATCAAATGTACCTTGTGAGTCGAAAAAATTTCTAACTAGTACATCAAGTGGACTAGTATAATTTTCATTAAATAATACGTGTGTCATTTTGTTTTGTTTTGTGTCCCCTAAGGTGACGGTTAATAATTATAATAACTAGGTTGGTGCCCTAAAGTCACCAATAAATATACATAATTTTTAAGAAATTACCAAATTATTTGATAATTCCTGCGCGACGCTGCCATTGGCGCTTTGTCCATTCATTTAGATTTTTTTCTTCTTTAAATCTATTATAATCCCTAATAAAATAAGCTTCTGCTTCTTGATCACTAGATTTAACAGGATTAGGTTCAGTTGAATCCCACCCTTTATAAAACCCATTATACTCTGATCTTTCAGGGTATGTTTGTGGGGCTTCATTATATAAGAAAGCATCTATGTCTTTATCTTCATTAGGAAACTTTCTTTTAAGAAAACCTTCTATGGGACCTATTTTCCAAGTAGGGGTTCCAAATGCCATTTCCCCATACGTTGTTTCTTTTTTTTCCATGTCAATAAATATTAATAATCTGCTTTTCGTACGACAAAGTACATAGAGTCTATATTCTCATCTTCGGATCTAAAGATAAGGCGAAGAAGGCCATCATCCACAAAACTCATTTGACATTCATCTGACGTTTTGTTAGCGTTAAATATTTCTCTAAGCATTTCACTACTAAAGGGAATCTTATTATCTTCTCTAACATTATCTTCAAATTTAGCTGCAACATGAAATTCTACTTTATTTGAGAAATCCATACGTTCACCAAATGTAAATTGAAGTACTGAGTTACCGATAATATCTTGTGTGGGGTTTACTGTAACAAGCTCGTTTCCTTGAATAGCTCCTGCTGCTCTAATAAACGTTTGGAAGTCTTCATTATCAAAATTAGCTCTAGCTTGCCATTGAACATCTTCATTTACCTCACCTACTTTAGGTATCATAAGTGGATCAGCAAGTGAGTAGTTAATAGTAGATTTGGCGTCTTGGATATTAAGTTTAGTAAGTATTGCTTTGGTTTTTTCAGCATCAAGTACCAAATCACCTGATAGTACATTCAATAGCCTATTAAGTTGAGTTGTGTTAAAGATAGCTAATGTGCCCTCAGTTGTGATAGGAAATTCCCAAGCAATTACCCTACCAATCATATCCTTAGTAGGAGCCATAAAGTCGATAGTTAAAGTACCTCCTTCAATTTCCCATTTAACGGATTCTACTTTACCTCCAAGATAATACTTAGAGATAACTGATTGTAATCTATTTTTTGATATCATTAGAAACTAAAAAATTTATTTATGTTTGGATTTAAATTTAATGTCCAGCCTAGGTCATTATAAAACCCTTCCAACTTAGATTGTAGTATAGTTTCAAATGATTTTTTCCTATCAGCATAGTCCTCAAGAAATATACGAAACTTATCTGGCATGTCAAAGGTTAAGAAGCCTATTTGTTCAATTTTGTAGGGATTATCTTTTAAATAGACCCATTTGATTTTATCTCCCTGTACTATTCGGCTATGGTTTTTAATACCCCAAAAGTTAAGCAAATCATTATACTTTACTGCTGCCTTAACATTAACAGGGGCACCTTTTTTAAGTTCAGTCATTACCTCACCTGCTCTAGGTTTACGAACTACATACTCATTTAGTGTTTTTACAGAGGTAGGATTGCCAAGTTTAGCTATATCTAAATCTTTAGACATAACATGATTCCTAAAATCTAAAATTAACTTATCAATATGTTTTTGATCTGCTCCTTTTAGAATTTGCTCTAAGATATCATTAAAGAAATCTCCAAATATAGGAGGAAAGTTAGCTTTTTTAAACTCAAGTCCTTTAACATCTAGTGATTCTTTAGCTATACCCTCTTGTTTAGTTATCCACTGAGCATATCTACGAGTTGCTCTAAAATAAGCAGAACGGATAACGCACTCTGTTTTCATTTCAAGTCGATGTGTACCGACATTGAAGCAGTCCCTAGCCAACTCATCATAATGAGAAGTAATGATGTCCTGATACTTAAGTGCGATTTGTTCAAGTAGGTTGTCTTTTTCTTCATCAGTTTTACTTTCAAAATCTGGGTAGAGATGTAGTAAGAGGGGTTCAGCGTTAAAGTAATTTGAGTCTGTGTCTACATAAGCACAGAAATTTTTATCTCCTTCGTCACATATCCACCAAGGTGTTTCTTCTAAGTGTATCATAGTTTTACTTCTCCTCTAATTACTTTATTCATATGTCTATTAGCACACAAAGCACTTTCTTGAATAATACGCTGACCAGATAGAGTGATTGCCTCACTAAGGATTACGTTACCGTATCTAAAACTACCAAGAGCAGTTGCACCATACAAGCTATTTAACAAAATTTTCATTGTGTGTTGACGTTGATGCCAAAACGCACCCTTTTCTTTATCACCAGCTTTATATGCTTTTTTCATATAACCTTTATATTCCACTCGCTCATCAAACCATTTAGCAAGTATAGTTGACAAAACAGAAGGCTTATCAGTTCTAAACATTACACCATTAGCTGAGATGGCTAAGTTATTATTTTCTATAGTTTCAATAATTTTTTTACAGGGAATATAAGTTTGTTTACGTTGTAGGTTTTCAACACACAATTCTTTATTAGGGTCCATTGCTTTAAGATCATTTAACCCTAAACGATTATTTCGATCATCAAACAAATCCATTACTCTACCAACATATGTTTCTTTACCAATGTTAAGAGACATAATAATTGAAGGATACAGTGAAGTTAGATCCTCATCAAACATGTACTTATACAAACCTGCAGCAGGACAAAATAGATAACCACCTGCATAACCCTTTTTATGAATTGGATTTTTATCTCTAGAAGGTGGGACAATATTTTGTCCTAACAAATAAGCTGAAATTGCTCCGTCTTGGGTTTTAGTGTTTGCATAAACCTCTCCATAATTGTGTTTTCCTTTATGTGATAGGTTTTTTACAAGGCCAATATATTCAAATTTTTCATCTAGTGCCTTAAGTATTTCTACATCTCGAAAGTTGTATTGAATAAACTTTTGGATATCATCTTCGAATAAACGATCTAGATTACCATCATATTCAACTTTACCTAAATTAACATATTTTTCTCCAATAGCATCTAGTCTCATTGAGGGTTCATCTCGGAAACTAAACTTTTTATGTAGTTTCATATAGTCTAGTGATTCAACTCCTGCAATATTGAGCCATCCGTTGCGGTTCCAAGCACTTTCGTCTTTTACAACATCTATAGGAGATAAGGCATTAGCAAAATCTTCACCTAGCACTCTACTAATCCTAAAATAAAGATAAGGAATATCAAAGTAATCACTATTCCATCCTACAAGGATGTCTGGGTTTATTTCTCTAAATTTTTCTATAAACTTACTAAGTAGTTCTTCTTCACTAGCACAAGGGATAATTTCTTTGTGTCCCTTAGTATGTTTAATTTGATTCTTTTTATCTAAAATAAGAATTACCCATTCATCAGGTGTTTTATCATACCAAGCAATTGAAGTTACAGGTTTAGGAGCTTCTTTAATATACTCTTCTGTAAGTGCTCCACCCATTTCAATCTCAATATCAAAAAATACTTCACGGTGTCCCTTAGACACTTCATCATTAGTTCCATATTTTTCAATAAGGAACTTTTGGTAAGCAGGCATGTCATGGAAGTGGAGGCCAGGGGTATCTTTGTCCCATTTATAGGTTTTCTTTAACCATTCCCCCTTCAAACCCTGGTATTGAGCTTCATTTTCAGAGCACTCAACATAAGCAGGATTGCTCCAAGGAATTATATTATAATTATCTTCTTCCCATAGATGTATCTTATACCGGTTTTTACCAGCATATTCAGCATAACATTTTTTGTACATAACTTAATTATAATCTATTGTTAACTCTGAGGATTTAGGGGGAATCTTCGTTTTTTTTTTGGGAGGGGTTGGGGTTTTGATGGAGGTGGAGTTTGAATTGTTGGTGGATTTGTTTGTGGGGAAGAAAATAGGGGTTTTTCTTTTTTAGTTTCCCCATATACTTCTAAGGGTTTTTCTTCTTTTACAACTTCTTCTTTATGTCTTTCAAAAGCTTGTTTTAAAGCTTCATTAGGTTCATTTTCATCTTTATTTCTTAACTGTGCAAAAGCAAAGTTTGCAGCTACTACTAAAGATATGGCCAAAGGATCAAATACAAAAATTATTATTAAAAGAAGATAATTTATTATTTTATCCATACCTAAGCCAGTTAAACCTGATAAGTATTTAAGGGGGCCTAGTTCACTAGCAACATCACTTCCAGTTTGGATGTTTACTATTTCGGTTTCGTACTCAAATAATTGTTGATTTAAATCGTCTACTCTAGTATTAATTTGAATTTGACGTTCAATTGCCTGGTCGAGTTGTTTTTCTAGAGCTTTACGAGTTGAACTAGAAGTAGTTGTTATTATTTCACCCGTTTCAGGGTCTTTATACTGTATTATATTGTTAGATAAACCATCTCGCAATGAAGCCACAGCAGTATTAATAGAAGATTTTTCTTCATTATATACCGCTAATTGTTCTTTAACATTGTCCCTTTTAGTTTCTACAAGAGCAACTTGAGCATCAATGTTACCTGCTAAAGCAGCAGTTTCTTGATATGCTGAAGATAAAAAACCATAGATGCCTGCTGAGGTAATTAAAATAAGGACAAAACAAGCTATGCCTAGGTAAGTTCTAAGTCCTTTATTAATTGTGTCCCAATACTGATAGAGTAAGGAAGCAATTACTAGTTTAGCTACTTCTAAAGAACCTGCCATTATAAGCACTTCAGTTGAAGCACCAGCAAACAATTTACTTAATCCTGTAACTGAGTAAAATGCTGCTGATGCTGAAACTGATAGAGCGCTTAATGCTATAATGAAAGGAAATATTCTTTCTTGTAGCTTTTTAAGCATTAGTTTTGATTATACATATCGAGGTAGGCTTGCTTTGAATGTACCCCCATTTTTCTAGTTACTTCATTACCCATACCATCAATTAAAACTACAGCAGGGATACTTCTTATCCCATAGTGGCTTGATATTTCAGGACTATTGTCTATGTTTATTTTTTGAACGTTTGCTTCTTGGGCAACTTCTTCCATTACAGGACCTAATACTTTACAAGGAGTGCACCAAGGGGCACTAAAATAAATTAATTTTTTCATACTAATTCTTCAATTATACCTACTACTTCACTTATTATAAGTAAAATAACAGCTGTTAACATATTAAAAGGAATAAAACCATACCCCAATATACGTATCCCTGATTTTATAAATGAGAGAACACGATGCCATTTTTGGTCTGGCATTTTGTCTATGTTTTTGGCTTTAGGGGTAGTTGTGAGAATTTTTTTATATCTAGTATGGGAGTAAGTATTTCCCTTTAGGGCTTCATTTAATCCATCACTCATTTTAATTCATCTTTAGTAAAAAATTGTTTAAGATCGGGTCTAAAGTAATTTATATTTTTCATTACTTTACGATCACGCGAGCGGTAAACAATATACTTATCGCCAACCTTTTCATAATGGCAGGGTTCACCTTGCTCTTCGGATCTCTTTTCAACTGTTGCTCGTGCCTCATCTTCACTCGAGCAAGCTTTTGATAGGTTAGAGGCTTGAACTTCTTGATAGGCGGGCCAAATTTTATCCTTAAGGCCATGTAACATAACTCCATTCCCCAATGAGACGTAAGCAATGTCGCACAAAGCGTCCAAAACTTCAACGATGTCACCTCGTTGACATGCCTCTCTATATTCCTCAAGTTCCTCCAGTACGAAGTTGTAAACGAACTCCCACTCTTTTGTTTCGGGTATAGTAGGTTCATAATTGTTTGGTTTATTCATTAATTGATTAAACTCTTCCACTTCATCAACAAAAGGGACTTTGGTAAATAACTCTAATTGTTCACTCATAACTATTATATTTGATGCCCTCCGTTATTGATTTTTAAACTATCAAAAAACTCTTTACGGGCTTGATTACTATCATCTCTAAATACTCCACTTGCTTTAGTGGTAACCATCGCTGCACCTGAGTGCTTAATTCCTCTGCAACTTACACAGTTGTGGGTTGCAACTACAGTAACAATAACCCCTAAATTACCTTCACATACTTTTTCTACACCTTGGTGAATAGCAGATGTAAGCTGTTCTTGGATTGCTCCTCTACGACCAAAGTGTTCTACAATCCGGTTTAATTTAGACAAACCAATTACTCTTCCTTCTGCACCTGCAACGTAACCAATATGAACAACTCCATGAATAGTTTGGTGATGATGGGAACACATACTAGTAAGGGGAATATTACGTTCAATGACGATACCGTCATAACCATCACTAGGAAAAGACGTAATATCAGTGAATCCATCATACCTACCCGCCCATAAATCATTTACATATGCCTTTGCTACTCGTTTTGGGGTTTCCATTGAATTGGGATCATTTCTCCAATCACATTTTAAAGCATCTAGAAACCTACTATAGGCATCTGCTGCTTCATTAATCATAACTTCTTTTTCATGGGGGGTAAGTGGACGATCCATTGCAGCCCCATTTGCATAACCTGTAGGTACACACTCAATATCGTTGTGTAACTTTCTTCGTTTGTTTTCCATTATATAGTATAAATTGTACTTAAATTTCTATTGTGGCCCTTATCATCATCCATACCATAACCTATATACCAAGGATCAAATACAGAATCAGTAGGTTGGTATAAGATATGATAAACTTTATCAAAATCCCCGCTTTCCTTATAAATTGCTACAACAGGAGTAACTGTTTTTGGTTCTTTAACTGAGAGGAATTTAGAGACTGCTTTCATAGTATTACCTGAATCTAAAATATCGTCTACAAGATAAACATGTTTGCCTTTAATTTTAGTTTCTAAGTCTTTACTAACTACTAAATCACCTTGTTTTCTACCAAAGTAAGATTTGCAACGAATAAAATCTATTTCAATAGGGATTGTAATTTGTTTTACCAAATCACTAAAGAACATAAATCCACCATTTAGTATACAAACTAATACTACAGGGGTAGGATCATCTTTATGTTCGTCATTAATTTTTTTAGCTATTAACTTTAATTTAAAGTCTAAGTCTTTTTCACTTATTGCTTGTTCCATTTTACTAAAATATAAAATTTAGAGGGCTACTCCCCGTTAAGGGAGTAGCCTTCTTATTTACAATTAACCTTGAGATTATTTTAGAATTTTAGGCCAAACCCAATTCTCAAGTTAGCGGTTCCATCTGTAGTGTTATAAACTACACGAGGGTCTAAGTACATATTATTAGTAGTAGTAGTAAACAATTTACCAACACCAATATTTAGTCCAAAGTCGGTTGTTAGGTTTTGAGTACCAATGTACCCAAAAAAACCTTTGTAAAAATAACGAGCATGGACATCTAAATTCAAATCACCTGCTACAGTAGCACCTGTGCTATCAGTAGTGGTTCCTTGATTTAAAGAAAATCCTGCCATAACGTCATCAGTAAAAGCATACCCTACAGTGGGGGTAAGCATCCACTGAGTCCATGCAGTATTAGAGATGTCACCAGTACCTATGTACCAATCTCCTTTAGCGTTATCGTGGTTGTGGGTTTCACAACACGTAGTAGTATCACCTTGGGCGGCAGCAAATGAAGTTGCTCCCAAGATTAATGTAAGAGTTAAAAATAAATTTTTCATATTAAATTTGGTTTTATATATATATGTAACGTGGTTAATTGTATTATGTAATATCGTCTGATTCAATTAGGGTATATGTAAATGAATTACCCCAAATGTCTCTAGATTGTCTAACAAGGCCCATAAAATCTTGCCAATCATCATTAGAAGCAATTACTTGGCAACCTGCAGACCATTTATCGATTTGAGTAGAAGTTTTACCTTCATATTTAGTTGCTCGGTGAATGTTAATTCCAAAAATACCTTTTTCAATATTTTCTTCATCTAGATCATAACAAACATCTAAGTTATTATCCCTGTAAACTTGTACAGGTTTTACTTGACGTAGTGCTTCGTATTTACCTTGGTGCAACCCAATTTGGTAAGTACTTCTATACTGATTAGGCTTTAAAATAGCAACACCTGATTCTTTCATAATATTTTCAACCCAATACTTGCCTGGGTCGGTTGTGCATCCGAAGCAACTATAATTCCACATACCATCTACCTTATAGGAGACAGTCATGTAGTCATCAAATTTATTAGTTACTTCGTTTAATGTTTCAGAGTTTCTAACTCCTACTATGTTTAAATTGTAATCTCCACTTTCAAACCATTTGTATTCTTTAGACTTGACTGCGGTTTCAATTTGTTCTCTTGTTGGACAATTCATTTTTTATCATTTTTATTCTTAATAATAGATACTATAGACAAAACTACAATTGTAAATGTCATAGCTATAAATAAAGTATCTACTAAAGAAATGTTAAAGTACATAATGTATTAATAATACTATTGCTACTGATACCATTAATCCTACTAATAATTTTAGGAAATCTTTAGCTACAATAGGGAATACTTGCTTAAGATTACCCTTTTTAGTAAGGTATGTATTCAATGCTAACTCTCTACCACACAACAATCCAACAAATACCCAGGTAGTTGACATAGGAATGTTATTTATTTGTTTAAAATAAAGTAATAGGAAAGCATACACTAAATCAATTAAAGTAGCTGATCTAACATATTTTGTATTTTGTTTGTCTAAGACAATTTGTTGTATTTTACCTCCTTGTTGATAAAAAATCCATCCTAGACCTGCTGTAAAGAAGGTAATTACTCCTATAAGCTCTACAACTGAAAGTTGGCGAGGGAGGAATACAGCAATATTAGCTACATCATGAGACAACCAAGTAAACCATAGGAATCCTGTAGTGAACCATTGTCCTATTCTCCAATATTTTTTATTTTCTTCCTTAATATCTTTATTTTCATCAAAGAAATTAGAGATAATAAACCAAAGGGTATATGCTACTATTGCTGCTAATCCGTAACCCACTACACTTTTAAGTAGCATTTTTTCAAGTACAAAAGTAGAGGCGAATGCTGAGAGTACAAGGAATGAAGTAGATACAGGAATACCTTTTCTAGTAAGTGCAACTAGTGCTAAAGGTGCTAGTGCATGATACCACTGTACTTCTTGGAATGGTATTTTAGTTAATCTTCCATATGATATATCTCCATCATAGGCATACCACCCATAAACCATAGTACCTATCATTACTGCAGAAGCTGCAGCCCACATAACGTACCATTTAAATTTTTCTCTGTTAGAGGCAATCCAAGTGCCTAGTGTTTGAACGCTGTCGTTAGCGATAACTGAATAACCGGCAAGGCAAAACCCTACCATTGCTAATAAACTCATTTTGTTGTGTTAAATTTTAATTGAAATTCTAAATCGTATTGTGTTTGAAGTATCCCATCCTACTCTATAAACGTAGTTTTTATATGGAATATCTGTTGCTATTGCAAAATTATATATTTCGTCGAACCAAAATTCTTGTTGTACCCAAAGTTTAAATTTTTCAAACTTATAAATTAAACGTGGTTCCCAAGTAGGTTCGTTTTTTTCTCTTTTGTAGTGAAGTGGGACACTAAATACTACTTTGTCTGTTACTTTAAAATTGTGTCTATAAGTAAATCGATTTTCACCTAAATCAGTTTTATGTCTTAATTCAAGTCCACCTTTATTGTGTATTTTATGACTTATAGTAAGGTATGATTTACCGTTTGTTCTTAACTCATATCCTATTTTTTGGGAATGGCAAACGCTTGCTATTATAAGAACTAAATTAAATAATATAAATAAATGTTTCATGCTTATACGTATCCTAAAGCGTTCGAGATCACTGGGAATTTGTTTATAAAGTGTTTTTTAATCTCTTTAGCTACTAATTGGATTTCTTTTTGAGCATGTTCATCATCTCTTAGTTCAAGAAAATGAATCCAACTACGAATACTACCTGTCATATGAATTTTAGTAGTTGTAGCAAGTGGAAGAACCATACGTGCTTGTTCACGAGCTACTCCTGCTTCTAAAAGCTCATTATATAAAGCATGAGTTCTTTTTAAATGAGCATCTATAACTTCAGATGCTTTACCTTTAAAATAACTTTGATTGTTATTAAAAATTTCAGGATTAATTATTTCTGTTGAACTTTGTCTATTATCTTCACATTGTGCTCTTAGTTCAATAGGTTCAAACATACCTTCAAGCTTGTTAACATCTTGGTATCGTTGGCTAAACTCTTGAAATGAAAATGAACGGTGTCTGATTAATTGTATACCTATTGCTTTTGATGTTTCGATTTCAAAAGTAACATGTCCATGTTCAAATGGAGACCAATGTTTATGTTTAATTAGGTAATTAAGAAGACCTTCAGGTTTGCTTTTTTTGTCTTTACGTGAGCTAGATACACGTGCTACTTCTACTATATGCTCTTCAGCATTTGGTGTAACATTTAATAGCGTAACTTTCATTTGGTTAATAAATTTGATATAACTTTACGAACAATTTTTGAAAAAACCAAGTTAACGTAAAATTATAACGTGTCCTCTTAATTCTTTTACTTCAGCTGTCCCTACTTTCCTTGCTTGGAACCACCACAAATACATTTCATTTTGTACATAATAATCACCCCCTCTAAAATTACCATTCCAAACTAAGTTATTTACATCATAAGATTCCCATACTATATTTCCCCATCTACTTATTACTTGAACCTTAACATCAGTCCAACATTCAGGATCTAGTACTATCTCCCACCCATCATTATACCCATCATTATCTGGGGTGAAGGCGTTAGGAATGTAAACATTACATTCTTTATTCCTAATTTCACTACAAGGTAAACCTGTTTCACAATCTATTTCTACAAACTCATATATAGTAACTGTATCACTTTGTATTATATAAATTGTATCTACAGAATAGATGTATTCTGTTTCAATTACAGTATCAGTTACAAAAATAAATTCTGTCTCAGTTACAGTAATTGTATCTGTTATAAATATAGTTTCAGTAACTGTGTCCGGGGGTAGTTCTATATAGAGTGTATCAATTTCAGTTACAATAATTGTATCGGGAGGTAGCTCTATATAAAGTGTATCAATTTCAGTTACAGTAATAATAAGAGTATCTATTTCATATATAGTATCAGGGGGTAGTTCTATGTAAACAGTATCACACTCAACTTCTTCAGGACAATCAAAAGCATTAAAATAAAAATCCCAATAACCGTCTGAGTTTTGGTATTCATTACATAGTTCTTCACCATTAGGAGTATCACAATAAATACAAAACCCACCTGGTTCAAACCATTGGTTGTTGTAATTACAAGCTATTGGGTTATTACATTCATCTAATATTAATGGTTCTTCGGGTTCCTCGCAAGGTCCTACGATTATCCAATTGTCTAAAAAGTTAGTATCTTCATACAACCCACTCCCATAACTGGTCCCATCACCATTTGCCCCTACTTCTGCCCAACCCCCATCTTCAGCATACATTGTAGGCCCATAGCTAATCTGCCATATTACTGCTTGAATGCTATAACCTTCATCATACCAATATTGTAAATTATTGGCAAGTTGAGAAGTTGTATTGATATTTGTTGATTGATAAACATTATCCAAAGGAAAAGTTAAAGTATCCCCCGTATAGTAAGGGGGTTGTAATTCAGGACCATAGTTATTAGTCCAATTACCAAATATTTCAGTTGTAGTAGCTGAGTATAACCATCCAGGATGATTACTGTTATCAGGGATAGATATTCCACTAGGGAAATCCCAACCAATATTCATAGCATTACAGTTACTATCTATTGCTTGAAACCCAAATTGAATTTCAGATATACCATCAGGCCCACCTGTCCCCCCACAGTTATTTGTATTGTTAAAAGCTACAGTAATTGTAGCATCATTAACATTAAAATCAAGTATTTCAAGATCACATTGTCCTAATATACTAAATGGTAAAAAAAGTAAAGCTAATAATAATTTCTTCATTAATGTTGTTGGTGATAGATTTTTTTACTAATCACAAAACCATTTGTCCATTCTTGAACTATAAAATAGATTCCTGTATCTAGATAATCATTATATTGTACTTCTTGTCCTTGCAAATTATATAGTTTTTGAGTAACAACTTCTTCTCCTGCCTCTTGTACTAATCGTCTAAAACTATCTAATGGGGGAGACATTAAACCTGTTCCACATTCAGTATCAAAATTAGCAATAGCATCTAATATATCATCTACCCCTACAACCCCATCTTGGTTGATATCAAATTGGTTACAAGGTTCTACTTCAAGTCCATAATATTGTATAATTTGTAGTATATCACTTACCCATACAAATCCATTACCATCTACATCCCATGGACAATCGTTAGGGGGACAAAAAGAGGGTATTACATAAAAGGGTAAAGGTTCACCATCAGCCCACCCTCCTTGGATTGAGTTTAATGTATCATTCCCACTTATAATTGAGATAAGCCCATACTCATCAGGATTATCTACACAATAATAATGTAACCCATTACCAAAAATATCTTCTAACACTAAAACATAGTTACCTTCAGGTAAACAAAAACTATAAGTTTCAGATTCACAAGAATAATCAGCATTAGTATATGTCTGGCTTCCTACCCCACTAATAGCATCTCCTATAGGATTGTTTAAACTATCAGCCTCGTATAAAACCCAATGGAATCCGTAGGGAAGGGCGTCAAATTGTATATTAATATCAATAAGAGAACCTTCATAATTGTCAAGTTGAACTGACTGAGTGTTATTATCTGCGTAGACATCTCCTAAGGCATCTACATTAATTTCAATATCTACTAGACCATAACCTACTTCAAAATTAGGTATAGTTATAGTTTCACTTTCACCAAATCCTAAATTACCTGTCCAAATCATAAATAACTCTTCACCATTAATTGTATAATTAATAGTGGTTTCAGTTAAAGTATCACCATAACTAGTTAATATAAATTCTATATCTTGTGTAGGGTCACAACCAAGATTTGGTATAGTAACACCACTTACACCAGCATCTACACCATCAATAGCACCACAAGCTAGTGTGTTATTTACTACCCCTGGGCGAGCTGTTTCTAGTCTGCTAAGCATTCTTAAAGCTTGACCCTGGGTAAAACTATCCATGCATTGGTCATTAGAATAATCCATGAAATTCTCCACCAATGTTTCAGGACATGATAAAGGTCCACATCCCGCAGAACCTGTAGTTGGTGGGGTATCGCATACAGCATCACCTTGGCTGACGCAATTACCAGTAGGATTACACGTAGAAGTATTGTGGAATGTATGGAATAACCCACAATAATGTCCTAGTTCGTGTACTAGTGTTCTATTTAAAGCATAATTATTTTGATACCCAGTTATTCCAAAGTAATTTGTACCTACAAATACCCCATAATTTGAAGGGGCTAAATAAGCAAATCCTAAAGGACTAGTAAAAGGTGCAACAAAAATATTACAATAATTACTACGATCATACCCAATTAAATTAGAAACATTTACATTATTTAAGTAAAAATCAGAAATGTCACCGAAACCTAAATCATCCCAATTATAATATCTAATACCTTCAATTGGAGCACCACTAGTAGATAAATTTGCAATACAAAAATCTATTTCTGTATTTGCTGTGGGGTCGTCACTAAACTCACCTGCAAAGTTTTGGTTGGCATTATCAATAGCTTCTTGAACATATTCAATAGGTAAATGGTTATCCACTCCATAGGGCTCACCAAGGTGAATAATATGGACAATAACCGGTACAGTTATAGGAAGATCAGGCATAGATGAAGCCCTTTTAGCTTCTTCTGCTTCCTTAGCTATTTTTTCAAGTTTTAAATAGCTTCGTTTAAATTTAGGATCTTGTAGCTGTTGCTCAAAAAGAGCATCTGTGCCACATCTTTCTTGCCCATAAAGGGGCAATGTCATAAGTAGTAAAAATAGGAAAATCAGTTTTTTCATAGCGGTTTGGTTGTAACTTTCGGTTATAAATATTAAAAAAGGCACCCGAAGGTGCCCTTTTTGGCATAAATTTGTAAGTCGTTAAACTCCACGTTCTGTATTATAAGCTATAATATGGTCTCGACCAGTCATATTATATCCATGCTCAGCGACCATTTCAAATACTTTAGGGTACATTTCAACTAGTGTTTCTCTTGTATCCCCTGCAGGCATAACAAATGTTTTATTTTTAGGAATATTCATTTTAACTCTAAATTCCTCAATTTCAGCTAAACACTCATCGGTACCATCCCAAACTGGTTTATAATGATAATCACTATGAAAATCAATCATTTTCTGAATGTTCTCATAATGGAGTCTAAACTTGTTATGCTGAGTGACAAACCTTTCATCAACCACTTTACCACCGGGAGTAGTAATACCCACACGAGGGACAGAATTAGAAAACTTAGGGCTAAGGGATACGAGACCAAGTGGAAAATCCGTTTCCACGAAGTGAGACCCTTCGGTTTCGATTGTAATGAGAATTCCTCTTTCGTTGGCAAAATGGGTAAGTTCATTTACAAGGGCAGCATGCATTGTTGGTGAACCCCCTGTTAACATCATCTCTTTTACTTGAGGATTCTCATCATAAATATTGATAATGTCATTAAATGTAAACGTACCTTTTTCAGGGTGGATTGAAGTATACCACGAATCACACCACCCACCTTCACCAAACCAACAGCGGTGGGTACATCCTGTAGTTCGAACGGCAATAGTGGGGCGCCCGAAACGGGAGCCCTCACTTTGCACGCATCGATATACCTCTAATACAGGTAATACTTTATCGTAATCTTCTATCCTTTTAAGCATATTATCTTTCGATCTTTAGAAACTTTTCACCATTTTTAATATAAATGGAGTTAAAGGGAATTTGATCGTAGCTATCAATTTCTTGACCCATAATATTATAGTAAATATTATTTTGTGGGGTTTTATTTTCTAGCTCTAGTATTGAATTAGTACTACTAGGTACAAGAACAGCATCAATAACATGAACAACACCATTATCTGTGACAAGGTCAGCAACTGTGACCATGGCATATTCAACTGTGACTCCTGTGCTATCTACACCAATAGTTAAAGTACCATTGTTTAGTGCTGTTACTTCCATACCATCATACAGATCAGTACTTAGAGCTGTGGTTCCCACAACATGATATGTAAGAATATCTGCCAAGTTTTGTAACTCTAATAGATCAGTGGGTTCGAGTTGGAGTGAGGTTGCTAAAGTAATAAATGCACTATCTGTAGGTGCAAATACTGTAAATGTTCCTGTTGTGTCGCTTAAAGCTTCAACTAATCCTGCTTCTACTACTGCAGCTTCTAACAAGGTGTGGTCTTCGCTATTTACAATAACATCAACAACAGTTGTTTGTGCAGAACTAACTAGGGTGGTTAAGGCCAACCCAAAGGCCATAATTGTTTTTTTCATAATTTTGATTTTTGTTATTAACTTTTATTTATTCAGCATAGATTGCTGTGTTTTTTCCGTGTTCTCTAAATTCTACTTGCATAACCTTAACACGTCCATCTGTTTCTTCTAATACAAACTTGTTAAGTTTCTCATAAATATACTGAGCAAAACGTTCTGCTCCAGTTGCTGGTATTTCTCTAAGTTGAATTACACCTGCTTCATCCATTCTACGAAATGATTCTAGGAATGGATCGTCTTCAGCTACAAGCATAGTATGATCAAACATATGGTCCATCCAAGCTTTAGGATTCATACCATCAATTTCGGTTTTAGCACGTTTCATACCCCCAAAATCCCAAACCCAATTACGTTCGTCTAGTTCCCCTTTAAACCATACTTTAAACGAGATTCCATAACCATGGAGAAATCTACAATGTGTGCCTTCTGCTTTAGCTTGACGAAACACACAGCTAAACCCATCAAATACTTTAGTTGATATAAACATTAGGCTTCAGCTAAAACTTGTTCAACATGTTGTTTTACAGTATTCCATGTAACGGGTCCTCTCTCATCAGCATATTGTACCGGATCCTCTGTCCCCAACTTAATAAACGCTTCGACACGTTCCACCGAAGAAGCAGATTTATAGTCGCTGTACCACTTATCACCAAAACTAAGGGGCTTATAAGAAGTATTTGTAAGGGAATAAACTCGGTTGAAATCAAGTCCCAATTCATCGCAGCATCTTCTTCCATCAAGCAAAATATCATACTTATCCCCACTGAGGTAAGGGGTATGATAGGTAACGCGCCCAGCGTTCCAATTACCTTCGGTGAAAGCTGCATAGTCAGCGTCCCTGAACTCTTGTCTACAATCGGGGTATATAGCATGATCACCTGCGTGAATACCCATCGCAATATGTACTTCAGTATCTTTTTCATTTGCTATTGATAGTGCTACCGCTTGAATTATTGATGAGAAAATTTTATTTCTATTAGGAACAACTGTTTCCTTCATGTTTTCCTGTTCATAGTGTCCTTCAGGCACCTCATCTCCACCTTCTACAAGGGCACTATTAAGCATAGGAGCCAAACCATCAAGTTTAATTACTCCATATTTAATTTCTGGGTATTTTTCCCTAAATTCACCTAGTGGGGATTGTTCAAGTCTAACTGTATTAAGGTGGCTTACTAATTCACGAGCACGGGAGAGTTCAACTTTATGTTTTTGTCCATAATCAAAACTCAAAGCTGTAACCTCGTAGCCTTCTGCTAATAGTCTTAGCAAAACTGTGGAGCTGTCCATTCCTCCACTTAAAGATAAAACTGCTTGTTTATTCATGTTATATTATTAATTAATTTAAAGTATGTAGTATTATGTCGTATAGCTTCATATATGGCTTCATCAAATTTAGCATCAATTACTTCATCTATTTTAGTTTTAGGTTTAGAATCTAGACCCCAATTATTATAAAGAGTACCATCAAATGCCGCCATTACAGGATTTGAAGTGTCTATGCTTACAATTTGTTTTACATCCTTATAATATAAAAACTCTTGTGGGAGGGAACAACCTAAAAGATGAATTTTATCGCTTTTTCCAATAAGACCCATATTAATCATTTTGCTAATAACTAATTGACGTCCCAATGCTTTCCCAATATCCTTATTAGGATGTGGGAATATATCGTTATAATAGCTAGCTCCATATGAAAATGCAATTTTGGTGTAACCCAACCACTTATATGTTTGATAACACTTTACTACGTCATCAAATGATTTACCTTGTACTACTGCAACTTTCTTTACTCCTTCAGGTAATTCAATAAAGCTCCATTCTTTAGCTTGGCGCATTGATTGGGTGGCGTCTTCCCAAGCATCTGGTACTATAAATTCATCGGGTTTTATTTCCTCAATAATAGAAATCATTCTACCTTTTGAGTAAGGTGCTCCAAGTTCATGGAGAGAATTATCCATTATAATGTGACGCTTACCTGCATGGTTGCTTCTTTGGAAGAATTCTTTGTACTCCTCAAATTGATCATACAAATGAGGGAGTAAATAGTCATAGTCGTTAAATTCTAGACTAGCTTGTAGGTAAGTAAAAGGTATCTCATGTGATACTATTGCTCCCTTTGCTGATGCTTCTATACTCATTTAAAAATATAATTCTTTATTTTTTGGTGGTCGACCTCTACGGGGTGCTGTAGTGGGACGATTGTATTTACCGTATTTGTCTTCACAGTAATTATAAAATTCCTCCAGTGTACCTCCAACCTCAACTACATCATGATCAAAATCTTGTTTGGTCATACGAAATGTGGTAGTAAAATCTTTACGTAATTGGGTCAGATTTTCCTTTTCATACTTTTCATGATCATCAACAAGACGACGGCGACGGTTTTTATCAAGACGGGTCTCAGCAGCTTGGGCTTGACCATCACCTTCATATTTTTTGTATTTTTGATCAATTTCCCATTGACAATAATGGATTTGCCACAAATAAGGACTTGGGTCGTAGTCACCATTACGAATTTTGTCAATCAATGGAGCATAATTGTGTAAAGACTGACCCTTACGGCCCCATCTACGCCACCAAAAGAATTGATTGTAATTCAATTTTTGGAGTTGCGACAACTGCTCTTCGATAACCTCAATTGTGTGCATGAGGTGAATATACGAATAAAAATTTAAAGATCCAAATTTATCTTTTACCCCCGTAATAAGGCACTGCTAAATTTTCAGCTAATAATTTTTCACTTAAATTAATGTGATTATGAGCGTTAGGTTCTATTCTTACATCACCCAAACATCTACCATATTTATCTACTCCTTTTGAGTAAAGGAAAAACTGGCCGTCTGTGAGAGCTAAGAGTTCCTCTACTCTTGCTTTGGCTTTTAATCCTTTTTTCTTTTCATCTAAATCCCTAGTTCGAGATTCATAGGCATCTATTCCGTTTAACCTAATACGGACATGTTTCCATGTATCAAAACCTAAATCTACTAAGGCGTCAATAGTATCACCATCAACAACTCTATCAAGTTTAGCATTGTAATAATATAAAACCATTTTTAAAACTTAGTGAGGAAAAGTATTTTTTTTACTTAACTTTTTGTTAGTTTCTACCAATGAATCTAAATAAAAAACCCAATTTTGTAAAGAGTCTACATAATTTAATAAATCTTGGTTTTCTTGATTTAATCTTATAATTGTAGGGTAACATTCATTACCACACTTATGTAAAGCATGATTTAAATTGTCTTCTATTTCTTGAATTTTTTCTTCAAGAAATAAATTATTTGCTTGGTAGGCAAAAAGTAAACTATCTTTAGCTCCTAATTCTCCTGATAAATTTGTTAATAGGGCTTCTTCTTGGTTTACTGTATACTGTAATTGGAGAATCTGGTTTCTTGTTTTAATTTTGTCTTCAAGGATTTCATCAAGAGCTATATCTGCTACTTCTAAAGTAGCATCTACAGTTGCTAATAAATCTTCATTAAGTTCAACTGATGGGGATACATCTACTTTTACAGGGGTTTTTATATCTTCTCCTGCTTCTACCCCACAGCCTACTAATAGTACAGCTAGTATTAATCTCGTGTGTCTAAACATTCTAATAACTTTTCGTTAATTACTTCTAGTTTTTCTTCGTACCTAAGGATAGTTTCTTCTAAGGATTCAATCCTTTCTTTATGATCCTCAATCCTTTGCACACAAGAAGATTCTAAATTTTCGAGTTGAGCCTCATGAATTTTCATCATGTCTACATACAAATACCCTATTACTCCTATAGCCGCGAATGCTATTGCTGCAACTGGGTTTTTAGTAAACTGCTCAAATGTTATAGGTGACTTCATTTATTTAATAGAAAAAGAGGGTCTAACCAGTATTTATGTAACTGATTAGACCCTCAAGTTAAGTTTTTTTGTTTTATTAAGCTTCTGTTTCGGTAGCTTCTGCTTTGTTCTTATCGATCACAGACCAAACACCACCAACGAGTGTCATTACTGCACCAAATAATTCCATAAAAGTAGCGTCATCAAGGACACCCTGTGTTACTAAAACACCACCAACAAATGTTAAAGCGTGTCTTACAATTCCTAATACTTTGTCTTTCATAATAATTTGTTTTTAAGATTCATGTATAAATATATCACCCATCACAAGAAACGCATTCTGCAGTACGGGATCCTAAATCTCCTTTTATCACGGAATCTGTGCGAAGATAATATAAAGTTTTAACTCCTAATTTCCAAGCCTCCATATGACACTGGTTAATCCATTTAGGGGAATCAGTAGGGTCAAATGAAAGGTTTAGAGATTGTGTTTGATCAATATATTTTTGTCTAATAGCTGCTTGCCTAACTAATTCAAGTTGATTTACCTCACTAAATGTTAAATATACCTCCTTTTCGTCAGGTGATAATATATCTTCAGATAAATTTTGAACAGAACCATTGTCTGCTAAGATTTGATCCCATACTTTATCTGTGTTGTGTCCTTTACCTTCTAATAAACATTCCAATTCTTTATTTTTAACAATAAATGTTCCTTTAGCACCATTAAAAGTGTAGATATTAGCTGGGATGGGCTCAATACCTGCTGAACAATTGTTTAGGCGAGAATTTGAGACTGTAGGTGCAATAGCAAGTAAGTGGGTATTTCTCATACCTGTACCCTTACACCAAGTAGGTTCACCATATTCTTCAGCAAGTTGTCTTGAAGTAGCTTCTGCTTTACTTCTAATATCACTAAAAATAGTATGGGTCCAGGCTGTTGAAGCAATAGAATTAAATGGCAATCCTTTTTGTTGAAGGAATGAGTGCCAACCCATTACACCTAATCCTAATGCTCTACCTTTTTTAGCGTGTCTCCAAGTACGAATAAGTGATTCTTTACCTGCACTTTTATCAATAAACTCTTGCATTACACCATCTAAAAAGCGAATAGATGTTTCTACTACATCAGTATCTTTCCACTCATCGTATTTTGCGAGGTTTAAAGAGCTTAAACAGCAAATAAAACTATGCTCTTCATCTGTGTGGAGTGTAATCTCAGTACAAATATTAGTCATACTGACATCAAGGTTATTCATAGCATATGCTAAAGGGTTGTTTTTATTAACATTATCCTTAAACATAATATATGGTTCACCTGTTTCTACACGTGTTTTAAGTATCTCAAGCCAAAGTTTCATAGCATTGCTGTCCCTATCTTGTAGACGTCTCATAAAAGTATCATCTACTACAACACATTGGTGTAGATTAAGACACTGTCTATTAGGATCACCTTTAGGTCTACGAATCTGCATAAACTCATCAATATCAAGGTGATTGATATCTAAGTTTACAGAAGCAGCACCTCTACGAACTGAACCTTGGTTAGTTGCTATGATAGCTGAGTCGTAGATTTTACACCATGGTACTACACCTTCACTTTTACCATTACCTGTAATTGTAGTTCCTCTAGGGCGAATTCTAGAAACACTAATACCTACACCACCACCTAAAGCGGTAAGTTTCATAAGTTCAGCATTTGTTAATCCAATTCCCCTAACGCTATCAGGTGTATCAATACCAAAACAGCTGATGGGAAGACCCCTATCGGTCCCAGTGTTAGATAACACGGGAGAAGCAAGGCCAATCCAACCGTTCCAAATATATCTGTAGAACTTATTTTCCAGATCTGGTCTATTAATACGTTCTGCGATCGCTTTCGCAACTCTTCTGTAGGCTTTCTTTGGTGTTTCATCCGGTAATAAATACCCTTTAGATATAGTTGCTACGCCTACTTCATCCATCCATTCAGGGTAATCCTTTCCTGCAACCCAATTTGTTGTATCTGCTACTAAATTTCCGTCCATAACTTAAAATATTGCTTCAGCATCCCATTCCATATGGCCCTTGCTGTAATTTGTGACTCTGTTTGCGAAGAAATCAGTGTGCTGTTTACCTGCTGATAAACTATCAAACCATTTCATTCTTTTAAGTGCATTAGGGTCAATTCCATTAACTACACCCTCATATCCTAAATCCCCCATTTTGGTATTAACTCTATGTTTAATAAATGAGATTAAATCTTCTTTAGAACACCCTTCAAGATCACCCAATTCATATACTTTCTCAATAAACTCAAGTTCGAGGTGAAGTGAAAGTAATGCAGCTTCTGTTATTGCTGTTTTGAGCTCCGGAGTGTTGAGCTCAGGGTTTTCCTGGATAAGTGTTCTAAATAACCAGCATCCTGCTTCTGAGTGCATTGATTCGTCTCTAATGCTCCACTCAACAATTTGTCCCACTCCCTTAAGCTTATTTCGCATTTTAAAAGATAGGAGTACGGCGAAAGAGGAGAATAAATTGACCCCTTCTGTGAAAGCAGAAAATATAGCGAGGGATTTAGCGATTTCGTGCCAATCTTTTTCGCCATTAAAACTATCCCTAACTGACATAAGGTTTTCAATCTTAGCCATCGTAGTTTCGTCTTCGAGAAATTCTGAAAAGTCATCAAGTCCAAGTTCTTCATTTAATAGTGAATATGCTTCCGCATGTATTGTTTCAAAGGCCCCAAACGTTGTGGCCATCATAATTATTTCGGGTTTACGGAACCATTTAGTTACCAAACCACTCCAGTAATCGTTTACTACAGTTTCAGTTTGGGCAAAACCTTTTAAAATGGATCCTACTATATTTTTTTCGGTTTCTGTTAAGTTTTGTTTCCAATCGTTTACATCACTCATCATTGGTACTTCAGTGTGAAGCCAATGTGCCTGTTGTTGTTTTAGCCAATAATTATGTGCTTCGGGATATTCGAAGGGTTTATAGACTACTCTCTCCTGCAATAGTTTGCTGTTTGCCATTTAAGTGTTTTTAAGAATTAAGTTGAAAAAATTGTTGTGCTAGAAGATCTCGATCTAGGGTATTCATACTTGTCCCATCAATTTGTTGTACAGGAGAGGGACCTTCACTATCGTCAAAATGGTGATCCATAACTTCAAAATGACCTGTAGATGTATCTGCGTTGACCGAAAATGTCATACCATCCATTCCGTATCTATTTTTCATAATGTGAAATCTACCTGTGCCATTTACTTTATCTTCCTTTTTACGTGAAAGAGATATTGCAATGTCAGTAATCATAATTTTATCATAACTGCCAGCTGCCTTATCACCTTCAATTACATCATCTTTTGCCCCTGCTCTGTTTACTTGGGAAACAGACCAAACAGGCAATTGTAACTCTTTAGCGAGACCTTTAGTACTAATATAAATATCATCTATTTCTCCTTTACGGTCTTGAACTCGCTTTTTAGATGAAAGAAGATCTACATAATCAATAATAACTAAATCAGGTTTAAAATCTAAATCCTCGCACTTTTGGAGGTGTGAACGAAGAGTATTTATAGTTGCCTGCCCAGGAGCATATTCTTTGATAATAAGTTGGCCAGGTAGTTCTTTAACTATTTCGTCTACTCGTTCCCTATTTTTAAATAGTGTATCTACTGACTTACCTGTGAAAAATGCATCGTAGCGTCGACCTACATAATCCTCGCCAAGTTCTAACGTATAGTGAACTACATTAAAGCCTAATTTTACGGCATAGCCACCAAGCGCAACCAAAGTCCACGACTTACCTCCTCCAGGATTACCAAATATAAGACCAAAATCTCCGTTACCCAGACCCCCCTGCATAAGGTCATTAAATTTATCCCAAGGAGTTGGTACAACTGCTCTTGCTTCTTCCCGATAACGAGCTTCAGTATCTTTAATATATTCATGTCCTATGTTTTTTTCTGCACCTGCTTTTAATGCATTATCAATAAGATTCCTAATAGACTCAAAATCACCAGAGTTAAGTAAGTCCACTGAGTTAAGTAGTGCTTTTTTGAGTTGCTGGTTCTTACAGAAAGATGAAAATTCTTTTTCAACATATTCTAAATCTTCATTTGAGGCTTGGTAAGCTTCTCTAAGTTGTTCTTTAATAGATAGCTGGAGGACATCATTTTCTACTTTTTTCATTTCTACCCTCAACACTTCCATTGTGGGTGTTGTATGGTATTGTTCGTAATAATCTAAAATTTGTCCAATAATCCACTTGTGTGCTGAATTGTCGAAGTATTCTTCAGTTAATATATCATATATATTTTGAAGGAATTCTTTGTGTGTAAGCAAAGAGGATAGAACCTTTACTTGAAAGGCTGTACCATATGTTGAGAGACTATTAAGCGTCATAAACTAATCTTGTAAATGTATCTTTTAACCAAAATTCTGTATTTTTAATAATGTGGGTCATACCATCTTCGTTGTATAAACTCATGAACTCAAGTATACGGAGTTCATTTAATGGTTCCTCGGTTAGTTGAGATAAATCTTGCTTTTCTTTTTCTGATAGCATGGGTTCACTTAAGTCCATAATCTTTTTAGTGTTTAAAAGCTTGTCCCAATCTTGAATTACCCTAGCATATACTACACTATTTTTTAGCTTTTGTTCACTAATTTTAAATAGTTGATCAAATTCAAGTTCACCCTCCCCTAACTCAGGGAAACGCTTTAGCACACCTTTTTTACCTAAGCCTTTAATACCAGGTACTTTATCAGAGGCATCACCTACTAACACTTTATAATGAATAAAGTTTTGAGGTATAATACCAAACTTTTCCTTTACAGTACGTGGGTCATAAAATTCTCGTTCTATAGGGCGGTAAACTGTTACATTATCATCTATTAACTGAAGGAAATCCCTGTCACTAGAAACAATATATGATTTTGTATTAAAGCGTTTAGCCATATCTTTTGACATATAAGCTATAATATCGTCTGCTTCTACTTTGTCTATTGATACCACTTTAACTGGTAAGCATTTTAGGTATTGGATTAAGCGGATGATTTGGTCTACTTTAGCATTATTTTCATCATCAATACTATCAAAAATATCCCAATTAGTAATACGAGTTAAGTTTCTACCTGTTTTGTATTCGGGGAGTAGGTACCTCCTATTAGTGGAGGCACCCACTCCATCGAATACTATATATATAGAGGTAGGTTGTATTTGGTTTATAAGAGAACCTAACGAACGTAAAAACCCAGACAACCCCCCTATATGTGTGCCTGTATGGTTAACAAATTTAAGCATAGCAAAATTACGCAAAAATAAGTTTAAACCATCAATAAACACCACCCTCTCATGTTGGCCAGGTTTAGCAGTCGGTTCCCCTTGCTCAATGTTATTGAGCATTTCCAAATAATCCTTCCTATTCATTAATCAGGTTCTTTTTCGAAGTGAGAAATATCTTGTACTTCCTGATCTTCTTCCATGATATCAAAATCAATACCCCCTAAAATAGCTCTCCAGGCTTCTGCATGAGCGTCCTTATAGGTTTTAATTTCTTTATCATTATCATTGATAAACCCATGAGGTGTCATAACAATTTTACCTCTGGTAGTAACTCCATTAATGTGATTTTTATCAATCTGAACATTGGTACGTTTAGCGAATTCTACCTGCTTACCATCTTTGATTGCTTTAATTTTAGATGTACCTGCAGACATTACATTGCCAAATGTTACTACAAATGTTGAATCAAACCACATAGCGTATCCACCTTTATTCATCAACTTAGGTTGACCCATAGGTGATTCAGGTTTAAGTGTCCACACCTTATTAATACAAACTAATGTATTAGTATATGGACTACTTTCTTTACGTGAAAGTACAATACGCTGGTTTACATTATTACCGAATTGGGTAGACATAGCACCAGCATTCCACTCATTATTATTTTTATTTGATTTAAGTGACATTTCGCATGGTACTGAGCCAATTGAGTCCCACAAGAACAATAGATCGTAAGGTAGGTTACCTTTCTTTTGTTCGTCAATCAAATCTAAAATAAACGCTGCTACGTCTTCAATAGAATTAATAGTTTCTCTATCTACATAAATAAAGTTACCATTATAATCTGTAATTTCACCAGTTTCTTCATCAACTACTTCGTTGATTTCAAGACCCATCATTTTAGCATGTTCCCAACTCCATTTCATCTCTGTGATAATAAACACAGGGAGTATTCCTCGTTTCTGGCCGGAGACAGCCGCCTCAATTAAGGCGGTTGTCTTACCGGTATCAGAATGGCCTCTTAGTAGAACAATATGTCCTGCAGGTATGCCTGGAATTGAAGTTACATCCTGGAATGCTTGGGAAAGTGGGATCCATTGTTGGGGCTTAAATTTAGCATTAGCATTAAGCATTTTCTTTTCCTTAAATTTGCTAAGGTCGAAATTTGCTTTAAGCTCTGCTGAAACTGCCTCTGTAAGTGATGCTTTTTTCCTAGGCATTAGCTAAATAATTCGTCAAATTGGTCTATCTTGCTCGTTTTTGTTGGGGGAGTCTTTAGAGCATAATTGTTTTGAGACCCCCCATTATCAAAAGGGAGGTCGTCGCCTTTTCCTTCATCAATAATATCTCCTTCTTGGGCTTCATCTTCAGGTGCCAAGAATGTTTGGAGATTGTTTTTCATATCCTCAAATGAATAACGCTTAAACACGTCAAGAGGATTTGATTGATCATCTAACCAGCTTTGAATCTGGTCAGCATCACCAAGTGGGGTTTGCTTAGTCTTAACACGAACCGAAGACTTATTATAAGCGGTTCCTGTTACATCAGGACCTACAGTATCAACTGTAATATCACGTCCCTGATGAATATCTGTGTAGTCGCCAATGTCGTCATCATCAGCAAGTGAAAGGAATTCGAGGTAAGTATTCTTACCAAACTGCCAAAGTTTAACACCTTGATCTTCTTCACCACGTACAATTACAGGTACGAAGATACGCATTTTGGGGTCAAGCTTCTTAGCCAAACGCCAATTTTCCTTATCACTAGTTGTACGAAGTTGCTTCGCAAACTCAACAATTGGATCTTTTTCACCATAATTGATAGGTGAAATCATAACACGTTCACCAATCCCATAATGGAAGTATACTTCCGTAAAAGGATTTGCTTTGTTAAACTTATTAGGTACAATACGTACTACCTGTTTACCAATGCTTGGTTTCCAAAATAGACTCCGATCGGAGCCTCCATTTCCCTTATTTTGCTGCTGTAGGGAATTCAGCTTACTGCGAATTGCGTTTAAATCCATAATATAACTGTTTAAAATGTAACTTTCATTAAATATAAGGACCTAAATTTAAGGTCCCAAATTAAAGTTCAATGATCTTGTGGATCCTTGTCTTTAATTGTCTTAACTCATTGTGCTGGGTTAGCAAAATGGTGTTTCTGTAATGTTGCCAATTCACCTTATATCTCACATCAACTACCCCTCCGTTTAAAGATTTAATTAGTTCATTAAGGGCGTTAATTGTATATAAAGTATTGGATTCTTTTTTTCTGTGGACTAATATGGTTTCGGGTAAAATTCTCTCTACGCTGCTCGGCTCTACGTTATATGTGCAAACATATTCGTCATTACTTTTTATATATAAAACAAAAATCTTTTTATAGAGTATATCGTAGCTAGATTTTACCTCCAATAATGTCCTCTCTAAATCCTCTAAAGAGGTAAAGGTACAAAATAGCTTGTTGTTCATGTTTGGGCTTTACATATAAATATTACACCCTTTCTAAAGAACTATAATTGGGACCTGCCTCTACTTTAGTAGAAAATCCATATTTCTTAAATACAGCGAGGATAGACAACACTACATATTTCTCATCCTTAGATACATCTAACAAGAATGAATCATAAGTATAATGAACAATCTTAGTTTCACTATTTTTAAGTATATGTATGATTTCTTCTAAAATAAGCACATTATAATACGTTTCCGTGTTTTGAAGTATGTAATTAAACAGTTTTTGAGGCTTCATATCTGTTTTAAAAACATATCCAGATTTACACTTGTATTCTTCCTTACTACTTATATCCTCTATATATTTTTCTACACGTTTAAAGAATTCTAACTCTTTATATTCCTTAAATACCCCTCCGTATAGCTGTTTAAAAGTTAACTCCTTAGCCTTTTTATAATCTACCCCATACATGTCAGCAAATGCTTGGTGTATGTCTTCATGCTCAAATTTGTATCCTACCAATTGTGCCGCTAATGTAGGGTGATAAGCACTAATATCAATCTCTAATAAAAAGTCGTTTTTAGGTATAAACGCTTCTCGACAACCATTTTTTTTATCCAACGCCATATAATTTACACCTCCATAAGTGTTTGAGGGTCGCGTAGTAGTTGTTTTTAGATTAAAACACGTATAAACATGGTCCCAAGGGGTAACATTAGCTTTAAAATACTTTTCAAATAACTCGGGATCTACCTTAATTCCCTCTTGTTCAATCCAATAAAACACATTTGTAGCTTTGATATTATAAAACTCAAAGTGTGGTGGTTTCTCCATAGAAAACACATGCTTAACCGCGTGAAATATCGTTTCACAACGTTCATAATGCTTTACTATGGGGATGATGCTACCTATATTGGCTATGTTAGGATATTGCCTATAGAAAAACTCATGGCATGGGAATGAGTCTGGGATATCTGTAGGATATATATAGTCTATGTCGCTAAGCTTTTTATTAGGTGCTATATTTAAAAATGCTTTCCTATCCCTTACAAATATTTCATCAAAACTATATATTAGATCATAAATTTCATCCATACCACAACTAGTGGTTTCGCTATGTTGTAGTACAACTATAAATCCTTTTTTATAGTTTACTTCCCTAATATAAAACCCTTGGATTCCCCTATGGTAGGGGTGAACGTTTTCATTAGACCATATAGGTTCAATAAAAACATTCTTAAAATTCTTTGCCCTAAGTTGGGTTAATTGTTCATTATTCTCTATGAGCCAAAACATTCACTCCAATATACGAACAAGAGCATTAGCAACCAAATCTGGGGTTATAGATTTTGAGCATTCAAAATGGCGGGGGGTATCTTTATGGTGGGGACACCACTCCCAATCTCCTGCATCTAATTTATGAGTATTAAAACATCCACGGCATACATTAGAGGGGGCACTTATTCTTTCACAATTTTGGAATTCAGTATACTCATCACTAAATCCTGAGATAAGAATTGTAGGGGTATTTAAGGCCCAGCTAACCCAGGATAAACCACTACCTGTTCCTACAAAAGCTTCAGCGTTAAAAATGTCTGTGAATCTATCTTGGAAAGAATAGTCACCTGTTTTATCTATTACATTTTGTAAGGTTCCTCCTAGTTTAGAATCATGCCAGCTATTTCCTAATTTTTCATAGGAAATCATAACTACTTTATATCCTGTTTCATTTAACCAATCAATTATAAGTTGCCACCCCCCCTTATTATTCCAATAAGAAGCATGTTTGGTTCCATGGGGGGCTATAACAACATATTTTTCTTTTATATTGCGTTTTTTATTTTTAATAAAAATAGAAGGTTTAATTTCTTGATATTGTAACCCCAATATGTCACTTGCAGTTTTTTGTAAGGGTTGGGTTTTTACTTCTTTTGGATTTTTATTTAAATTGATATTTTCTTCTTCGTAAAACCATCCTACTCTATACATAGCATATAAATCATGCACTATAGTATTAGGTTCTACAAATTCAACATTAGGATATTCTTTTTTAAACCAATCATTATGAAATGTAGAACACACAACTTTGCAATTATGTTGTTCTTGAAATTGTTTTATATAAGGAAACCATGCTAATGTATCTCCAATGGATTTAGAATCTAAATGAATATAAACTCTTTTATTAGTACAATCAAAAATATGTTCTTTTATTTTGTTTCCATTATTCCAAACTTCTACCCTCCACTTTATAAAATATTGAGGGTTAGGGGAAGTCCACATGTTATTGCTAATAGTATCCTCCCATATAAGTTCATTAGTTTTATAATTAAAGAACTTAACTAAATATTTCTTATCAAAAGAACCATTAATTTCAACTTTAGCTCCTTCAATGAAAGAAATATTTATTTTATTTTCATTAGTATTATAAGAAGCATTATAACTTAAATTATCGTATATCATAATTTTTCTAAAATTAAATTTTTAGTTTGATTAACATCCCCATTTGTATATGATACTAAATTATTGTTATCATACTGGTTTAAGTAGGTGGGGAGTTTTCTCATCAGAATAGGGAGTTTGTAGGAAAGTGATTCTTTAACTACTAAGGGGTTTAACTCTAAAATACTACTAAAATAAAATAAATCAGCAGCTTGTAAAAACTTTTCTACATCATTTCTTTCCCCCCATACTTTACAGTTTTTAGGTTTATTTTTCATTAAGGGACCCCAATAATCTTCAAAATTACCTGCTTGGTTTCCTATAAAGTGGAATATTATATCTTTATCTGTAAGGTGTTTTGCAACTTCGAATATTTCACTTTGGTTTTTACCAGGGGTAAATAATCCTATATTAATTATATGTTTATAACTAGGATCAAATCCTAATTCTTTTTGGTATTTTTCTTTATTAGGAATTAAATCCTCAATCGGATATTCCCAAATATCACAAGGAATTTTTACTACCGATTCAAATCTATTTTTACTCCACTCAGATACTAAAATAAATTTGTCTGGTAGTGAAGATAATTGGTTAGGGTCAGTGTATGAAGAATGTGTAGTAGATAAAATATAATAAGAACGATTAGGTTTATTAAAAATTTTATCTAAAATAATAGTATCTATAAAATGCTCAGGAATTTCTTCAAAATGAACAATATCAGGTTTTATATTTTCTATGTGTTGTAATAAAACCTGTTTATCTTCATAAAGGGTAATTAATTTATTTTCCCCTAGTAATTGTTTTATCTTATTTTTTTGAACAACGTATTCCCAACTTAAATCTTGATATTCTATTACATAAATGTTAAATTGAGATTTAAAATACTCTATTTTTTTTAAAAGATATTGTGGTAACCCTCCTGTTGACAAGTGAGGAGTTACGTAAAGTAACTTTTGCATAACATTTAATATAATAATTTTAATTTAAAAAAACAAATTAAAGTTTATTTAAAGTAAGTGTGTGAGAATGAAACATATACCTAGTGCTAGAGGCATTTGTGGTGCTCTTTGCTCCTATAATAAGGAGGTCCCCCTTAGATAGGGATTGGGGTTGGTAGTTAACACTTCCCGTTACAGGAAAAGAACTATCAGAAGAATTAAATTCTACACTAGCACTAGTAATTATACTCATATTAGGGTTTCCAGAAGAAGGTTGGCTTCTAATAACAAGGAAATCATGAGATTGACCTTGATATTCTGCAGCAGTAACATCACTGGTGGGTTGGGAAGAAACATAAGCTCTAACGGCAAGGTTTACATTATAAGTTCCATCTTCGGGGACAACATATCCTGCTTTCATGTAACTTCCTGCACCTGTAGTAAGAGTAGTAGGGGAAGCTAATGAGTACATATCAAAAATACCAATACTATAACCATACTGCCTACTGCCCATATAATGGTAATATTGATCAGTTGTAGTACTTAACAAGGTTTGTCCTGAGTTCGCGAATGTTGTTTTTACATGTATAGCTGCTAAAGACGCAGATACACTACCCCAATCATCTATAGTGATATCGCTTCCTGTTATTTCACCTGTGGGTCCATGTAAAAATATAGTGCCAGTTCCAAATTTATTATTTATTTGAATTAGACCCCCTAGATTGGTAGTTCCAGGGTTGTCTGTTCTAATAATTACATAAGGATTGGTTCCATTACTAAGTACAAAACTAGCGTTTTCAGTAGGAGTGGTTTGGGGGTTAGTATCTTTTATTTCAATAGAATGACTAGTAACTGTAGAGTAAAAATCAGAATAGGCACCATGATTATGCGCCATGTCTACCATATCAACCTCGGTATTAATATTCCTTGATATAGCAAAAGTTAATTGACCATTTACTCCTTGTGTAGCACTAGGGACATCATTTACTCTAGTTTTAATACGAGCAATAGAACCTGTAGTTGTGATATCATTAAAAGAAGCACTGTCAATTACAAAATTAATTATTCCTGCTTCATCACCTACTTGTGCTCCTACAGATTCACGGCTGGAGCGGATAAGTAATTCTGTTCCTCTACTATTTTCTATTTTGGATTTTATATCAAATGCTTTAATAGGCTTTTCACTTGTACTAAACCCAATACCTATGCGTGGCTCATTATTACTACCAGTTGCAGATATTTTAAATATTGGTTCTCCTTTTGAAGTATTATTTTCTGGGGAGGGTACTCTAAATATTAATTCACCTGAGGAGCCGGTTTGGTCCGCACTGGTAATGATAGCTTCTATAGAGGCAACTGAGGATGTTGTTAAAACATTCGAACTGGTTGCAGGGGAATATACAAAAAATATTCCTGGGATGGAAGATGTTGTGGGTAATGTGTACGACCCTGTGCTTCCTAGAGCTATTCCTATTGCAGAACCAAAAATCATATTATATAAATAAATATGTTCCCTTTACCATTTTTGCTCCTCCTCTAACAGCTAATCTACATGAAAAAGTTTTAGTAGAATCATTATAAGTAATATTATTATAATCTACAGTGTCATTTCCCAACATTGAATAGGGTTGAGGAGTAGTATAAGTAATATTATTAGGACTAGCGACATTTAAAGGCGTATATTTAAAACTTGAATGGGTTGAATTGTCAGGTCTAATTATAGCAATTTGTTCAAACCTAATAGGTTGGGTCCCCCCAACAAGATTAGTAAGTGTATTAGGTAGTTGGCGGGGCATTACTATCCCTTTTACATGAAGGCCTATAGGGACAAAGTTTAAAGAATCAGGAATAACTTCTAAATACACAATGGGAGTAGTACCTGCTGATCCTCCGGCAACGGTATAGTTTATAAAGGCTTTTTGGGTAGTATAGGGTTGCTCAAATGAAGAGGATACATATAACCCCTCCCCACTAACATCATTATATGCTATATTTAATTGGTTAAGTGTTTTTAAATTTCCCATAATTTTTAATTTAATACATTAAATAGTTTCCTCTAACTATAAAAGGATCAAGTTGTTTACTCATCCACCATTTTAATTGAAATGTTTGGTTAAGGTTATTATAAACTATATTAAATGTTTGGGTGGGGTTTCCTGCATTATCATAATAACCAGCAGGATCTACTGCATTAAATAGATTCCAATCCCCTTCCTCGTTAAAATGGTCTTCTTTAAAACTAAAAGGGTAATTTATACCCTCAGAGGATACAGCTCCTTCTGTGTATTCATCACCATTACTAGCGTGGGTAACAGCAGATGATATCATTGTAAAAGTAAAAGGACCTGTGTTGAAATTAACACCTATAGGTTCAACAGAAATAAACATTTCTAATATATTAGCCCCAATTCTATCAGGATCTCCAAAAGCTAAAGCTTGGTCTTCAGCAAAAGTGTTAGCAAATCTATATCTTGAAATTTCAAATATAACAGATCCAGTATAATCATTACCAAGGGGGTAATCTTGGTCATTATCAGGGATATAAACTGTATTATAAAAAGACCCATACAAAGGATTATATACATAATTTACATTATCATTTATACTAGAACTAGCAATAGCAATTTCATGATATAAAGGGGAATTTATCATATATATTCAATTATAGTTCTTATGTTTCGTGTACTCCCAGGTGGTGGAACAGTCATAATCCCCGCTATATATATAAAATCATTACTAGATGTGTCTACTTCATTATCTACCATTCCTGATGAAGATGGATCTCTTCCTACATAAAAATAAGGGGGGCCTTGAAACATGTTATTATAAAAAAAATATGTAGTAAAATCTGTATTGATGGGGGAGGTTATTAAATTTAGTTGGAAATTTGTAGGGTTAGTTAACGTAAGATCTGTGGGGGTTGTTACTGAATTGTCTCCTTCTAGTGTAGAAGGGAGTCTTCCTATTATTTCAAAAATTGCATTATCATAGAATCCTCCTTGATTATTAGAATTGCTATCGTTATAAAAATACATATACCCTTTAAAAGCTGATCTATAGGGCTTGGTAGAGGTGGTTCCTTCTTTAATTATGGGGAATTTTGCAAAAATGGATAGGGTTGTTGAATTCGAAGTTATTATTCTATTGCAACAATATTTTTGAGAGGAAAATGGAAAAACTCCATCATTTCTGTCTGTAAATGCTGAGGTGTTATCATTGGTGAATTGTTCATGTATTAAGTTAGAGTAATTTAAGGCCTGTATATTACTACCACCACCCTCACTTTTAGCAAAAATATACTTACTTTTTTTGGGGTGTAAATTTAGTTTATCAAATACAGGGGAACTACTCATAACAAAATATATTTTAAACAATAATAAACATTATCAATATCATATTGATAAATTTCAAAATTTAAACCCCCATTACTATCAAAAGAACCCGTAACCCTTTTTATGTCATAAATAACCTTATCTTCGGGATATCTAACATCTTCTACAGTACTGCTTACTAAACTATCTCCTGAACTTGAGTCCCATATTAAAGTGGTACGCATAGCTTGGTGTTGGGTATAAGATCCTTGAGTTACGGCATCACATTCAATTCGTGCATATCCAAATTCTCCCGACACATTTTGGGGATAATTAGTAGGATCTAAAGTAATATTAATAGTGTAAACTCCGGGACCATCATTAGGACCCGCACATATATATCCTTCATTATTTCTAAGGTCAAATTCTTTTTTTTGGTTATCCCATACCACATAAGAAGAAGGAGGGGGGCTGCATGCATCAAGTGGTACTATAACATTATGTCTTGTTGTTCCTTGAGCCATTTATTATAAATATTAAAATTATATAGATTTATTCAAATCTATCAAGTTCAGCATTATAATTTTGTGTAACTTGATTTGCACTAAGGGCAAAATCATACATTCTTACTATAGCAATTTTTCCTTTAAAATATTGAGATGTATATGTTCCTATTCTTACAAGAGGGTTATAGAGCAAAGTTGCTGTAGTGTCAATATTTAATGATGAAAAAGTGTTTGTTAAGGATCCATTTTTGTACACTTTAACAGTATTATTAGCACCATCAATAGTTACTACTAAGTGCATCCAAGGTCCAGGGTTCCCTGTAGTTAGGGGTGGGAAAAAATTATTGATGGTATTACTATAATTTGTAGTTGAACCTTCGATATTAACTCTAAGATCTCTACCACTAGTACCTTTTTTAGTTAGTCTTACATGTCTAGAGAATGAAGTCATTAGTATTTCTTCTTCAACATTATTATCACGGTTACGATCTGATGCTAACCATATTTCTATACTAGATGTATTAAGATTTTGAAATCTATATATGGCCGCAGTTGCTTCACTTGAGTCGGGGTCAGGGGAAAGATATTTAACAACTCCACCAGTGGCTTGGATAAAATCATCTGTTCCATCCAACCCTAAATATTTAGCACTTCCTGTAGTATCATATAAAGGACCATTAGCAAATATTGCAGCTAAACTTCCTGTAAGTTCTATTTCAGTACCTCCTGCTATAAGGGGGGTACCTGTACCACCAAGGGGTAATACGGTATAAGTAGTTCCAGGGTCATAATTATCCAAAGATTGCCATAAGGGTCTATTGGCTTGGGAGGGATTCCCACTAACATTAGGATTAACATCCCCCCAAAGTTGAGATCCTGAATCTTCAGCATCTAAGTGGAGCATTAGGCCTGTAGTAACATAATCAGGGGTGTTTGAAGAGGGTATAAAAGAATGGGTTCCTAATAATTCTACATAAGTTTTACCTACTAAACTTTCAGTAACATATGAGGAATTTAAAGCCACATAATTTTGACTTAATAAATTAGTACTACCAATTTGACCCTTTAATAAAGTATTTGTAATAAAACCTTGTTGTTCAATTGTAATAAATCCTGTTACAGACTCTGATTTGTATGTTGCATTTAAGTTTAAAGTCATGTTATTCCTGCAACTAAGCCATGAGTAGGAGCAAAGTGTTGATAAACTTGGTTTACTTCGCTGTCTGAAAGGAAACGGTTATATACTAACATTAGTGATGATTCAAAACTAGAGGCATCATCATGAGTAGTAACCAGACCCCATGCATTGGTAGAACCAGCGGTTGCAAATTCATAAGTTTTGTCGAAGGTTGCTTGGGTTTTAATATTAGCACTATATTCAGGATCATCACTCCAATTCCAAGTTACTTGGTTTTTCCCTATAACTTTTATATCAATGTCTTCACCCGCTCCAGACTTTGCAGTTATTCTTATGACCAACATATGCCATTCTGAAGTGTCGATAAGAAAAGAATCAGTAAAATAATTGTAAACTCTAGGGATAGTACCAGTCATACCTACTGGAACATCGACATGTAAATGGTCTGAGTTAGGGTTAGGCCCTCTGCTTATTCTGTATCTTTGATTAGGGCTGCTGGAGGCATTACGGTATATATACTCATCGGGGTTTATATTAACATTACGTATCCACATTATATGGGTTACAGGATCTGTGGTTGCGAAATCTAAAGTATTGTTAACATTTATGTTATCCATAAATTTATTATTATCAAATTTAAAGTACCTTACACTATACTTACCATTTTCGGTAATACCAAAGTCGTTAATAGTAGGATTTTCTGAAGGATTGTTTATATTTTCAAAAAATAGAGTATAATCATGTTCTTCGGGAGATTGATCTTTATATCGCTTATAGTATCCAATAAAGGTAGTACTTGAAGCATGACCATCATACGTGCTTAAATTACTACCTGTTGCTTGAGAAACTATAAAAAGGTATAATCCATTTGTAATTAAAGGAACAGGGTCATAAGGGATATCATGTCTTGCTTTTAAGAAAACATTTCGACCATGTTGACCTCTAAGTTGGACATTCCTAATATCCCCTTGAAGAAGAATTTTATCTTTACCTAATAAATTACCCATTTATTTTTAGACTCTTGATGCAGAGGGGAATAAAGCTTTATTTAGGGTAAAGGTACCTCTAGATACTACTACACTATTTTCTCCATTACTATCTGCTAAAACTAATTCATGTTCGTATGTAGCGTTAATTTCGTCTGCATCAGAATCCAAGTTATCTGTTAACCATCCAAAATCATCTTTAGTTATTGAAACTAAAAATTTATTATCAGGTTGGTATGCAATTCCTCCTTCACCACTAAAATCACTAGCTCCAGTTGTTTTTACTATTCTTTTAGTAGTATTTGAATTTGCAATTCCGGTAGGTACAGGGCCCGCTGACCAATAAGCTTTATAAGTGGATATGTCCCCCACATCAGTAGTAATAGTAAATTGAATAGTGAAAGTATCATATGCATACTTTGTAAAATTTTGATTTAAAGAAGCCATAATGTTGTAAGTTTTATTTATAAATATTTTAAGTTATTGTTACCGATGGAGAAATTACAATTGCGGGATCATCATATTTTCTTACTTGGAATAAACATTTAAAATCTACATCAAAAGATAAATTATTTGTAAGTTTTACAGTAATATCGTCATCAGCAGGGTTATCTGTTAATTCTACACATATTTCATTAATTTTTATTGGGAGGAATCCAACATTAGAGTCTCTTCTAATCCCATTAAAATCTGTTATATCTAAATAATAGGTAACATCATTAGTTCCACTAATATTAGTAAAGGCATCACACTCTAGTTGTATAGTTAATGCAAGATAACTTGCTCCTGTAGCATTAAATACTATAATTCCTTCTATATGTATGGAATCTTGAGTATCAGTGGGAACTATACTAGATATTACTCTACTACCGCCTGAAAATAAAGTAGTTTCAGTAGACCAAACTTCTGATATAGAAGTACCACTAGTACCTGAGGTACCTGAAGAACCGGAAGTACCGCTTGAGCCTGAAGTACCTGATGAGCCACTAGTACCTGAGGAACCTGATGTACCACTAGAGCCTGAGGTACCTGAAGAACCACTAGTACCTGATGAGCCTGAAGTACCTGAGGAACCTGATGTACCGCTTGAACCTGAGGTACCTGAAGAACCACTAGTACCTGAGGAACCTGATGTACCACTAGAGCCTGAGGTACCTGAAGAGCCGCTAGTACCTGATGAGCCTGATGTACCTGAGGAACCTGATGTGCCACTAGAGCCTGAAGTACCTGAAGAACCACTAGTACCTGAGGAACCTGATGTACCTGAGGAACCTGATGTACCTGAGGAACCTGATGTACCGCTTGAACCTGAGGTACCTGAAGAACCACTAGTACCTGAGGAACCTGATGTACCTGATGAACCACTGGTACCTGATGAGCCTGAAGTACCACTTGAACCTGAGGTACCTGAGGAACCTGAGGTACCTGAAGAACCACTAGTACCTGAGGAACCTGATGTACCTGAGGAACCTGATGTACCGCTTGAACCTGAGGTACCACTAGTACCTGATGAGCCTGAAGTACCACTAGAGCCTGAGGTACCTGAAGAACCACTAGTACCTGAGGAGCCTGATGTACCACTTGAACCTGAAGTACCTGATGAGCCTGATGTACCTGATGAACCACTGGTACCTGATGAACCTGAGGTACCACTTGATCCTGAGGTACCACTGGTACCTGAGGAACCTGATGTACCTGAAGAACCACTAGTACCTGATGAGCCTGATGTACCTGATGAGCCTGATGTGCCACTAGTACCTGATGAGCCTGATGTACCTGAGGAACCTGATGTACCTGATGAGCCTGAGGTACCGCTTGAACCTGAAGTACCTGAAGAACCACTAGTACCTGATGAGCCTGATGTACCTGAGGAACCTGATGTACCGCTTGAACCTGAGGTACCTGATGAACCTGAAGTACCTGATGAACCTGAAGTACCTGAGGAACCTGATGTACCACTGGAGCCTGATGAACCTGAAGTACCTGAGGAACCTGATGTACCACTAGAGCCTGATGAGCCTGATGTACCTGATGAACCTGATGTACCACTAGAGCCTGAGGAACCTGATGTACCACTGGAGCCTGATGAACCTGAAGTACCTGAGGAACCTGATGTACCACTAGAGCCTGATGAACCTGAAGTACCTGAGGAACCTGATGTACCACTGGAGCCTGATGAACCTGATGTACCTGAGGAACCTGATGTACCTGAGGAACCTGATGTACCACTGGAACCTGATGAACCTGATGTACCTGAGGAACCTGATGTACCTGAGGAACCTGATGTACCACTGGAACCTGATGAACCTGATGTACCTGAGGAACCTGATGTACCTGATGAACCTGATGTACCACTAGAGCCTGATGAACCTGATGTACCTGAGGAACCTGAAGTACCTGAGGAACCTGATGTACCGCTTGAACCTGAGGTACCTGAAGAGCCGCTAGTACCTGAAGAACCACTAGTACCTGAGGAACCTGATGTACCACTAGAGCCTGAGGTACCTGAAGAGCCGCTAGTACCTGATGAGCCTGATGTACCTGAGGAACCTGATGTACCACTGGAACCTGATGAACCTGATGTACCACTAGAGCCTGATGAACCTGAAGTACCTGAGGAACCTGATGTACCACTGGAGCCTGATGAACCTGATGTACCTGATGAACCTGATGTACCTGAGGAACCTGATGTACCACTGGAACCTGATGAACCACTTGTACCTGAAGTACCTGATGATCCTGAAGTACCTGATGTACCTGATGAACCACTTGTACCTGAAGTACCTGATGATCCTGAAGT